CTCGCCTCATCCCTTGCTTCATCCCTTGCTCCTCTTCTTGCTCCCCTTCTTGCTCCTCTCCTTGCTCCTCTTCTTGCTCCCCAATCTACCAAGCATAGCAGTCACGGAACACACGCTAAACCCAGCACACTAATTACTCCTAATGCTACTTCTGTTCCTGTTGTTGCAAATAGCAAACCCAAACCAAAAGTGACTGTTACTCACGCTCCTCTGAAACCTAGTGTTGCTAAACCAGATGCTAAACCAGATGCTAAACCAGATGCTAAACCAGTGTTTAAACCAAGCACTAAGCCAAGCACTAAACCAAGTGCTAAGCCAGTTGTAGCACCAAATGCTAAACCTGTTGTTAGACCATCACGCGTATCAGACTCTCGTAGAAATAATGTTTCTGCTCCTGGAAGACTTGTTATCGCTAATAGCAAATCAGCACAATCCAAACCAAGCAAGCATCAACAAACTGTTGCTCCAGTTCAACCCCCAGTTCAACCCCAAGCACCAACTGATAAGCAAGAATAAATTATTTTGTAAAATAAATTAAAATAATCTTTTAGTTGGAACAATATATTTATTATCTTTAATATTTTTGATAGAACTTATTAATGATTTTTCATTTTCATCATCAAAATTAATATCTTCATTAAGATTAATAGTCTTTGTATTTTCAGCATCTTTGAGAATAACTGTTTCAAAATCACTTGGTGTTAATTTATTTACGTGAAAAATACTTAACAAGTCTGTATTTTTATAAGTTTCATACACTGGCAATAAATTATTTTGATTTAATTCATTCTGAATTTCATTAAAATCATTAATTTGATTGTGTAAAAATATATTTGGGTCGTGTAATTTCAAATTAGTATTTTCCCCATCATATTCTTCTCTAATAACAAACTTATTATTTTTCGCATAATAATTACTTATTTTATATTTACAAGTTTTGTAATATATTTGTCTATCATCTCTCCATTTTGTGAAACAATCTAAATCATCACTAATGTCTATAATTAATGGTCGCACACTTCCGGATACTAATGTCTTTCTCATAATTCTGCCAGTTGACTGCATAACATCTTTTTGGGGTGATGCTAATATTAAAGTATTAAGATGTGCTATATCAATTCCAACACCCATCATTTGATAAGTGCCAAAAATAATGTCTCCATCTGTTTCAGCACTTAGTCTTTGATTTGCCGGTGTGTCTCCATTGTATAAATATGTTTTAATATCATCTTCATCAATAATATTATTCTCAACATCTTGTTTGATTAATCTATCTACTTCTTTTTTTAACATAATAGAATGTTGTTTTAATTTATTCAAAACTAATATTTTTCTTTCTGGATAATATTTTCTAATAAAATTAATAATATTGATTATTAATATATTTCTGTCATTTATTTTTGCCAGATTGCTTCCCATTTTAATTGTATCTGATCTTTGTTCTCCCTGAAACCATCTTTTTTTAGACACAAATAAATTTTTATTAGTTGACTTATAATTTATAACTTTTACAACAACATTTTTATTCATTTTAAGTCTTTCTCTGTATATTGTTCCTCCACAAAACCAATACATTATTTTTATTAATCCATCTCCTCTGTATGGGGTAGCTGTCATTGATAATGTATATTTTGCTCCAATTTGTAATAATGCTTTTGAGTATGATTTACAACACAAAAAATGTGCTTCATCAAATATTACTAATCCAAATTGTTTATAAAATTCTGTCAATTCTCTTCTTGCCATTGTAGCCAACATACCAACAACAATATCTTTATTGTCTATTCTAATTATTTGTTGTCTAATAATTCCAATATTTTTCTCATCAATATTCATAAATTCTTTTATTCTGTCAACCCATTGTTTTAATAAACTGCTTCTATTCACAACAATTAATGTTTTGTATCCTAATTTTGAAGCAATATATAAAGCGCATACAGTTTTGCCAAAACCACACGGAACAGATAATAAACCTCCTCCATTCGTTTTCATATATTTTATACATTTATCAATCACTTCTTTTTGTGTTTCTTTTAGTTCTTTCTTAAATTCTAACACTGTTTCTTCTGGTTCAAATGTAATATTATCTGGTATTCCATAACGTTGTATTCCATAATATCTAGGAACAATAATTTGTGTTCTATCATCACTATATTTATATATTTCAAATGTTGCTTCTTTTATTTGTTTTTCTGTCAAATCTTTATTCATAGGATGAACTGTTAAATCACTTATGATTTGTGTAAATTTATCATTTGATATTGAGTTAATGTCAATATGATATCCATAATGCGTCAAATATGTTTGTGCCATTTGTTTAGTATTATTTTGCTTGTATGGTTAATATTATAAAGTTCAATTTTTAGTAATAATAAATAAACCTATAAATTTCTATTGTGTAGCATTCCATTAATCATAATTGGTTCATCATAAGAACAATTACAACCAGGCAAACTATTATCAGACAAATCACAATCAATGCTATATGTACAATATTTACAAGGTGGTCTTATGTTATTATTTATTTTTTGTATATTATATGGGTCATTCCAATCATTGCGATAATATATATCAGCGTTCATGTATTTTTCACACGTTATATTTTCATACAAACAATAAAATATCACAATTATGATAACAAATATTATTACTAACATATTATAATAATATCAAATAAATAAAAATTATGTTTTGCTAATTTTTTTAACATCATCATTTTTAGAAAAATTATATATTATATCTTTTTTCTTTAACGATAATTCTCTCATAAACCATTTTTCTTTCTTTCTATTTGGCAAAGTTCTAATTACAATAACTGGCATCATTTTACTTTCAAGTTCAAGTTGTGCTATAATTTGTGGGTCTAAATGAGATACTCCCTTAATCATTGGTTTTGCTCCTTGTGTTATTTGAGATGTTCTTATTCCAAGCAATCTAACACGTTCATAATTAGTTAGTATATTTGTTGAAACTCTATTTTCAGGCAATACAAATTCATCAGGTGCGTTTCTTAAAAACGCTTCATTATCATCACTATTGTCAGCATCATCGTCATCTTTTGTAATTATATTACTATTATTTTTTCTTTTTCGTGTATTCTCATATTCACAATCATCTCCGTCATTGCCTGATAGATTGCCATCAGACACTATTTCAACATCTTCTTCTAATTCTTCTGACAAAATATTTTCTTCATCTATTTCTTCGACTTCTTCTATTTCTTCTATTTCTTCTATATTTTCTACTTCATTAACATTTTCCCCCTCATAATTGCTCTCATCACTGTCATCGCTGTCAGTCTCAGTTTTAGTTTTAGGTTTAACTACTTTTTTAGGTGGCATTATATTTATATATTTTATTTTTATATGCCTAAATGTTTATAAATCAATTTTTTACTAGTATTTTATTGTTAAACAAACTTTACACACGTGTATCAGTTTATAACTGTCTTTATTTTCTCTGAAAAATATTGCTTCTGTTGGTTTCTTTCCAGTATTGCTATCACATTTATCATTGGGACACACAAAATTTCTAGTGACTGGCATAGTATTTGAGAAAACTTTATTTTTGTATAAAGTAGGGTCTGTATATTCATTATGAATGTTATAAGTATTTGTGTTTGCTGAATGTTTTGTTAAAATCTTAGTCTCATTTTCTATCTTTTTAGAAAAACAACAATTATTACAATAAAAATACGCATTTATATTCTCGTCAGTATTTCCCATTTCTTCTATCATATTCAATATCATTTTTTTTACTTCTCCTTTCTTTGCCAATGATTTGTAATGTTTATTCTCAAATAAATCTTTTAAATCAATAGATTTTAATTCTTCGTGTGTCAATTTTTCATTATTTGAAACTTTATCTAATATTGTTTTGTAATCAATATTTTGTTCAGTTTCTGTTATCTCATTTGTTTCAATAATTTCACTTGCTAATGTCTCTGTAGGTTTCAATATATTTTTGCGAACATCCATAATGTTATCGCAATTATCACAAAAATAAATAGTTTCAGAAAGGGACATTTATTAGTTTATTAGATTATATATTTTAATATGTTAAAATTTCAATTTTTAGATAAAAAATATTTATGCTTTCTTTATATACGTTTTTTTTGGTTTAGTATTCTTACATATTTCTTTGATTTTATCAATAGTTATATTTTTAATGTCAATATCTTCAGGGCAACTAATAAATGTTGGTTTATCTTGTGTTTTTTTCGTATTCTTAACCATAATATATTTTTGTCCCTTATCATTTTCACGAATACTGTATTCTACATTGCCAACTTTCTTGTTAAATAAATGAGTTTTTTCTTTTTTCTCATTAATGCTAATTTTATCTTGTAATATTTTAATTGCTTTTTCCAGACTTAATTCTTTCATATCATCTTCTTTTAATGGAGCAGTTATTTTGTTATGGTCTAAATAAAATCCGTATAAACCCTTTTTAATATACACATTATGTTCATCATATATGCCCAATGTTTTTGGATATTCAAATAATTTTATTGCTTGTTCTGGTGTTATTGTTTCAAGTGTTAATGGTTTTTGAATGGTAGCTTTAAAATCACCCATTTTTAGATAACCTCCATATTGTGAGAATAATCCTATAATTTCTTGTTTTGTTTCTGGATGAACGCAAATAATATTCTTTGGTTTCTCAATATTATTTTCTATAATTATTGCGTTTATCAATGGTTCTAATTTATTCCAAAATTTTGACAAGCATTCTGTTAATTTTATTTTACCTTCCACAATATTATCTAAATCTTTTTCCATTTCTGCAGTAAATTCATATTTCATAATATCTGGAAAATGTTTTAGCATCAATTCATTTACTTTTGTTCCTAATTCAGTCGAACAAAATTTATTTTTTTCTTTTCCAATACTAATATTTTTAGTCTCTTCTTGTATTTCTTCTTCTGGTTTCCATTTTATTATTCTTGATTTTTTCTCCAATCCTTCTATATCTTTTATTGTCACATATTTTTCTTGGATTGTGCTAATTGTTTGAGCATAAGTTGCAGGTCTCCCAATTGACAGACTTTCCATTTTTTTTACTAATCCCGCTTCTGTATATCTTGATGGGGGATTTTTGTATGTCTCATTGCCAGATGCGTCTATTATATCAACTTTTGTATTTTTTTTGAGTTTTGTAAATTTGTCTTCTGGTATTTTATGTGTCATCAACAAAAAGAAACCCATTTTAGTTACTTCTTCTAATTTTGTATAAAATTTATATTTTTTGTTCTTGCTAATACTTATATAAATATTATACACATTGACTTCAGCATTTGTCATTTGGGATGCCACTGTTCTTTTCCAAACAAGATTATACATTTTTATTTCATCTTCATTAATTTTTCCATTTTTTTCAACACTTTCTTTTTCTATTTTTACTGGTCTAATTGCTTCGTGCGCTTCTTGGGCATTCTCATTTTTTGATTTATATTCTATTTTATTATAATTTTCTTTTCCCCATTTTTCTATAATGTATTCTTTACATTGTTTAATAGCATCACTTGACAATGTTGGTGAGTCTGTTCTCATGTATGTAATATATCCCGCTTCATACAAATTTTGTAAAGCAGTCATTGTTCTCTTCACATTAAAATTTAATAAAGATGACGCTTCTTGTTGTATTGATGATGTTATGTATGGCACTTGTGGTTTTCTTATTGATTGTGTTATTATTATATCATCAATTTTAAAACTTGATTCTGATATATCTTTTATTATCTTGCTTGCTGTCTTGTAATCAATATTTTCTTCTTGCTTTTCTTCTTTGTCTTTATCACTACTAGAATTATCATTTATATTATTAGCATTATTAGAAATCAAATTACACGCTAATTTTAATTCATCTATTTTCATATTAGAATTTATTTTGAAAAATGATGAGTTAGGTTTTTTGAAAAATTCTTCTATTTCTTTTTCTTTGTCGCATATTAATTCAACAACAACTGATTGAACTCTTCCTGCTGACAATCCAAATACACCAATACTTTTAGATATAATTGGACTTATTTTATAACCAACTATACGGTCAAGCATTCTTCTTGCTTTTTGTGAATCAACTTTTAGTTCATTAATTTTGTGAGGTTTGGCAATTGCTTTCATAACTTCTTCTTTTGTGATTGAATTAAATGTAATTCTGTCATATTGCTTTTCGCCAAGTTCTAAAACTTTCTTATAACTCCAAGCAATCATTTCACCTTCTCTATCATCATCTGCTGCTAAAATAATTTTTGAAGCGTTCTTATACATTTTTTTTAAATTTTCAACAACATTTGTTTTGTCATTAAAACCTTCTCCTTTGATAATATCATAAGTTGGAGTAAAATTATTTTGTATATCAATATTTAGTGCTTTCTTTGGCAAATCAATAATATGTCCATATGATGCTATAACTTTGTATTGCGAACCAAGAAAACTTTCTAATTTCTTTATTTTTCCAGGAGACTCAACAATAACAAGAGTATAACGAGAATTTTGAGATTTAGACATTGTATAATATTATTATAATATATGCTTATCGTCAAATATTATAACTTTCAATTTTTTAACTAGACACATATATTACACCATTTCTCATTATTTCCATATCTTTCTCGCACACTAATAATTTATCAAAATTATATAATTTTTTGAAAGTTCCTGTTCTAACAATTTTTATGATATATGGTTTTTCTATATTTTTTATATCTATATTATTGCTATCAAAAACCTCAATATATATAATTATCTGTTTGTCTTGTTTTCTATAACAATAATCTAATGGCGAATATTTTATTATTAAACTTTCTATTTCTAATATTTCTTGATAATTATTTGAACTACAAATGTGTATTATTTTTGGCACATTATTATAGAAATCAATTACTTTGACAATATTATTTGATATACATCTTATCACATTTGATTGCGTTGATGAGATAATAATATTATACAAATTATTTTTCTTAATATTTCTCATTCCATATATTTTGTTATTTATTATGTCTTTGAACTCAAAATATGCCTTTCTTGTATCCATAATATATGAACCATCATTAAATATATCATACCCAATAATACACAAATTATTCGCATAAACTGGTGTATAAATTTTTACTTGTTTGCTAATAAATATTTTTACATAATTTGCGATAATATTTTCGTTATTTTGATAGAACATACACGTATCCAGATTTTTCCATATCTTAACAAGTATATTTTTTTTATTTATTATTATATTTTTGAGTTCAACACTTCGAATGTTGTCAATAATGCTAATATCTTCTATTAATATATCTTTATTATCAAAAATAAAATCAACAATATATACCAATTGTTTAGGATTAATCAAAAATAATTTCTTCAAGTTTTTATTTAATAATCCAATTTTTAGTGTCTCATAATAAAATTCATTCGTGTTTTTCATAAACATATTTTTAATTGGTGTTAGACTGATTTTTTTTATTATATCTATGCCACTCAAATTTTTTGTTAGATTATTAATAAAAAATGTTATCTCATTTGATACACTAATATTATTAAATATTTTGCTTTCTGTTATATGTATCATAAATAATGTTTTTTTTTCACCAAGAATATTTCGCAATATCTCTAAAAATATATCATCATTTTCATTTTCGTATTGTGGATACAAATTATTATGTGTTATTATATACCATTCTGGTTTTACTATATTTGTAAATTTATAATTTTTAATTTTGCTCTCTATTATATTTGTCTCGTGTATTATATTTAATTTATGAATATGATTTTCATACATATTTTCCCATTGTTTTTCAGTTGAACTTAAAAATATTTGTATAAAATCATTCATAATAAATAATAATATATTTTTTTACTCACTTAAAAACTCTATCTTTTCTTCTAATTTTAATATATCATTTTTAGTAGCCAAATCTTCTATTGTTTGTTTTAATTCTCTTATTTCATCTCGTTGCTCTTCAATCATTTTTATGAGTTTTGATATCAATTTATTTTGTTCTTTGTTTTCAAAACAAGATGGATCAAGTGAGTATATTTTTTTGGGTTTCTTTTTCTTGTCATTTATAAAGTCAAAATCTTTTAAGTTTAAACCTTCCATTGTATTTTATTATAATTATGGTTATAATTAATAGTAGATATAAATTTCAATTTTTTGAAAATTTATTAAATAAATAAATTTACATTTAAAAATAATTATTAATTTACAACATACCCCTCATCAAACACTGTCAGTTCTTCATTCATTCTTTCATAATCGTCAATCATTCTTGACTTTTCATAATATAAATTCTTGTAAAATTCAAGACTTTTTCTCAACATAACATTTTCTTGTTCTAACTCTTTTAAATTTGTTTCTAAACATATATGAACACTCTCAGCAATTTCCCTAAAATTATTATTTTTTATCTCATTATTATTATTATCTCTGTCATAAAAATCAAGAAATCCCATAAAATTACCCATAATATTACTTTATAATTACTTTTTGTTGTATTATTATTTAGGTAATAAAAAAAATTAATTTTTAAACTAAATCATATAATATTATCTCATAATAAATGGGAGATTTACAAATATTTTATAAAAAATTATTGGGCAAAGGTTCATTCTCAAATGTTTATGAAGGTTTGTATAAAACATATAATATTGCCGCAAAAATAATAAATACAGAAAATCTTGATGGCAAAATAAGACAGCAAATGCAGAGAGAAATAGATGTTATAAATATATTGAAACAAAACAAAAATAAAAATATTGTTGAATACTTTGATATTTTAGAAAAAGAAGATGAATTAATAATATTAATGGAATTATGTAATGGTGGTGAATTAACAACAGAAATCAAAATAGGATTGGATTTTGACACAGTCTATAATTATTATTGTCAAATTCTAAATGGTTATTCTCATTTATTAAATTTAGATATTATCCATAGAGATATTAAATCAGCAAATATATTATTATCAAATGACAAAAAAACAGTAAAAATAGGTGATTTTGGATTGTCTAAAATTCTTAGTGATAATCTAAATAATACTATTTGTGGCAGTCCATTATGGATGTCTCCAGAATTATTAAATCAACAGAACTATGACACAAAATCTGATATTTGGTCTATTGGTGTTTTATTATATGAGATGGTTTATGGTTCAACCCCATTTTCAAAAAGTAATGGTTTAAAAATTTTGAAACATAATATATTCACTCAAGATATTACTTATTTGAAAAATTCATATTTGAATAAATATATTGTATCAGATAATTTAATAAATTATATGAAAAAAATGTTAGAAATAAATCAATATAAAAGAATAGAATGGCAACATTTACATGATATTACTTGGTATGATATAGATGATTGTCCGGAAATTAACCAAGACAAAATAAAAGAAACCAGTCATATTACTGATACAATAAATTCTATTTTACATTCCCAACCATTAGACATAAAACAAAGTATAACAGAAAAAGATATTAGGGATGATGTTAGTTTAAGCAATAGTTTAAATTATATCAAAAAAAATAATTATGGTAAGTCAGCACCAACAACATTTTCAGGTATGTTTAAAAATGTAAAAAACATTGTTAAAAATATTATCTCATTATAAAGAATATTATAAATATTATAAATATGATTATCTATTATCTTATTTATATCTTGTATAATATTTTTTGTTTATTATTATTATTACTCAAATATTTATAATGATGAATTTGATGATTTTGGTATTATGCAAGAAAGTGATAAAACTATACCCAAAATAATCTTTCAAACTTATCACGATAAATCAAAAATCCCACAAAAAGTTTATGATAATATTAAAAAATACGCTCCAGATTAGAAACATATAATTTATGATGATCAAGAAATTATACAATTTTTATCTGCTAATTTTCATAATGATGTTGTGAAAAAATTCGAGACACTTGATGGAGCGCATAAAGCAGACTTATTTCGTTATTGTGTTTTGTATATTTATGGGGGTGTGTATTTAGACATCAAAACAGAATTAATCAAACCATTAAATTTAATATTCAATAAAAAAGATGTTGATTTATACACAGTTATGTCAATAATTCCAAAAACTATCTATCAGGGTATTATTGCTACTCATCCAAAAAATAGTATTTTTATAAAACTTATTCAATTTATGTTAGATACTCCTTATATTTCTAGTAAAAATTATTATCATATATTTGTTGCTGATTTTTATCATTATATTTCTAATGATACACAACAATCATTGGTATCAGATACAATAAAGGAAAAAACATAAGTATTATTTAATGACTGAAAAATGTTCTGAGAACAAAGGTGATTGTTATGATGGTTTAGATCGTTATGGTAAGTGTTGTTTTGTTAATGATAATAATGAAAATGTAATTAAAACACGATATGCTGATTATCCCTGGTAATTATTATTAATCAAATAAATTAAAATTTGCTTATTATTTTATTAATAGCATACATAGAAATGTCTAAATCATTGCTATCTCCTAATAATGGATTGAATTCAACAATATCTAATGATTTTAATTTGTCAAAATGTGTTATAGTTATTAGTGTATCTTGTAATGACATACCATTATTTACAGGTGTTCCAGTGCAAGGTATGATTAAAGGGTCTATTGCATCAACATCTAAACTAATATGTATCTCATCATCTTTTACTTTATTTTTTATTTCTTTTAGTATTGGTTTAATTCCATAATTTATTACATCAGTTGATGTGTAATAATTTATTCCCAATTGTTTCAAAAATCTAAATTCTTTCATTTCAACATCTCTTAAACCAATATAGTGTATTTGTGATGGTTCTATAAAATTATCAAATTTTAGATGAGGAAAAGAGCACAATCCCAATAAAAAAGCAACTGGCATACCGTGAATGTTTCCAGTATTTGATGTATTGTATGTGTTAATATCAGCGTGCGCATCAATCCATATAACAGATAATTTTTTATTATTTTTAATACAATTGTCATTAATAGCACTAACAGTACTAACACCAATACTATGGTCTCCTCCAAATGTCAAAATTTTGTCATTATTAGAAATACTTAGATATTTTATTGTGTTGTATAAAGATTGATATTTATGATAACTATCAAATGTTATATTATGTGTTGTATTAACATAAGTAGGAGCATAATAAACCCCTCTTTGTGTTTGTCCTAAACAACATTTTGCCCCAATTATATGTCGCATTTTAGTATTATTATTGTAATATAAATTAAATGTTAATTCATCAATTTTGATAATTTAGAAAATCGCAAAGAGGCAATTTCCAATTCTCCTTTACGAGAAGACATACTGCCAAGTCGTGAGTATTTTTTGCATCCCAAAAATCTTGAGGATATTTTTTGCGAAGCATATGTTCAATCTCAGCATATGCTTTGATGAGTTTTTGTCTTTCTTTGTGTGCTGTTAAATTACTATCCAGCACACATTTGAGAGAATTGATGAGGCGTTTCATAATATACTCAGATGGTATTTTTTTGCTAAGATATAATGGAACGTAAGACGGACCCAGTGTCAATGGTTTAAAATGTATATCATACTTTGCGTCATCATTAGGTGAAGTATAGAAACTCATCTCTATTGCTTGATTTGTTTGATTTAAGTATATAACTATAAATTGCCAATATTATGATTTTTTCAATTTTTATGCTAATATATTACATAATCGTTTCGTAAATTTTTCATAACTAAGTCTCTTATTATAATCTATAACAAGACTATCAATAATATTATTAATCACTTTTTCATTACTTACTTCTACAATTTTGTCACAAAGATTATTTATATTAAAATATGCTGAACCATACATCGCATTAGTATTATCAGTCATTTCTTTAAAATAACAGTCAATAACCCAACCATTAATGTTATCTTTTATGATTTCATTATGTGGTGGTGTATTTAATGTAATAACAGGTGTTCCATAACTAATACTCTCATAAAATCCCAATCCTAATCCTTCGTGTTTAGACACTTGTATGCTAATATGATGTTCTATATATAATTCATTTATTTCTTTGTCTGATAATTCTCGCTCAATAATATTAATATAATTATTATTTCTATATTCATTTAATTTTTCTGATAAATTATATTCCAAATCATTTATTTTTTGTATAGTAATTGTCAGTCTAATATTATTATTTAAGTTATATGCCATTTTAAAAGAAGCACAAATATCCAATATATTTTTACGTGAAAAAGCATTCATACCCCCAATAAAAAGAAATTTAATAATATTATTACTGAATATTTTTGGTTTAATATTATTATTATTTATGCTATAACCAATATATTTCACATTGAAATTCTTTTTTGAGAAAATATTATGACATAAATAATTATTTGCTAATAATTTGTAAAATATATTATGTTTATGTAATTCATCTTTTCTTACAATCTCTATATTTGGAATTCCGTAGCATTTCACTCCTATGTTTCTTAATAATGATGCTATTTCAAATACTCTAAACCAACAAGTTTCAGGAATTATAAATTTGCCAATATTATATTTTTCACAAAAATTTATAATTTCAATGTCTTTAACATTTTCTCTATTATTTTCAGAATAATAAATATTGTCTATTTGCCATTCTTTGTTATTATTGTTATTAATATTCATATATGATTTGTATGAAAATATAAATACATTAAAATTAGTCTTGAGAATATTATAATAATTGCGTGATTGAATTCCTAAACCTTGGGGGCACCAGGGGCAAAATATCCCAATATTATTATTTTTACTATTTTTTAGTGCTTTTTTCATTACATCAATGAATTGCTGAATTGCTATTTTCTCAGAATGGATTTTATATTGTTCTAACATTAATTTAGAATAAGTGTCATAAATATTTGGATTATCTAACAATATTCTTATTTGTGTTTCCCATTTTTTAGCATTATCAAGAGACATTATTGGTGTTGTATCTCCAACTAAATATTTTATGTTTCCGGCGTGTGTTGTTAATACTGGAATACCATTTAGCATACTCTCATTAACCACTCTACAAAATGTTTCATCTACAATAGAAGGACATAACATAATTTTTGTTTTCTTGTAAATTTCTATTGGATTATCAGTTCTCTCTAAATACAAACTGTTTTGGCGAGAATTTATTATGTTTTTAATTTTTTTGTCTAAATCTTCTGAACCATTTTCAGTAATTACACATAAAAAACTTATGTCAGGGCAATTACTTAATAAATTTAGAAATAACTCTCCTCCTTTAAATTTATGGATGTTTATTATTGAGACATATTTTTGTTCTTGTTTTTCTTTAATTAAATATCTTTCAACAGATGATGATGGAAATATAATATCTGGTATGTCAATATTAATTATTTTATTGAAACATTCACGAGTGAAAAAAGAAGCAGTATATAAGAAGCACTGTTTTTCATTTAATAATAATTGTAATTCTGGATTTATTTTATGATTTTTTTTATTAGCAAGAATATTTTTATTATATGTTATTGGGGATAAATCAATACCACCGTTCCAAAAATGAAATCCACTTACAAATGGAATTCTAAATTTTTTTGCCCCAAGAAAGAAATCATATCTTTTGTGCCCTTGATGATGTATTATGTCAGGTTTTATTAATTTTATCCATTCTTGCAAAACATTACCATTAAAACCCCCTGGAATATTTATAATTAATCCATATTTTGTTCTTTTTATTTTCAATTCAGTATAATTTTTATTTATACCATTTGTAAATGAAATCCAAATAACTTTCATTTTGAGATTGTGAGCGTAGCACATTGTATCATACATGAATTCTTCGCCACCTCCATAAGGATAAGACCACAATGTTGTTATTAAATAGATTTTATTATCAAATATATTATTCATAATATTTATATATATCAAGTAAATGAAAATTTTGATAATAAAAACAATATTTGTTAAAAATGAAAGTTTTATTGAAGTAAATAATGAGAGTATCAAATCGTTTATTAATTATATTGACAAAAATAAGCAATATAATATAACTATGAAATTATTTGGTTGGATTAATAATATTGATAATATGTTTTTAGAGAAATTAAATGTTAATTATAGATTATTTGACAAAAATTATGGCAAAATGTATTTACTTAATAATATACAAAATTTTATAAATAATTATGATACTTATGATATTATTTTATATGCCGATCACGATATAATTATTACTGATATGTCTATATTAGATGATTTAAATATTTTTAACGAATTAATTAATAACAAAAAATTAGCAATTTGTAGTTTCAATCAATATCCAAATAATAGGCATTCTAGTATTGTCTATTTGAACAAAATAACAATAAATAACATAAAATATTATTATAATAATAACAATGTTTTTGTAGCGTCAGGATGTTTTATTATGAAACCTTATTTTGTGCCATATTTAGATAAAATTAGAAGCAATATTATTTATGGTGATGAAGATATTCTTATTGGTAGAACAATTAATGAAAATAATTTGATTAGTCTAATAAGTTCAAAAAGTGTATTTCATCCATTTGATACTGACAAAGAATATGAAGAATGGAAAAAGATTGAAATATACAAACTTTATGACATTTAATATTAATTATTTATTCGTAATAATTATAAAGACATTTATGAATAAATGTAAAAATATTGATAAAATATATAATGATGAATTAAATATAATTTATGAATTTTTGAGAAATAAAAATGAATGTAAGAAGAAAAATAAAGAAAAACAAGAAAAACACTTAACATATCCTTATGTCAATAAACTAATTGATAATTCTAATAATTTAACCGAGCATAAAATTAATGGTTTAGCGTGTGTTGTGAAGAATATATTTGAACAAAAAGACACAATTATTTCTGGCATAAATGATACCATAGAAAATTTAAATACAACATTGGCAAATCAGGGACAAGCAATAAGCACTATTAATACGACACTAACAAATCAGGGACAAGATATAAGTAATATTAATACAACATTGGCAAATCAGGGACAAGCAATAAGCACTATTAATACGACACTAATAAATCAGGGACAAGATATAAGCACTATTAATACGACACTAACAAATCAGGGACAAGATATAAGTAATATTAATACAACATTGGCAAATCAGGGACAAGATATAAGTAATATTAATACATCATTGGCAAATCAGGGACAAGATATAAGCGACATAAAAAACACAATAATTAATATACAAAATGAGATGAATACTGAAAGTTCATCCTCAGACGAACATTCAGCAATACAAGACCAAGATATAAAAGATTTACAAAATGATGTTGGTCATTTAAAAGCATTTATTAAATTAACATTTAATTATGATATCTAATGGATATATTTTAGGCAAGGGAGATACAACCCATTGAAATATTTTGTATATAGAAATAGTATATACAAATGTCTTACACTCCTTCGTATCCCGCCGAATTGCGCTTAAAAGCCGCCGAAACTGAAGAATATGCTTACATGACTTTTGTAGATGGTAAATTTGATATCAGTACTCACACTGGTATGAGCGGCGATGGTCCATATAACGATTATGCGTCAATGACCATCAACGGACGCACTCTTGACATTGCTGTTAACCTCGAACCTTATGAAAAACTAATTCAAGTTACTAATGGTAATTACACTGGTGTTGGGAACGCACCTCTTGATATTTCATCATCTGCGTTGGGGATTAATGTTGCACTAACTGCTAATTCTACTTCTGCACTTAATGGAAATGTTACTGTTGGTAACAATGCCTCACTAACACTTGATTCTGGTTCTAATGCGACATTTAATGGAAGTCTATCTATTGTTGGAGCTGGTGATTTATCAGTTGATTCAGGAAATGTGACATTGGCAACTGGTGATGTCAATGTGGATGCTGGTGATGTTAATGTGACTGCTGGTGATGTTAATGTAACTGCTGGTGCTGTTACTGTGTCTGCTGGTCATGTTAATGTGACTCTTGGTGATGTTAATGTGACTGCGGGTGATGTTATTGTTGCTGACGAGGATGACGAAGCAGGTCTTAAAAACATTGTTGCTTGGTTGAGGAATACTTTTGGCCTTGCGAAAGGTATTTTTGCTTCACCAGAATAAATAAAAAATTCATAATTATTAAATAATAATATTATTATTTAATAAACTAATAATTACTCATCCTTCTTTCCCTTCTTTTTAGGTTCTGCCTTCTTCTTTGGTTTTGTTTCTTCCTCCTCTTTCTCATCTTTCTCTTGCTTCTTTCTGGGGGCAGATTTTTTCTTTACTTCCTTCTTATTATCACTTTCATCGCCGGTCTCTTGATTCTCTTCTTCATCTTTCTTTTGTTTTCTTGCTACTGGTTTTTTCTTGCTACTAGCATTAGCACTAGCATTAGCACTAGTATTAGCACTTGCTTTAACATCACTTTCATCTCCAGTTTCATTATTATCTGTCTCATCTTTCTTACCAGCATCAGTATCTTCACCTGATTCTGGTTTTGCTTTGGATTTTTTTGGTGTTATTTCATCAGTAAGTTTAAAATTATTTGCTTTTGCTTTGTCATTATCTAGAACTTTTTTCATAAAATCTTGTGCTTCCTTAATTGAAATCTCAAGAATATTGCTATTATCTGCTCTCTTTTCGTGTTCTAAAAGAGATGTAAATTTAGTTTCAGCATCTTCGCAAGCATACGCTTTGCCATTTGCTTTCTTTGTAAAATATTGTGTAAGATTGTCTCGCGCAAATGTTTCTACATCGCTCGAACACCATCCTACATAAATTTGGTTTGCTTTCAGTGCTCCTCCTGAAACAAAGAAAATGTATTCGCTGGATTGGTTCTTCTTGGCACGAGTGGATGATTTGCTCATTTTTGTATAATTAATTTAATCTAATGTCTTATGTTTTTAACACTTTAAAATTCAATTTTTTTTAGTGGTTTTTGTGAAGCAAAAAGCAATAAAAAAATTATAATTTATGTAATAAGTTTCAGTTTTTTTAGTGGTTTTTGTGAAGCAAATAAAAAAAATTATAAACAACTATAATATGTTTAATCTTAACAAACAATTGTATATCCAATTAAGGGGGGGGAATTTCTGTTCAAAATGTGGTAATTCGGCATATGATGAAAATATAAAATACTGTTCGCATTGTGGTAAGAAACTTACATCTGAGAATGGATTATGTTCTTGTGGTTATGATAATATGCCCTTTTGCGTTGATCATAATAAACTGCCTGACGACAGTAAGGTAGTTTATTGTTACATGCATCGTTCTATTCTAGACTTATTCTGTACTGCTCATAATGATGAGAATAGAGCAATAAAAGCTACACAATGTCTTAATACGCGAACTAAAGAAACACTAGAAGAAAACACACAATTTTTTTCTTGTTGTGGTAGAAATAGATGTGAAAAATGTAGATTAGCAAAACCAGAACCATCATTTGCATTAGCATCAGCAAAACCAGCACCATTATTCGCATCCGCAACACCAACACCAGCATTAGAAAAACCAGCACCACAAAAATTTCACCAAAAAATAGAATCTACAAAGATTGGTGTTTATCCTTCAATAGAAGTAAAGGATGAAATATTATCGAAGTATCGTATGCCATATATTGACCAATCATTATTTGAGACTTATGATGAAAATAAAGAATATAAAAAATTAATTCTTTTCGTAGACTGGACTTATAAGATTATGACAGAACCTGTTACTTTATTAGAATCCTTACCAGATAAATCCAAAGAAATATTTATAATTTTATATACCAAGGGAAATCTAACGGATGAAGCTCGAGAATATTTTTTCAAATCCCCACCATATATCCCACCATTATACCGCAAACCAAACATTATATTTCATCCAAAAACTGCTAGTGCCAATCCATCTAATTATGCTGAGTTATATACATCGTTTATTGCCCCAGTAGCAAAATTAGCACCAGTAAGACATGCATCCGCATCCGCGGATGCATCCGTATCAGCATCAATGCGAGGACAACCAATTATCAAAAAGAGTGTCGGTGTTTGGAACTGTCCGCAATGTACATTTTTAAATGATCCAATATCCCTAAATTGCCAAATGTGTGGTTTTTATCTAGGAAAAGAACAAATAGAAGCACTAAATCGTACAACCGCAATACCAGTAAAAAGACCAGACACAGCAGAAATAAGAGCAAAAGAAGTACAAAGAATGGAAGCAGAAAGAGAAAAAATAGAAATAAGAGCAAAAGCAAAAGCAGAAGAGCAAAGAATGGAAGCAGAAAGAATAGCAAAACAAAAACAACAACCAATATTACCTTTTACTATTAAAGGGCGCAACTCAAAAAAAATAATAAATATAGGTGTGTTATATACAGATGATTCTGAAGACTTTCTCCGTACTAGATACTTATTAGAAACCCAATGCTCACCGATAAATCCCGAATATACTTTAAATTTTATTTATATTGGGACAATATATGACAATAAACTTGCATCACAAGATGTAATACAAAGTTTGGCCGGTATTGTTATACCAATAGTGGATAGTACCGGCAGGTTTGTATCAGACTTTCAAGACAAACTTAACGTTAACTGGACTAATACATTTAAACCCACCAAAATTGGAACATTACCAAAAATATTTATAATATTCAGAAAGGCACTCAAGATAGATAACCCACCAACCGCTGCCAGAACCAATATAATGGATAATTTAAAAGAAGTATATACAATTTGTTTCAAATTGGTTGGAGAACCACTAAATTTTCATAAAACCTACCCAGAAAATACTAAAGAGGTAATTTTATCGGATATGATAAAATATTTTTCATAAGTCATAAATTAATTGTTTCAATATTATGTCTTTATTCAGGACATTTGGTTTTTCCAATAATTTGATAATACATGTTTTCATCTTGTTTTTAACCATAATTGATAAGGGATATTCACCAAAATTATTACTATGATTATAGTCAATATTATCATTATCAAGTATTAGCATAATTAAGTCATCACATTTGTTTTTGCTTAGTTCGATGAGAATTGTTGAGTTGTCAATATTTTTTTGGTTAATATCAAAGTCTGTCATTTGTAGTATTTTATTAATTATTGGTGTATTTGTCAATCCATTTTTGATTAGATTGAATACAATATTATTTCCATAATTGTCAAGATAATTTATGTTAATATCGTGAATTGGCAAAATTTTGTTCAAAATAAATTCTTCAATTACTTTGAAACTTTCATTTTCTTTTGTGCTAAGAAAATTTATCATCATTTGAAAAAAACTAACTCCATTTACCTCATAGTTATATTCAACACCTTTGTCAATAAACATACCAATTAAATTCAGCAATGATATAGTTTTTCCTACTTGTGGTTCTATCATTAGTAATGTCAAAAAGTTATGTTTTTCAGTAGAACCAATATTTCTCATAATATTTATTTCTATATTGTAATTGATATCATATTCAAACACAAGTGAATAAACACATTCATAATCTCGTTGGGCGATAAAAGTTTTTATTTTATTGGTAATATATGTATTTCTATCTTTGTAATAATTTTCTGGCAATTTATTACAAGCAAATAATTGTTTCTCAATATTATGTTCCAATATTTCACTAACTGATATTTTGAATTTGTCAAGCAATGTTGTATTTGTAATAATATTTATAATGTGTTCTTTGAAATAATTTTTCATTGGTAACATACTAATAATTTTGTAAAATTGTTTGTATGCTTGTGCTTTTTCTGTTTCTTGTGTTTGTTCTTGCATTCGTTTTGTCATAAAAGCATTCTTATCATACATAATACCATCTGGTCCCATTATTGGATCAAATAATAATACGCCAGAAATAGGGCAAGTATAGTAAGAAATATTGAACTCCATTTTGTTTATTTATTATTCTTTTATGCTTTAAATAGTTGTGTGTTTCAATTTTTTTAATTATTAGACGCCTTAAATAAATACTAAAATATAATAATATAATGTCTTTTATTAGAAGTCTATTGCCGTCTTTTATTAATAACAATATAATGTATTATGTAGGAAAAACACAATGCTACATACAACAATATTGTACGAGTGATTATACACCAAGCAAAATGACTGACAGAATTTATGTTGGTAGTCTTGCTGATGCCTCACATAAAGGAGCGCTAAAAAATACTGGCATAACACATGTAATATCTGTTATGAATGGTGTTTATGAATTGTATCCAGATGATTTTGTGTATAAAATAATTCATATAAATGATGACACCTGGGAGAATATTGGAAAATATTTTGATGATACCACGCAATATATTAATAATATATTGAATGAAAATGAAAATAATAAAATTTTAATCCATTGTCAAAAAGGTGTTAGTCGTTCTATTACATTATTAATGGCATATTTATTACACGAATACAATAATAAAAATACAATTCCAATTGAAAGAACTGAAAATATTATACTTGAATTATTAGAAAATGTTAAAAATAATAGGAGTGTTGCTTTGCCTAATGATGGATTTTTCAATGAGTTAAAATCTTATGTATATAGATTGAATACATAATTACTAATCATCTCCCATTTGCCAGCGCCGTGTACCATCTGAAAAACTTATGTCAACGTATCCATTTGATCTATCTGCCCCCAGTGAGTTTCTGATTCCCCAGCGAGCGTTTGTTCCTACAATCAATCGTGATCCTCCATTAGGTTGATACCAGTGTGTATTTATAGATCCTTTACCAACATGATCATTTTCTATAAATGTTCCACCTGAACCAGCAACATTACTTTTTGTATGTAATCTATCACCTGAGTTAAACATTGTCCAAGATACTGCTCCGGATGGGTTATCTCTGGGTGCAAATAATAAAGTTTTTTTAATTGTTGTATCGTCTGCTGTTAATTTTTTAATAGAAGTATCTCCAGATATATTTAAATTTTTAGCACCTGATATATCTCCAGTTACTGCTAAATCGCCTGTAACGTTTAATTTTGACACTGTTAATACTCCATTATTATACACTGATGCTATATTTTGTAATGCTTCTTTTGCGTCGGTTGAATCAAAATTCTCATTCATATTATTATTCATAAGTTTTTGTAATTGAATAATAAACAATATTGCTCCAAATGATAACATTATGTATTTTAATTTTGTATCACATTCTTTATAGCACCAAAGACAAACACATGAGATTATGATTAGACATAAAATTATGAGATTAACTATCATATATTATTATGATAGTAAATAAATTATTATATTCATTATTTTTTAATAAATTAATATTATAACAAAAAATATTGTTTTACCAGTATCTTTTACCATTACCCATAAAGAATAATGGTTTAGCATCATTATCATATATTTGGAGGAATCCTGCTTGACGATCAATACTTGCACCCGCACTACCCGTTCCTGCTGTCATTCTTGTACTCCCTGATGGTTGATACCAACTTGTGGTTATCGTTCCATCACCATTTAGGTTAGTTCCTGTAAGTATACCACCTGTATTAGCTTTGGTACTTTTGAAATGTAATTGATCCGCATAATTATTAATTGTCCAAGTTTCTTTTTGGGTTGGATCATCTTTATTTGTAAATAATAATTGATTTCCGATTGATGCGTTAGTTGTTGTTATTTTTTTAGCACTTGTTATATCATCCCCAAATGATGATTTTCCAGTTACTGCTAAATCGCCTGTAACGTTTAATTTTGACACTGTTAATACTCCATTATTATACACTGATGCTATATTTTGTAATGCTTCTTTTGCGTCGGTTGAATCAAAATTCTCATTCATATTATTATTCATAAGTTTTTGCAATTGAATAATAAACAATATTGCTCCAAATGATAATATTATGTATTTTAATTTTGCATCACATTCTTTATAGCACCAAAGACAAATACTTGAGATTATGATTAGACACAATATTATGAGATTAACTATCATATATTATTATAATAGTAAATAAATTATTATATTCATTATTTATAAAACAGCAATTATAATTGTCTTATTTGCCAGAAAGGATTAACAAAATCCCCTCCACAAATCAGCTTTTTGACCGTTTGAAAGATATGTTGTAAATCTACTTGCATATTCATCTGTAGTGCCATTACGACTAGTTCCTATCACCATTCGCGTACCACCACCAGGTCTTAAATAATGAGCAGATATCGTTCCCTCACCACAAATGTCATCAACTAATTGTACTGCACCTTTAGCACCACTTTTAGTGCTTGATGTCACTAATGTACCAGCATAGTTATTCAGTTGCCAAGCTTTCCCTTGGGGAGCTGCTGGATCTCTAATAATTAGCAGATTTCCAATTGCTACATCTTTAGTTATAGTTAAATTTTTAGCACCGGTGATATCATCCCCAAATGATGATTTTCCAGTTACTGCTAAATCACCCCCAAATGACGATTTTCCAGTTACTGCTAAATCACCTGTCACGTTTAATTTTGACACTGTTAATACGCCATCATTATACACTGATGCGATATTTTGTAATGCTTCCTTTGCGTCGGTTGAATCAAAATTCTCATACATATTATTATTATTCATAAGTTTTTGTAATTGAATAACAAAAATAATAGCACATAATGAATACAAAGCATATTTTAATTTGATATCACAATTTTCGCTCTTATAAACACATACAAACGAAACTATAACTAAGCACAAAATTATTAGATTAACTATCATATATTATGAATAATTATAAAATTTATATACAATATAAATATAATAATGTCAAATCCAATTGATAATGTTTCAAGAAATGTAACCAATACAATTATGCCGTTTTTAGACAAATTTAATATTGACAGTAATGGTTTAATTGCGTTATCATCATTATTTGGTGTAGCAAGTTTATACCATCTTAATAGACACGAGATGGGATTTTTTATTTTTTACACATTAGTATTCTATTTTCTGGATTTAGGTATTGAAAAACAAAATATGAATAATATGTTTAAAAATATTGTTTATCTTTTGATTTTTGCTTATTTGTTATTTGTATCTTATGACTTATCAACGCATTATGTATTGCTTTTAGTATTGGGTGTTGCTGGTATTCTTTGGTACTTATACACAAGTTGTAATAATGATGGAAGAAACGAAATATGTACCCAAAATGCTGACACACTAAAGATGTTTGGCAATGGTTCAATTATTCTTATTCTGTTATTGGTTACTATTTATTTGAATAAATTTTATTGTAAAAAACACGTACTTGATGTTTCCAAACCATTTGTATGGTGATTTGTTATTATTTATTGCTTTTATATTATTACTAAAAATAATAATATTTATGAAATTTTTATAATTTATTAATTCTCAAATGAAATATATCCATTAATACATTGTCCTTACTAAGCATATGTTAGTGCTGTATTTCGATATATTAAAAATTGAAAAAACACAATATTTGGGTTTTATATTTGTATCTAGTTAATTATAGCAACTATTGGAAAACCAGATATGAACGATTTCGATTTTTTTAAGGAAATCGGTGATACTATTAGCGCATTAGGTTTAAATATTGAAGACCCCCATAATGCGTCTGCTTCAAAAGACACGGAACAACAACTTCCCTTAGCAGTAGTTGCTCCAAAAGTAGAACTTCCGCTAAAAAGCATCTCCCATGCAGAAATTCCTAAATCAGTTGATACAATTCTGAATCCATCGGATATCCTGACAAGTCTACTATGTCAAACTTCACAGTCAGGAAAGTGCGTTTTTTGCAAAAGTCCAAGTTGTCAATCCGGTGATGCTCATGCTGTATTGGCATCGGCGGCAACATCCTCTGCTGCTAAACCTCCTCGGCGATGTAGGGAGGATTGTGCCGGGGTTCTTATACCATTTTGTGATAAACTCACTACCCCTAATTTACCAGTGGAAATTTGTTCTGAAAAAGAATTTTGCGCACGTCTTCTGGGAACATCCGGTGAGGTGTTTTTTATCCGCTCAGAAGTTTTTCCCCTCGTCATAAGGACAATGGTGTTGTACTTTGCAACTGAAGAGTATCAGGTAGTACACCGGGATTTACAGATTTTGGATAAATGCGTGAATACTTCTAAAACATCGGATGTCGCCCTCGCATTTACCAAAACCGAACGCGAGATTATCATCTCACATATTCTGCGTTATTATCGTAAACTATGGCAAGAATTTCAGGGTGAATACAATGACGCTAAAAATGAGAATCCACCCCATATTGTTGAACCTCTTTTACGCGCAAGAAATTCAGCAAAAGAGGCATTTAATAAAAATAGAGAACTGCTTGAACACTTCTTCGCTACGCTGACACCATCTGAAACACAGCAAAGTCTCTCCCTAGTTGAAGTTCCTAAACCAGTTCTTGCAAGAAGAAAACTAAATGTGAGATTGATTTTTACAAGCTTACTGAGTCAATTGCTGTGGTGGACTGGTGGTATAATGAACAGATCGAGACTTACGCCCATGGGGTTCTTGTGCGTCAGCTGTGGTGATGACTGCCGAAGCAAAGATCGTGAAAATGAACCTTCGGTCGAAACGGTTGAAAATCTTCCCAGATGTGGGAAGGATTGTAGTAGTTTTCTTATAAATATTTGTCACAACCCGAATCTAATTTCAGCAGTTTTCATACTGAAACTAATAGCTTGTTATGACTTGATGGGTTGCCCAAACCTCGTCGGAGAATACCATAAGGCTGTTCCTATCCGCCGAGAACTATATGGACTCATCCTGAAGGTTTTGATATTATACTTAGCATCAGAAGAATATAATTCAGAGCAACGAGATTTGCGGGTCTTGCTGGCTTTCTACGAGAAAGGATTGGTTAAGCGCAAATTGGCTATGAAGGAATTAGCTGAATTGGAATCAGCTGAACCGGAATCAGTTGAAGAAAAACCACCTGCTTTTACTGAAACTGAGTGCGAGATTATCATTGCGCATATTCAGCGCTATAGTCCAAAAGATACTCAAGAAGCAGGAAGAGACCGTCTCTTAGCAATCTTCAAATCTCTAAATCACTAAAACTTTTGCTAATACGCATATTTTTTTATTTAGTATTCACATAACTAAAATTATAAAAATACCTAATATAATGAATAAATTTTTTAGGTATTTTCCTAAAAATTATCCAGAATTAGATTGGGAAAAGACTGATAAACATAGATGGTCTAAATGTCATTCAGGGCAGAGAAAATTATTTTTCAGTGAGTTAGAATTTTTGACTAGATGTGGAAAATATTATAAATTTGATGAATGTTGTGTTTTGTATGTTGGTGCCGCACCAGGAACACACACGAATTTATTAATAAAAATGTTTCCTGATTTACATTGGGTGTTATATGATCCAAATCAATTTGATATTAATCAAAAATACATAAATAAAAATGTTGATATTCATACTGGTTATGACGGATTTTTTACAGATGATAAAATCCAAGATGTATTAAATAATAAATTTGTCAAGAATAGAAAAATATTATTTATTTGTGATATGCGATTAGATACAAAACAAGAGCAAATATTAAAAGAATTAATAGACCAACAAAGATGGATAATAAAAATGGGAGCTAGTATGTGGAGTTTAAAAATGAGAGTTCCTTATAATTTTGACGAGATAACAGAATATGATATGAGTGACATAAAAGACAAAATATATGAATATGATAGTTTCAAAATAAAACCAGGATATTTGCTATATCTTTATGGCAATATTGTGACTCAATTATATGCAAAACCTTATTCAACTGAAATGAGATTAATTGGCAAAATCAAAAAAAATGGCAAATATAAATTTAAATTATGGCACAACAAAACTTATGAGAGCAATTGTCTATATTTTAATGAGGTGGATCGCTACAATGATTTTATTTATGATAAATCAAATTTAGTTCCAGAACATTTATTAGAATACACGAATAATTACGAACACGTGGGAGAATATTATATTGTTAAGAAATATCTAAAAATATTCAAAGATGAAAATGATTTTCCAGCCACAATAAAAGCAATGTATAAAATCAATAATGAATTAAGACAACTAACACATAGAGATTTTTATACGTGTATTAATTGGACTATCAAAGATGAAATTAAAGATATAAAAAAACTTAACAAAACAAAAAATGACATTGACAAAATAATAAAAGATTATAAAGAATATTATGAAAAATATAAAAAATATATCATTGAACAAAAGAAAGTTTTAGAAAAGACTAAAAAAACTAATCCAATATTAGAACAAAAAGAATATGATGAACAAATAGAAAAAGTAAGTAAAATAATTGATTACATTGATAATATTTCTTCTTTTAGTCTTGAATAGGCATTCTTATTTCTTGCTTGTAATATCAAAATTATAATTTTCACAAATATAATCGTCTAATGATAATAATGGTTCTGTATCATCATTGTCAAAATAATTATCATCTCTTCTTGCTTCATTATAAATTTTGATATTTATATTATCAGTCTTATTTTTGTTTAAAAAGAAAAAACAAGAATTTTCATTATGTTTCAATGATATATTTTCAGTCTCATAATCATCATAATAATTTATATTTGATGAAGAATATAATTGATCATTGATTGACAAATTACAAATCATATTCTTGCTACTTTTATTTTTTATCAGTATTTTATATGGATATCCAGATGGAATAATATATGTATGTTTATTTTTGCTATATAACAAAGATAAATTTTCAGAAATAATATAAATAATTATTTTATCGTTCATAATAATCTATAAATTTATTTTTTTTTTATATATATAAATATTATATAATGGCAGAGCAATCTAATGATTACAAGAATAAAAAGTATCACCACAAAATCCAACAAAAACTCAAAGAAATGGTAGCACAAGGAATGAATATTCCTGCGGGATATTCTCAATTTATGCTTCCATACAATATGACCCAACAGGGAGGAGGTGGTGTTGCAGATCAAGACCAATATTTTGATTACAAGGCGCGCAAATATCATCATAAGAATCAACAGTTATGTCGCCAAATCATCGCAAGAGGTGGTTCAGTTCCCGTTCAATATGAAAAATACTTACTCCCTTTTTCTGGTTAAGTTAATTAATTCCTGAATTTGGGCGTTGAAATTTTCATCATTTTTATACGTATTTGATAAATTATTCAATCCAAATATAAACTCATCGTCTATTAATAATTCAAAGCAATCAATCTTTATTGCTTTTTTAATTGTTCTATTTATACATTCTAGTGTTTTTTGTCTTGTATCACCATATATATATCTTGATAACGCTTGTAATCCAGCATTGTCAATACTTAATCTATCATCTATTGATACATGTAATTTATTACCAATTTGAATATTTCTTATCACATTTAAATTATGATATATTGTGTCATAATTATTAATAATAATATCATCAAATGAATTTACACAAGTTTTATGGCTAAATGGTGATACATAATCGTATTCTATTGTTGTATCTTTGATGATATCTTGGGTGATATCTTGGGTGATATCTTGGGTGATATCAATCACAATATCTGGTTTTGGACTTGGATTTGGATTTGAACTTGAATTATCATTTTGTTTGTTAAATAATTTTGAAAACCATTTAATAATAAATGTAAAACAATTGCTTCTGTTCTCCACAAACATAATATGTTATATTACTATATTTTATTTTAACTATTAAATTACACATTAGTTAATAATCAGTAAATAAATTATCAACATTTAGATCAAAATTACGAGGAAAAAATGCTACTCTATTTAGATTTCTTGTTGGCATCCAAAATGCTGTAAATCCATCATCAAGATATTTGTTATAGTGATTTCCTGTTAAATATTTATCTTGAATGCCATCATTGGAATATAGTGAATCGAGCGCTCCATAATTCTCTTTTGTATCTTTATATTTAATAATTAGTAATATTATAATAAACACGCAAAACACAATAAAAAATGTATTCATTATAATTATATAGTAAATTAATTTTTATTTCTCCATTTGTATGTATATATTCTTTATATTATAAATTATTTTAAATGTATAATATATGCCTAAAATAATTACCAGAAATTATATAGTAAATTAATTTTTATTTCCCCATTTGTATGTATGTATTCTTTTTTACTATTACTAAAAATAATAATATAAAATTGGATATCATCAATAAAAATTTTAATTTATAACATTCCATAAAAACCACTTCTTATTATTTCTAATGTATTTGTATCATATATTATTGCTATTTCATTATTGATATTATATTCATTTAGTAATATTTTATTTTTAATATATTTAATAATATTATCTGGATAACTAGAAGTAATTAAAAAATTTAAAAATTCCTCATTGGTTATTCCTAAATATAAAACAAATATTTGATTTTTAGTTTTATTAAATATGCTAATTTCATAACAAGAATATTTATTCAATATAATATTCTTAAATTTATCTTTTATATTTTCAAACTCTAATTTTTTCATATAATTATCATAGTTTTCATAAAATGATTTGTATGTATCAATTACAAATATTTTACTTTCATCATATAATACATTATCTTTTTTATATTTTCCACAACCCCAAAATGGCAATGATATAATTTCATTTATATATTCTTTATCATATTTATAATAATAATGTTCTACATTTGATATATTATACGATGAACTATCTATATCCCAAGAAGTGATGCGTATATTTTCATCTAATGTATATAAATATATTTCCCATCTGTAAATATCTTTATTTTTTTTGAAACCCCATATTAATTTTTTTTTATCAAATTTTTCATATAGTTTTGAAATATTAGATAAAACTCTTACATTATTTTTACATGTTTCATATAATAACATACTAGATGAAATTCCACTAACTAAACCAATATCTGTATAACTATTATACTTAAATTTTCGTGATTCTTTATTTATCCATTTATATTTTACATCATAAGGATATAAATATTTACTATCACTTGGTGGAAACATTATAATTTCTTTTATTCCCTCAATAACTGTTAATAATCCATCCTCATCATCATAATGTAATCCTGTGTCGTGTTTTCCAGATGAGATCCATACATTATAATCATACTCATTATTTACATTAATTTTATCATTTTCAGGAAATTTAATATATGGTTTTAATTTATTTTTTATATTAGAGTTAGACATTCCTAAATCATAATTATCTAATGTAATAATATATTTATTATCTTTTTTTGAATTATAAAATACTTTAAAATTATTTTTTTCAGAATCATTATTTAATGAATTCCAAACAGTAACATTTTCATTATCTAAACTATTTATATCAATATTTATTATTGGATTAGTTAAAATAAATGGATTGTTAATATTATTTTTATTATTGAACCAAAAATTTATGGCAAATGTTTTTTTTGTTGTTTTTATCCAATGCCACCATTTTTTAGGAATATAAATACTTTCCCCCTTTTTTACTAAAAATTTTTGTGGATGTGTAAATAATAATCGAGGAAATATAAAATAATTATATGAATCAATTTCACTAAAGTGTGCGTATAATGAACTGCTATTTTTATGTTTTTCTAAATTTAAACTTTTATAATTTAATCTTATAATTATTATAAATATCAATATTAGTATTAATAATATTATCAATTTCATTATAATATTGATATTTATAATATTCTTATATATTTTAATTATGATGGTATTTTATTGGGTGCTTTGATACTTTTTATTGCTAATAATATATGTTTGTGAAATAATGTATTATGCTAAAATTATTTTAGTATTAATAAAAAATATCAATATATATATATATTTACACAAGATAAATAATAAATTCTATGTCTTCTTTAGTATCATCAAAATATACAATATTCTGTTTATTTTGAGTAAATATTTTATTGTCATTTTTTTGGTTAATATATACTTTATTTAATAATTTTTCTTCTAATTTGTCAATATAATTTTTAAATATATTTTCGAATTTATCACTGCCAATAAGATTAATATTTATTTTGTTCCAAGGTTTAAGACCTTTTTCTTTTCTTTGTTTTTGTATTCCTGTTATGATTTGTCTTATTTGATATATATTATGTAATTCTTCTGTATAACTATTATCAATAGACACCATTAATTCTCCTTCTATTTTACAAATAATATTATCACTTGATAAAATCTTAGGTATTTTTTCTATTTTATAATCAGTTTTTGATATTTGATAATTTTCTATCATAAATTCTTCTTCAAGATTTATAATAATATTTTCATTTATATTTTCTAATAATTTTTTTACTTTCTTTGCTTCTCCTTTGAATTTCTTTCCTAATACACTATCAAAGCAAACAATTTTACATATTAAATTATCATCTAATTTGTCATAATATACATCCAAACAATTTATTTCTGTTTTTATGAATTCTTCAAATGTTTTTGCTATCTCAATAAACATACTATCATTATGATAAATAGTTGCTTTGTATAATGGCATTTTTAGTGTTTGAATTTTTAAATCTTTTCTTAGAACTCTAAAATTTTTGATAATAACTTTGAAAATATCAAATTTTTGTATAGTTTCCAAATCAAGAATAAAATCTTGTTTATTAGGATAATCGCATAATAATACACTTTCATTTTTGCTATTTTCTTTCAAGTAATTATATATATGCGAACTCAAAAAGGGCAAAAATGGAGCAATTATTTTTGTAAAATTGATTAGCACAATATATAATACTGAAAGAGACATATTAGTTTCTTCTTGTGTGATAATGCTTCGTAATCTATCACGATTAAATTTGATGTACCAATTACACAAATCATCAACAAATTCAAAAATTAAATATATTACTTTGTCAATATTATATCCTTCCATTTGTTGTGTTATGTTTTCAATTAATTCATGTAAAATGCTAATAATCCATTTATCCATAATATTTTCAGTCTTTTGCCATAATTTTGTATTCAAAAAATGATTTTTAGATGCGTTATTCTCACACAAAACCAGAAATAGTTTTACTCCATTAATGTATGGAATGATTTTTTGTATGTTTTGACCGATAACACTTTCTTTAAATAATAAGCAATCCCCCATTAGTGCAGGAGAACTTAAAAGATATATTCTAGTCATATCAGCACCATACGTATTTAAAATTTCCATAGGATTTGTAAAATTTCCATATTTTTTTGAGAATTTAACTCCTTTCTCGTCTAATACTAATCCAGCACAAATAACTTCTTTAAAAGCGGGTTTATTGAATAATGCTGTTGAAATTACAAGTAATGTATAAAACCATCCTCTTGTTTGGTCTATACCTTCGGCGATAAAATCACTCAAAAATTCTTTGTCATCAAAATAATTAGCATTTTCAAATGGATAATGTATTTGGGCAATAGGGACGCATCCACTCTCAAACCAACAATCTAAAACCAATTTTGTGTTTCTTAGTATTTTGCCAGTTTTTTTACTAATAATTATGATATCATCAATATTTTCTCTGTGTATGTCTTGAGGTTTTATTTTCAAATTTGCTAATTCTGTTAGTTCATCAATACTTGAAATACATAAAGTCTCTAGTCCATCATCACTGACCCATAATGGTAATGGTGTGCCAAAAAATCTATTACGTGAAATACACCATTCGCGAGCATTTTCTAACCAATTTTTAAATCTTCCATTGCCAATATTTTTAGGAAACCAATTAATTTTCTCATTATTTTTTAATAATTGGTCTTTTAGTTCTGGAACTTTTAGAAAATAACTTAGAGTAAGTTTATAAATCAGGGGCGTATCAGTTCTATAACAAAATGGATATGAATGTTTATAAACTTGTGTTTTCAATAGAATGCCTTTGATTTTTAATGCTTTAATAATAATGTCATTTGTGTCTTTGTCAGTTGATAAAAGATTTTTGACAATATCAATTTTATCTATAAACATTCCATTCTCGTCTAACACATTTGTTTTCTCAATATCTAAACTATTATTAAAAACACGATAATCATCTTCACCATAGTAAGGAGCAATATGAACTATTCCTGTGCCAACTTTTGAATTATTATCAACAATAACATAATTTTGTTTTATGTCTGTGATAATTTTGAATTCTCCTAAAACATAATCAAATAATGGTTCATAACTTAATCCAACTAATTTTTCACCCTCAATAGACTTGATAATTTTGTATTTATCAAATCCTAAATTATGAATTAAATCTTTCGCACAAATATAAACTTTTTCTTTGTATTCAATCCAATCATAAACAGCACTATAATTCACACATAAAGCCATATTTGAGAATAAAGTCCATGGTGTTGTAGTCCACGCAACAATATAAGTATTTTCAAAATCTTTTAATTTGAACATTACATAGACTGATTTTGTTTCAATATCTTTGTAATTTTGTCCTGCTTCAAAATTAGATAAAGGTGAATTACAAGCATTTGAGTATGGCATTACTTGATATCCTTTGTAAATCAAATTTTTGGAATATATTTGTGAAAACACCCACCATACACTTTCCATAAATGGTGTATCAAGTGTTTTATATGTATGTGTAAAATCAGCCATTCTCCCAATGCTTTCATATATTGGTTGCCACGCTCCTGAAAATTTGGCAATCATTTCTTTACACTTAAAATTATATTTGTCTATTCCATATAACTCTATTTCTTTTTTTGTGTAAATGCCTAATTGTTTGTTAGCTACACTTTCTATTGGAAGTCCGTGACAATCATAACCTAATAAATTATCACAATTATATCCATTCATTTGTTTGTAATACAATGATGTACTTTTTATGTATCCAATTAAAAGATGCCCGAAATGTAAAGTATCAGATGATGGAAATGGTGGACCATCCATAAATCTATAATTTTGCTTATTTTCGTTTTTCTTTTTAATAATATCATAAATTTTTTTTTCTTTCCATTCATTAATAATTTTAGTTTCGTGTTTGATGTAAGTAAAATCGTCAGGTAGTTGGGCAAACATTTTTTAATATAATAGCAAGTATATATTAACAATTATAATATTCAATTTTTTATTATAAGACATTATTATGAGTAATTGTAAAACAATAACAGAATTATATAAATATTTAACAAAAGACAAAGAATGTAAAAAAAAGAAGAAACACAATAATGAAAAAAAAGTTATCCCGTGTATTAACAATCTTATTGATAATACTAATCGTTTGACAGACCATAAAATTAATAGTTTAGGTTTAGTGATGAAAAATATATTATCTAATTTGAAACTTCCTGATAATCATCATAATAATAATCATAATATATTTACTTATGATAGACCGGGTAATTATCGCAAAAATTTTCCAAAAGACTGCAAAATATTATTACAAATGATGGGTGGCGGTGGTTCTGGTGGTGTTAGTTACATTCATAACGAAATTATAATTTATGCTGGTGGTGGAGGAGCAGGGCAATATTATTCTCAATATATCAAAGTAGAAAAAAATAGTTATTGGGAAATTGAGATTGGTTCTGCTGAAAATAATACAGAACTAAAAATCTATGATTGTAAAAATAAATTATTATTATCGATTGTCGCAATAGGAGGAAAACCAGGTGTATATATTACACCAGAAATTATAAATAAAAATCCAGAAAAAGGCAATTCACGATTTAGAGAATTGATTTATGGTGGTTCTTGTCACGATAATAATGGTAATGGTTCAAATGGATGTATATCAGTTCCAAGTATAACAGGTAAAACTGGGGATGGAGGTCAAATTATTGGCAAAACCGGAATAGGGGGCAAAGGAGGAACACCCGAACACCCGGATGGAGGCGATGGTTTCTACGGTTCAGGTGGTGGAGGAGCGTTGCCTTACTCAAATCCAGGTATAGGTGGTTCTGGTTATTTAATTGGCGAAATAATTGAGTAAAAATAAGTTTTATAATTATAATATGAAAAAAATATTGATAGTATCATTTTACGAATTGAAAGAATATTTATTGTCAATTTCTGATATATTTATTGATACATATAAATGGGATGTATGTTATTATCCATTATTTATGTATTATAAGGATGAACACAATAAAATAGACAATTATAAAGAACATTTTAGTGAATTTATTTCTGAGAACAAACCAGATATAATTCTATGGTGGTATTATGGTGTTCCAATAGACATAATACATTATATTAAACTTAAACATCCTGAAATTTTCTATATTATTTATGAGTATAGCAAAGATACAGATGATAAATTATTATTATTTGATTATATATTGACAGAAAATCATTTAAATCTACCAAACAAACAGATAGATTATTTTCAATTTGGTTATGACAAAATGTTATACAGAAAATATAATGAAAATGAATTAGCAAGTATTGACAAAAAATATATTTGTGATGTTAGTTTGTATTCTAATGATATTGTTAATAATATTACTAATAAAAATCGTGTATTAGAAATAGAAAAATATTGTATTACAAATGATTTGAAATTTAACCAATATGGTTCTGAAAAATTATGTAGTTCTCATATTCATAATTATAATTATTATAATTTGCCCCAAATGTTAAATTCAAGTAAAATAAATATTGTATCAAGTAATATTATTTTTGGGTCTATTTCTTGTGGCACAGATACTTTATTATTTGATGAAAATATTATTGACAATTTAGAAAATAATAATTATATTGAACATCCAAAGAACAACTATTCGTGGAATAAATTTTGCGAACTAATATTTATTGCGTATAATAAAAAAATATTTGATTATGATTTTTATGTCAAAACTTATAAATTAGACATAACTGACAAAACTCTAATATACAAACATTGGCAAGATAAATTACTAGAAAAAAATATTATTGACATTCCTTATAAAATTAGTATTCCTGATAATTTTGATTTAGAAAGTTATAAAAGTTTATTTAACATAAATTATGATAATGAATATTATTATATTCAATGGTTTATGTGTGGTAAAGATAAGAATTTTATCAAGATACCTAAGAAACAAGATTTGATTTTAGACGGAAATAAATATAATATCCAAACAAATAAAATGTTTGAATTATTTTATGGTTTTAATATGATTTCAAGTCATACAAATATTTATGATGGTTTTGATATTGTTAGTAAGATTACTAAAAATAGTCCTAATTTAGATATAAATGAATTAGTGAAAATGTATAATGATATAAATAATTGAAAATGTGAATAGTTTGTTATTTGTTTTATTCTAATAAATCCAAAATAAAATATGCCAATCAAACAACCTGACCAACCACAAAATCCAGGCAATGGGGGACACGTTCGCAATAGACATCCCTATTTTGCGATTATTCTGGGATGTAATTGTGGATGTAATTTGCCACTACTCATATCACCAAAACCATAGCACAACTATGGTTTTGTAGAATTATTTTTGTTTATTATTTATAATTATCTTTAATAAGATGGGTATAGTTCGATTAGCAAAATGTCTAAAAATATTAAATTCACTTACTGAATACACTGACAGGAAGAATGATATTAATAATAAAATAGACGGCAATCGTGTGTATATGGATTTTATATCTATTGTTTATAAAGTAAGAGAAACAATAATAAATGAACTGAATTATTTATTATTTAATTTTTTACTGATAAAACATAACATAATTGATGCTAATTATGACAGAGAAAAATATGTTAATATGAGTATAAAATTTAATATTGATATTAATACTAATATTGATGATATATTCATAAATAATTATTGTAAAACTGTTGAAGAGAATATTTATAAATATATTTATGATGATATTGTTTTTTTTGTGTGTGATATGATAAATAGCAAATTAAAAAATGTTGAACATATTACAATTGCTTTTGACGGTGTCCCAAGTTATGCGAAGATGCAAGAACAAAGGCACAGAAGATATATGAGATATGCTTTTATTGAATTCAAAAAATACATTAATAATAAAGAAATACGAAAAGGCAATAAATTAATAGACATTAGACAAGAATATGACAAGATAGCAATTACATGTGATATTAAGCAATCAATAGAATATGTTTATAAAATGTATCATTCAAATAATTTGAAGATAGATATAGAAAAATCTATGGTAAAAAATGGGATTGTTAATATTATTGACAAACCATTTGGCGAAGGTGAGAAAATATTAATGGATTTATTATTAGCAGATTTTGAAATATACAAAAATGAGAAAAGTTATGTTTATTATTCTCCTGATGGCGACTCTGTTTTATTATGTTTGAAAATATATATTACAACAAAAGTAGAGAGATTAAATGTTGTTAAAGCATACACATTACAACCAACAAAACTCAGTAATACAGAATGTCAATATGTTAATATTCCAAAATTATATGAAAATATTTCTAAAACAGTTATTGCTCATTCACATAATAATAAACCAGATTATGATTTGATAAATAATGATTTTATAACTATTATGTCATTTTTTGGAAATGATTTTGTGTGTCCCATTCCATCATTAGACATTGAATGTTCATTTTTAGATTTGTTATATTTATACTCAAAACTAATAGACACAAACAAATATATCACAAAAATTCAAGACAATAAAACAATAATTAATTATGATAATTTTGTTGCTTTCTTGACATTATTAAAAGACCACGAACATTATCTTTTACTTGACACTTATCTGGCAGATAAACAATGTAAAAATAAAATTATAAATACATTTGGTTCTGTATTTTCAATGAGATATTACATTGATTATCAAGAAAAATTACAAGAAAATAAAAATATAATAATTAAAAATATTAGTGATTTTGAAACAACAAAAAAATTAGTGCTTTCTATTGTTGATAATTTGAGAAAGATAAAAACAGTTACAAATATTACTTATGGGGATATATTTATGAAAACTGAAATTAGGAATATCGATAGTTTTATTAATAATTTACTTAAAAATAGAAATTTTAATGAATATTATTATAATTTAAGACCAAGACAAAATAAAGATGAAACTTATTTATTTGAAACAATCCAAGAAATAGAAAAAGAATTATTGAATTCTTTTATGATAACTCAAGAACACGAAAATCAAAATAACTTTGAATATCAACAAATAAGAAAATTATGTAATCCTCATAAATTGATGCCAACAACACTAAATGATATAGACTTATTTTTATTAGACTGGAAATCAGGTAAATGGCGTAAAATAATAAATGCTAAATCACCTGAACTGGGTTATGATTGGAAAAAGAACAAAATAAAAAAATTTGATGAAGAAATTAATAGATATACACGAGAAATATTATTTCATAATACACAAAAACAGGATTTATTAGATGTATCAAAAGAATATTTAAAATCAATATCGTGGGTTGTTGATTATTATCTTAATAATTATGATTTAGACAACAAATGTAGCACTTGGTCTTATAATTATGAAAGAGCGCCATTTATTACTCAACTATATAATTATTGTATGAATTATGGTTATGATTGTATGAAAAATGTTTTTGAGATTTCATTAATTGATAGTTCAAAATATATAAATGACAAATTACATAAATTATATATTTATCCCCAATATGATATTTCTAAAATCCCATCAAAATATCACGTTAGTTTTCCAAATATCCGCAAATATATAAAAAAAGTAATGAAATATGGCAAAAGCAAAGGATTATTTGATGCTAGAATGTGTCCTTTTTTTTCAAAAACATTTTTCAAGAATAAGAAATTGTCTTATGATGAATTATTAGAGATGGGTACGTATATATCATAAAATAATATAAAAAATCAAAATTAATTATTTAAATATATATTTTAATATATTTTAATATTATGTCTTCAATTAATTTCTCCCTAACTGACCCATTCTTGCCAATTAATATCACTGCTGACATTTCATTTACTAACTGTTATGAACCAAATAATTCTAGTTCAAGTGATTATTCAAGTGATAATTCAAGTGATGAAGAAGTTATTAATGAAAACTCAAAAGAAACGCTAACTGCAAAAATAAATAATTATTTTAAAAATATGGTTTTCTCAGCAACAGATAAATTGTCAGAATGTTTTTCAAAACAACAAGTAGAAAAAACATCACAAGACAGCTCATCAAATAGTTGTTATGATGAAGAAGATGATGAAGAAGATGAAGAAGAAAATAATGAAGAAGATGAAGAAGATGAAGAAGATGAAGAAGATGAAGATGAAGATGAAGATAAAGATGAAGAAGATAAAAAAGAACAGCAAGTTTTATCAAATTATATAACAATCAAAACTGATTATGATAATGAAAAATGTAAAAAAATTATGTTTTCACAATTACCAAATATTATATTCAATAAAATTAAACTTACACAATATGGATGCGTATTTGATAAAGACCTAAAAACGTTTTTTTGCCCCAATAATTTGATTGGATTATGTGAATATTTAACATTTAATAATAATGAGACAAGATATATTTTTGATTGCTATATTGAACCAGATCAACTTATTGATGTTGTATCAAATAAATTATACATAAAACCAGAGAATATTAGATACAAAAATAAGAGAGATGTTATAGTCCATATTTATGACAAAATATATGAATATTGGACAAATTTTTGTTGTGGAGAACATAGAATGGATAATATTATTGCTTACACCGAGATAATACCCGAGAAATATTTTAGTAAAATAACAGCAGTAAGTTTTATGATTTCAACTGTTAAACAATATCCAAGATCAATTTCTCAAATTCCAGAAGAATTTAAAAGTTATGCTTTATGTTCGCAACTAATTACGACATCAAGACAAGCATATTATTATCTCAAGAAAGCATTAAATACTTTTCAAGAAACTGAAAGAGAAACACTTATACAACAATATATATTCGAGTTTGCTGATGGTTTTTATATTTTAGATGATACACATAAAACTACCAATATTATTGTTTCAGCAATGAGTTTAGATAATTCATTTTATGAGATTTTACCAGAGAAATTACAAACTTTTGAATTATCATGTCTGTATCTTTTGTCAAGCAGTTCTAATTTATCAATGATACCAAAGAAATATTTACAAAATGAGAAATTGTTTAATGTGACTTTAAAAAATAATGGATTATTTTTAGAGCGAATGGAATTTAAACATAAAACAAGAAGTTTATGTACTATTGCTGTTGAGAATAATTGTAGAGCATTAAATTATGTTCCATTTAATATGATTGATAATGACCTAATTAAAAGCGCAATTAATGGTGTAAAAGACGTTAATGACTGTTTGTATATGTCTCTAATTATCCAGGATAAGTTGTTATACATGGATTTAATTAAAAAGCAACCAGTGTTTATTCACTATCTAAATGGTGATTATATAACTCACGAAATGTTAGTATATATAATGAATACTCGCCCTGAATTTGTGTCATCCTTAAATTTTACCAATGAAAATATTATTAATTTAATTAAAGTACATATTACTACTTATATTGACATTTTGAAATGGACTTCAAACAATAATACACATTATGTTCTTGAATCAATCCCATCATATTTATATTCAAGAGAAGCGGCAATCTATGCTATCTGCCAAAATGCACAATTGTATAAACTAAAATTTGAACCTTATTATCGTGATGATGATAATTTCAAAGCAAGACTTATTAGTGGTGGCACTCCAATATATGTCTTTTATGATGATGCTGAATTTCTTATCAAAATATATAATAACATTGAAACATATTTAGATATTAGACATTCTGTTGTTTATGAATTACCATCAGTGTATGTTAATGATGATATTTATATTATGTGTATAAATAATCATAATTATAAACTTGAAAACATACCACCCGAATATCGAACTCAAAAATTATATAAAACTATTTATAATAAAGTATTAGCAGAATTAGTGTCATTAAACATTGCGAAGAAATATGAACCGTTGACAGTTAATGTTGATGCTAATGAGAATGTTGTTGATATTGTTGATATTGTTGTTGATATTGTTGATGCGAATGTTGATGCTAATGACATTCAACCTGATACAAATTTGATATCACTCACTGATATTGAATCTTTCTAATTTTTTAAATTTTAATTTATAAATAACTGGATCGTTTTTATAAATTATCTCAGCAGTATGAAATACTTGTTTGGTATCATTTATTAAACTAATAACATCATTTACATTTATCCTATTTCTATCTCTGTAATATTGCCACTTTAATTGTCTAACATCATTATCTAATTTACTTGTTTTTACAAAGAATATGGATTTTACAGTTTTATTGTTTTCGGTATTAATTGTGTTAATATTCATTTTAGTATGTGTTATATTGATTAATTATTAATTATAAATTTCAATTTTTTATATTTATATATAATATAATGTCTAACAAAAGTTCCGGAAAAGAAAAAGGCAAACTTCTTTATTTTGAAAATAGCGAAAGCAAAGTTATTCACGCTGATGATAAACTATTCTGCAAATTCTACGGTGTTAAAAATGGTGTGTCTAATAAAGTAACTATTGAAAGTGGCAAAACCGGCGGTGAATACACTCTTAGTGTAAAGACTGGAACTAATGCTCCTAAGGTTACCAAGCATAACAAAAAAGAAATCTTAGCTTTTCTTAAGACTGACCCTAATCTTGCTTTTATGACTGACTACATTAGCAAAACTTCTTCTTTGACACGCAAGAAAGGTTCTAAGAAGGCATCTAAGAAGGGTTCTATGAAGGGTTCTAAGAAGGGTTCTAAGAAAACTAAAAAGGTTTCTCGCAAGAAAGGTTCTAAGGCATCCAAGAAAGGTTCTAAGAAGGCATCCAAGAAAGGTTCTAAGAAATAATTATTTTTTAATTGGCAAATAAATACACTATAATTTATATAGTGTATTTATAAAATGAATATTGACAAAATTTTTATTAATTCTGTTGCTATATACAATATCACTAAAAATATATTTAACAAATATTTTACTGAGAATGACAAATATAAAGAAAAAATTAATAGAAATATAACCTCGCTACACGAAAAATACCAGAAATTTTTTGATATAGAAGAAAGCAAACAAATATTATCATTAATAGAAATATCAAAAACACTAAAAACATTTTGTGTTTCTGTATTTAACAAAATTGAAAACAAAAATGGTTATTATGATAATGAAATTGACAGACCTCATAAAATGAAAACTAATTTTTTTATTGATGGTTTATTCAATAGTTACAAAACTTTTGATGATATGGTTAGACAAATGATGGTTGATTTTCCAAGAGAGAAAATATATTTGAACAATAAATTATATTCAAATATTAATGAATTTATCAACGACTTATTTTTGTTTGATAACCAAATTAATAATATTAATATTGTCAAACTAACAGTTGGTCTTATTTGCCAATCATCATTTTTTAATTCATATGCTTACTTACTTAATAATCTTCATAATTTAATTGCTTTGAATAAAATATCAAGTGATTATCAAGTAGCAGATGATAATCAAAATAAATATATTTATCTTACTATTACACCTACTGACTTTACATGTGTTTTAAAAGTGTTTTACAAAATAATTAATACAGAAGATGAGACAATTATGTATAAAATAAGTGCTGAAACGATATTTGATATTAAGAACGAACATTCAGTTATTATTTATGAAAAATTATAATATATTACAAACAAACTGGACCATTTGTAAGAAATTCATCTAAGGATCTAACATAATCATCTTCTAATAATCCATTCACACAAACAGACTGAGGAACTAATTTATAATTCTTGTCATAAAAATACATTAGTTTATTTGCTGGAACATCGCAATATCTGCTAACAATTCTATTTGGTGAGTATGAACACATATCTTTATCATTTGCCGGCACGTATTTATTGTCATTACATTTACGACAATTTACATAAAAACATCCAGTTAATCCTCTGAGAGAATTTAATTTAACATTATTATAATCTTCATTATCATCTTTATTTATTACAATATAATAAATAACAACGATAAAACTTATAATGACGATGGGTATTATATACATAATATAAGTATTTAAAAAACTTATTCTATTGTAATTATATAATAATGAAAAAAACTGTAAATGATTCACGACGTCCAACAATATTAGCACCCAAATCGGTTACTAAACCTGCTATCAAACCTGCTACTAACCATACACACAAACCTAAATCCAAACCTGCACCCAAACCTGTTCCCAAACCTACTCCCAAACCTGAACCTGAACCTTTGATTAAATCATTTTGTATCGTAAAAGAAGATCCTCAGCAATCTAAAATATCACAACCTGATGTTAATATATTAGAGAACAAACAAGATGGAACAATTGAACCATTACGCATAACACCTATGGTTTTGCCAAGTGGATTCTCACCCGCACAGATAAAAACCGCATATAATTTTCCAGCATATCCAGCGCTTGCTACACCGACAACAACAAGACCAATAATTGCGGTTGTTGCTGCGTATGGATATTCTGGATCTGCTTATGGCGATTTGAAGACTTATTGTCAAACATTTGGTATTCCATATCCTAAAAATGGTGGCACATTAGTAAATGCTAGAAAATTGCCACTTGGTATGACTAACAATCCATACTTTTTTGAATGGAATCCAACAAGGAAAATCAGTAATAATTCAGAATGGACATTTGAAATGGCTCTTGATACTCAAACTGCGTGGAGTTTAACTCAGCAACCAGGTTCAGGGATTGCTACAAATGGACCACATATTATTCTATTTCACGGAGCGTCAGCAAGCGCTTCAGCAATGTTAACTGCTGTTAATGCGGCTGTTACTATGGGAGCAAGTGTTGTTTCTATGAGTTTTGGAGCAGGTGTTTTTATTTCATCATTTGAAACATTATTTTTTAATAATGCTAGTGCTAATAAGAATGTAGTATTTGTTGCTAGTTCAGGTGATTATAACACAAGTAATTATCCTAGCACTTCAACTTATGTTTTAAGTGCTGGGGGAACACGTCTGCAATTAAATCAAGATAATACGCGATTGTCTGAAATATATTGGTTTAGTCGAAGTGGAAACACAATAATAGATGGTTCTGGAACTGGAAAAATGCCAATGCCATTAACATCTAATCCAACATTTAATACTTTTAGTGCTGTTTATACAAATGGTGGCAATCCTTTAACTACAGGCACTTTTTCTAAAAATACTCCTGACCTTTCTGGTGTTGCGGCTCCTTCAACTGGATATGCTATTTATGTAAATCGCAGATGGTATGTTATTGGTGGCACCAGTTTAACTGCTCCTATGTTTGCTTCTTATCTAATTAATGTAAATCAAAATAGATTGAATAATTTAAAGGCACAATTAACACAATTACAATTAATGACTTGTTTATATTCACAAAACACTCAGTCATGTCTTTATCAAATTGATAATACTAATAATGGAACGCCAATAATTAATAATACACCTGATACCATTACTATTACAAATGGTGTTACTTATGAACTATATAATGGATTGGGAGCTATCCTAAATAATTTATCCACGCAATTACAAAATTTATAAATATATAATATAAATGAAACAACGAGGAGGAAAATATGATGAAATTATGTATAAATCAAATAATAATAATATCATACTCCAATTATTTGAAGCGCCAACATGGTGCGGACATTGTAAAGATTTTGCTCCTAAATGGCAAGCAATTAAAGAATTAGAAACAAAAAGTAGTGATGGTAATAGACTTATTAAAGCAAAAGATTTAATTGATTTTCAGTCTTATGATGATAATCATCCAAAAACACAAGAAGAAAAAATAACAGGATTCCCCACATTAATGTTAAATGTTAATGGTACAAAACATAAATATGAAGGAGCAAGAACACCTGAAAATATATTACGATTTATATTAGATAAATTAGAGAAGCAATAAAATAAATATATACAAATACTTTATGTATAAAACAGATATTTTTGGACGAGAACAAAAATATATAGATACTAGTTTGAATATTTTGATTGTTGATGATGATTCTAATTCTGGCAACGCTCTAAAAAATATGTTAGAAAATAGAGGACATAATATAACTGTTATTGATGAAAGTATGAAGTGTCTAAATAAATGTTTCACAAATAATTATGACATTATTTTTATGGATTATCATATTGATGGAGATATGAATGGTTGTGAAATAATTGAACTAATACAAAATGAAAATTCTAATATATATATGTACACTGCTGATAATTCACACGATATTATTTCAAAAATAAAAAAAAATAATATTAATGGTGCTTTTATCAAACCAATCAGTCCAGAATTAGTAACAAAATTTATCTCAGCAATCGAAATCAAAAAAAATAACAAATATTTTTCAAATTTAGCAATGAAAAATAAGAATTTTATTTTTTTCAAAAAATCATAAAAATTTGAGTATTACATTATTTATTTCTTCATTATTAAATGGTTTTATTAGTATATCATTAAAACAATTATATTCTTTGTTTAATAATTTGATATTTGCTGTTATTGCGATAATAATAATATTAGGATGTTTTTCTTTTATCATTTTACTAATAAATACTCCGTCGCAATCGCCCAATTCTATATCCATAAATATTAAATTATATGTTGTTCTTGTAGTTAAATCTATTGTTCTATCACTTGTATTTGCTGTATCTACTTCTAAATCATATGATTTTTCATAATTCATAAAATTTAGCAATAATTTAAATAATGACGTAATATTTTTATCATCATCAACTATGAGTATTTTGCCTTTTTTATTTTTACTATAAATTATTTTCATATTATTTTTTGTATTATTACAAGAATGAGAAACTGGATGATATAATGAAAATGTTGATCCTTTATTATATTCAGATGATACTGTTATTTTGCCTCCTAATAATTCAGCAATTTTATTACTCACACATAAACCCAAACCGGTTGAACCAATGTCATTCATACTTTCACTTGTTCTGCCAAATGCCTTAAATAATTTATCTAACTCATCCTCTTTAATTCCCCTTCCATTGTCAATCACACTAAATATTAAAATATCTTTATCAAGATTAATATTAAATATAATTTTTCCAGTTTTGCTATATTTTATAGAATTATTAATTAGATTTGATAATATTTGATATAATCTTGTATTATCTGTATTTATATTTTCTGGACAGGATTTGTCAATAAAATATTCAAATTCCAAACCCTTTTTTTGTGCTATAATATAAAATTCTTCATAAATACACTCTATTATTTCTTTTAATTCATAGCATCCTAAATTTAAATGTAATTCATTATTATCTATTTTTGTTAAATCTAATATATCATCAATAATCACATTCATATTTTCACAAGCACTATTAACTTTTTTTAGTATTTGTTTTATCATTCCTGTATCATTTTTATTACGTAAATCACTAATAGAATTATTCATACTGTCAGAATCTGATTTTGGTGTGGTATCTGACAATATTTCATTTTCAATGTCATCAAACAATTTTTTACACATATATGTTCCAGTATTTATTACTTGTAATGGATTTCTTAATTCGTGACTTACATAAGCAATAAAATTTCTAGCATTATTATTTGAAACATTATTTTTTATATTTAAATTATTTATTAATACACCCAACATTATGCGAAATTCTTTTGTTGTATTTATTAGTTCTTTTTCTTGAGTATATATTTTTAGTATTCCATTCATTTTATTATTAAACATTATTGGCAATTGTAAAATATATATTTTGTTATTAATTTCGGGTGTTATTAATATAAAATCATCATTTGTTCTTATAAATAATTCTATATTAGTATCTAAAATATTTGTAAGTTCTATTGTCATTTGTTTAAAAAATATTTCTGGTGTTATTCCTTCTAAATATGCTTTATACATTCTATTAAATAGTTCAATTAATAGAATATTCATAATATATTAGTGTAAAATAAATTATTTAGTGTTTCGCCCAATTGAATTATTTTATATATGATTATTGTATAATGACAGAACCTAATCAATCAGCAAAAATCCATAGAAAATGTGGATTGAAACACGACGATAATTCTAACACAAAAAGAATAGCACAGACGGCACGCATACAAAAAATGATTGACGCTTCATCAGTTGTTGATAATAATGAGACATTAAATGTAAAAATAATAGTTCATATTTGTTTTCAAGAGAAAGAAACACCAAATATTAGTCAGGATGTAAAAGAAATGATTGATACTTTAAATAGAGACTATAATAAGAAAGCATCAAATTTTAATAATTATGGACAAGGATATGTTATATCCCCAGATAATAAAGAATTAAAAGAAATTTATGACAAATATATTTCTCTTGCTGGTTCAGCAAATATAAACTTTTTATTGGATAGAATAATTTATAAAAAGTTTGATATTAAGAAATGTACTACCACTCAAAGAGTTATGTATAATTATGGTGATTTAGACACGATAAATAAACTAATTAAAATCAAACATTTGCCATCTATTGATGCTGACAGATTTCTCAATATTTGGATTGTTGAAAATCTCGGGGGCGGTCTTCTTGGTTATGCTACTTTTCCGTGGGATTTTAATGAACTCACAAAATGTTTAGACGGTGTTGTAATTAACAGAGGAACATTTGGTAAGAATGCTAGTATGCGAGATTATAATCTAAATAAAACTGTTACACACGAAGTAGGCCATTGGTTTGGTCTATTTCATGTATTTCAAAATACACTTACTAATGATCCACATAAGAATGAATTTGCTTTTGATTACAATAATAATAAATTAACAGAAGAAGAAATAACTGGGGATTGTATAGAAGACACACCGCCCCAAAATTGTGCTACATATGGCGATCCATTTATTGATAAAAAATTATGGCAATTCACAAATTATAAAAACACAAAATCCTGGCATATGTTTATGAACTTTATGGATTACGTTGATGATAAATCAATGTTTATGTTCACGAAAGACCAATGTAAAAAATTAAGACTGATGCTAATGCTGGAAAGACCCAACATAATTAAATCAGTTTCTTGAACCATTTGAGTGCGTTGAGAACTGTCGTTTGTTTGCTTTTTCTATCATATCCTATATGTATAGGATGGTTCTCTTTGACTGCTTCTAACGCAAGAAGTGCTGATGCTGGGTCAGGATATTTACGCGTTATTGCTCCATCAGGATACACAATGGTAAGAACAACCTCACTGCTTTTCTTGACTTTACCAACTATCTGAACTGTTTCATCTTTCATAAAGGCATAATGTATTTTAAGTTGTTCAAGAAATGATAAATTTGCCATTCTTTATTTACTAAAATACTAACATTTCTAATTATTTTATTTATTCAATTTTTAGATACTCATTACGCGTGAATGATTAAATAATGCTCTCAAATAAACATAAATAATTTCTCTGTCATTTTCGTAATTGTTTTGCAGTTGTCGTTCAGAATTTACAATGTAATGAGTAATATTTGTTATTATAAATCTTTGTAAATTATGATACAATTCACCTTGGGGAAATTCATAATTATTGTATTCGTATTTAAATTTAGAAACATAATCGTCTAATTTAACAATACTAACAACAGGAAAATTCATATCAAACAAATGAAATGTGGCACGATATATTAATACTAATTTTTCAGCATAATCATCACTTTTTAGTGAATATTTTGTTACTGTATCAGCCATTTCATTCAATGAAGCATAATCAACATTAATATTATTATCTTTATCAATAATGATAATATTTTCATCTTTTTTGTAAAAAACACATATAATAACTAACACGATAATTATTATTGGCAAAACAATTTTATACATTTTATATTATTATTTGTTATTTAAAATATTTTTATTATTATTATTATATTGATGCTCATATTTTATTTCACATAATTACTCTGTAATAACATTAATTCCATTTTCCATAAATACCGAATATATAACATCTGTAATATTTCTATTGGTATAAACTGTTTTTCTCAATAAATTTTTCGTGAAATATTGAACTCCATTAAGTGTATAAATTTGTGAATTTGATAATGGGTAAATAATTTGTTCTAACAAATCCATGTGTTTTTTCATAACACGAACCGCACTATATTTATTTATTTTTCGCTTGTAATTCGATCTAACATAATCATCAATAAAATTTATTAATGATGCTACGATTTTGTCTTCAATTTCTATTTGGTCTGTATTACAAGCAAGAGACAATTGTCTATTTAATGACGATTCATATTTTCCATTCATATCAATACAAGACATACCATAATCCATAATAATAGCAATAATTATATCCTTTGAACTTTTTATAATTTTCGCGAATTCTTTAATATCAATCATCTCAGTATAATGTTCTCCACTTACATCTTTATTATTAAATATTATCATAATAATCGCAATTATTACAATAATTATAATGATATGATAATAGTCCATTTATAATAAAAAATTAAAAAAAAATAATTAAGAATACTAATAATATATACACTAAATGAATTTTTTAATTGGAGCAATTGGAGCGAACTTGACAATGGGTCTTGTAACTGGTGTATCAGCAATGGCAACCAATATATATTCTCTAACATCAACAATATCACATAATATATCAAATGGTGAGGATGATATAAAGAAATTAATAAAAGAGGCAGACTTAGATGTTAAAATTAAAACAATATTATGTGTATTAAGTGAAATCAAAATAAATATTAGTTCCCCATATACTTTACATTTTTCAGTTCAAGAAATAAAAAATGCTATCAAAGATATTGAAACAGAATTAGAACAAATTCAGTATAGAATTACTTATAATAATTCACTTTTTATTGGTTCAGCATTTAGAAAATATAAATTTCATAATAATTATGACAGATTAGAAACACTTATAAAAACATTAGACAAAAGATACAAAATGTTATTTGATATTTTAAAAATAGAAAATACAATGGCACAAAATAAAGATATAACAAATTATTTAACAAGTTCAACATTAGATAAAAAATTAATTAGTAGTTCAGATATTATTCATAATTCTATTGAGTTTATTGATTAACAGTTGTAAGAAAATCATAACCTTTATCAGAAATTTTTACCACAATGAAAAATTTAATTGCTTCCATCTCAATATATTCATTATTTTTTGCTTTATCTACTAACACTTTAAGTTTTTCTATTGTTATATTTTTCATAGAACCAAACATTAATAATTTTTTCATCCAAGGTTCAATTCCTGCTTTTGATGAACCTTTTAACATATCTATTAATTTTGATTGCCCGAACCAATGATTTTTTACTTCATATATTTCTTTCATCAAAGACAATAGATTGTATAACATTTGATTATCATTTTGTGTCATTATCTCTGGTTTTTTTCTTTCGTCTTGATTTTCATCTTGACTTTCATCTTGACTGTCTTGACTGTCTTGTCTTTTTTTGTTTTTTAGACAATTATCACAATTATTACATTTGTCAATACATTCTCCAAAATAATTGAGAATATATTTTTTTCTGCATTGTAATGTCTCAACATATCGTGAGATAATCATAAACAGGGTTTGTTTTACTTTTTTGTATTCTTCGTCTTGTGTTTGTTTTATGAGAAAATTTTGAGTTATAAAATCTTTCTTAGCATAGAACAGAAAACATTCCGCTTTTTCTCCATCTCTGCCACCTCTTCCAATTTCTTGATAATATCCTTCAATATTTTGTGGCAATCCATAATGAATTATTACTCTAACATCTGCTTTGTTAATACCCATACCAAAAGAATTAGTAGCACAAATACATTTTACTTTTGATGACATAAATTTATCTTGTGTTGTTGTTCTATCTTTATTTGACATTCCGCCGTGATAACAAACACTTTTTATTTTATTTTCTTTCAAAAATTCTGTCATTTTTTCAGTGTCTTTTCTTGTTACACAATAAATGATTACTGAACCGACACTAATATTTTCGATTATTGATACAATCTTATCTTTTGTTTCTTTTGTTTGTTCTCTAACATTTATTTTTAAATTAGTTCTATTAAAAGATGAACGAATTATTTCACATTTTTTTATTTTTAATTCTGTTTTTATATCTTCAATTACATCTTTTGTAGCAGTAGCTGTGAGTGCTAAAACAGGAACACCTTTAAGTAATTTTTTAATATCTATAATACTTCTATATGCTGGTCTAAAATCATATCCAAATGATGAAACACAATGTGATTCATCAATTGCTAAAACACAAATTCCAATTTTTCTAAATATTTTTTCTATAAAATTTTTAGAATTAATAAGAGTTTCTGGGGTTGTATATATAATTCTGTATTTATTATCAAGAACATCTTTTTCTATTTCTTCTTTTTGTTTCGCATTACTTGTTCCATTATAACAACAACTATTAATATTAAGTTTATCTAATATCATTTTTTGGTCTTCCATCAATGATATTAATGGTGATATAACAATACACACTTCATTTGTAATTAATGGAATAATTTGAAAACATAAACTTTTTCCGTGTGATGTTGGCAACAAAGCTATAACATCTTTACAATTTAAAATATTATGAATAATTTTATATTGATTTTCTTTTAATGTGTCATACCCAAAATATTTTTTAAGTACGCCCATAGTTGTTTTATATTGGTCAGTCTCAATTTGTGTTGATTCATATGCGTCCATTTTTTGGTATATCTTATAATTATAATTATAACCTTAATAATTCAATTTTTTCTATATAAAACTATTATATGAATTACAAAGAAATATTAATCTCATCAATAACTTTATTAGGTCTTGATTTTGTGTATTTATATAATACTAAGGACATCTTTAGTAAGCAAATATTTGACGTACAAAATTCTGAAACAAAACTTAATTATGTTGGAATGATATTATGTTATTTGCTTTTAATTTTTGGAATAAATTATTTTATTATTAGTGATAAAAAATCATTGAGTTATGCTTGTCTGCTTGGTTTATTTGTTTATGGCGTATATGAACTTACTAATTTGGCAATTTTCACCAAATGGACTTATAAATCTGTTATTATTGACACTTTATGGGGTGGTATTTTATTTACATTAACTGCTTTTATTACTTATAAACTTGTTAATAATCCAGTAGATTTGTCAAATACTCATCCTGCTAGCATTATAGTATAAAAAATATATGTAAATTTTTTAAGTTAAATAATATTATTCATATTATTATAACAAATGTATACCACACTCAATAAGATAGAAACTATTGTGATTAATCCATTTGAATATGTTAAGAAAAACATGTATGATGATACTGAAATAACAACTTATGTTGTTATTAATTTTCCTAATAACAATACACTTACAATACATCCCGAAGGTGGTATTTTTAATTTGTCTTATGATGATATTTATGAACACGAAAAATTAAAATGTAAATTTTATATGGTAAAAAGTGCTAAATATTTTTTTTCACGCAACCAATACGATATTATTGAATTTGAGAGTGATAATTTAATCTCTAATTGTGGTGTTGCTTCATTAAATTTAGACATTAAATATAAAATTGATGGAGAAATTAGCAATATTACTTTTTTGAATAATATTTAATTTTATTTTATTAACAAATAATATGTTAATAATATTTATTATTTTGGTTATAATACTATTATTTTTTTTTTATAATACTGAACATTTTAATGAAAATAATTCCAGAAATTATTATAATGTATCACAAGAAGAACAAGATTGCCCCAATAGAAAAAGAGATTGTGTTATTGCGTGTCTTAATAAGAATAATGAATTAGATAATAATTGTTATAATAAATGTCTAATAACAGCATATAATTGTTAATTTATATAAACCATAATTATAATGACTAGTTATGAAGAATATATGGATAAAAAACTTGATTTTTATAATATGCTATATTCTATAATTAAAGACAGAATTAATGGTGGTGGTCGCAAATTATTTAATGATGTGGACATAATAAAAGATGGAGGTGGTAATAAAAAATGGACTACATTACAACATAATGGAGTTATATTCTATCCTGAGTATCAACCTTGTGGCGTAAAAATTAGATATCAAGACAAAGAAATAGAATTAAACAAAGAAGCAGAAGAATTTATTGTATATTATGTTAATGAAAAATATGACAAATACAGAACTGAAAAATTTAAAAAGAATTTTTTCTATGATTGGAAACATTTATTAACACCAGAACTAAGATTAATAATAAAAGATTTTAATTTGTGTAATTTTGATGAAATAAAACGTCATTTAATTTTAGAAAGTGAAAATAAAAAAGCGTTAAAACAATCTAAATCAAAGGAAGAATTAAGTGAAACTAAAAAAGAAAAAGATGAGCAATATTTAAAATACAAAACAGCAATAGTAGATGATAAAGAACAAATTATTGATAATTTTATGGTTGAACCACCCACTATTTTTGTTGGTAGAGGTAATCATCCATTATCGGGCAAAATCAAGCAAAGATTATATCCACAAGATATTACATTAAATATTGGTAAAAATATGAGTATTCCAATTCCAAATATTATCAAACCAGATAATTATAATGCCAAAAAATATTCCTGGGGTAGTATTATTTCGGATAATACATTAGAATGGGTAGCAAGTTGGCAAAATAATGTAACAGAAAAATACAATTATGCTAGATTTGGCAGAAAATCCGATTTTAAGATGAAATCTGATGAACAGAAATATGATAAAGCACGGATGTTAAAAAAGAAAATTCACAAAATAAGAGAAAAGAATGAGAAAAATATGAGTTCAAGTAATCGTGAAATTATTCAATTATCAACAGCATTATTTTTAATTGATAATTTAGCATTAAGAGTAGGCAATGAAAAGAAAGAAGATGAGGCAGACACAGTTGGTGTAACAACATTAAAAGTAAAAAATATAGAATTATTAGAAAATAATATTTTGAAATTAGATTTTTTGGGTAAAGACTCTATTCGGTATGTTAATAAAGTAAGTATTCCAGAAATAGTTTATAATAATCTTAAAATATTAATTCAAGACAAAAATAATAATGATGAAGTTTTTGATTTGGTAAATTCTGATAGTCTTAATTCTTATTTAAGAAAGTTTATGAGAAAATTAACAGCAAAAGTTTTTAGAACATTTAACGCTTCATATTTAATGCAGACTGAATTAAGAAAAATATTAGCGAAATATAAAGACTATGATAAACCAGACAAATTACAAGTTGTTTTACACGAATATGAAATGGCAAATCTCAAAGTAGCTAAATTATGTAATCACCAAAAAGAAGTAAATAAAAATAAGACATCACAAATTGAAAAAACAACTGATAAAATAAAAGAAATAACATCAAAAATTAACAAATATAAAAGACAAAAAAAAGATAAAACTGAGAAAGGACAAAAGACAACAAATCTAAATAAAAAAATAGCATCATTACAAGAGAAAATAAAATTAAGCAAAAAGAAAAAAACATTACAGACAGAATCAAAAGCATTAGCATCAGGAACGTCTAAAATTAATTACATTGACCCAAGAATAACAATTGCTTTTCTTAAAAATATTAATTTGATAACTAATATTGATAAATTTTTCAGTAAAACACAATTGACACAAATTACATGGGCAATGAATATTGACGATGATTTTAAATTCTAATAATAAAAAATTGAATATTATATTTTGTAAATATGTATATAGTAAGAAAAATAAAATGTCATTTGTAAAGTTCTCTAATATATGTAAATTTTGTGGAACAATAGAGAAACAATTATTGCGCATACTTTACACTTTATACTCTCCTGCTTTGAATATGTCTATAATTACTAAAACACCCAATCAGCAATTTATAATTCCATTACGATTATTGACCAAAATTCCTGAACCAATCTCTATTACAATATATTATGACAATAAAATATCTATATATCCTGCTAATAATTTTACTGAGAATTATCCATCAATTATAATCACCAATCCTGGCACTTATGAAATTGTAGTTATGTTTACCAAACAAAATATAATTAATACTGAACTTAATTTTGGAACAACTGATAAAGTATCAAGAGAAAGTCTTATTCGTATCAATACTTTTGGCGAATTATCATTAAAGCATATAAGTTTTGTGGGATGTGTTAATTTAGTTGAAGTGCCAGCATATTTGCCACCAACTATTATTAGTCTTGAATTAGTTTTTGCCTATACTAATAAATTCGACCAATCTCTTGACAAATGGAATGTATCAAAAGTAAAAAATTTTAGACACGCCTTTTATAATTCTAATTTTACTCATAATTTGTCATCTTGGAATATTTCACCAGATAGTGATTGTTCGCATATGTTTGAATGTTCAATAATTGACGCATAAAGAGCAATGTATAGTTTTTTTATGATTTACATATATAAATGAAATATCCAAAAATTATTTATTTATGTAATAAAACAATTGGTAAGAATGAAGAAATATCATCAAATAATTGGAAAATATTTAATCCTGATTATGAAATTAAACTATTCGACGATGAAATGATTAAATTATTTTTATTGAAAGAATATGGGCAATTATATGTGGATATAATAAATTACCTAAATGACGCCCCTGGTTTTGGACCAATCAAAGCAGATTTTTTTAGATTATGTATTTTATATAAAACTGGGGGTGTTTATAGTGATATTGATAATTTGCCATTAGTGCCCTTAGCAGATTTTATTGAAAAAGATGTTGATTTTGTTACTTGTAGTTCATATATACACCTTAATTTTAATCCCAACTTTATAATTTCAATTAAAGAAAATATAATTCTCAAAAATTGTATTGATTGGTATATAGCAAAATATAATAACAAAGATGAGTATAAATATTGGCATTGGAGCATAATGAAAGCATTAACAAAAACTTTACTTATAACAGATTATAAAAAAGAACCTGGGATATATTATTTGGGTGATATGAAAATACAAATTATTAAAGAATGTAAAGGAAATAATCATTATGACGCACATAATATATATAATGGGATACGAGTTTTCAATAATAGACAACCAAATTGGGATGCTAAAACACATTCATTTATAGGAAGAATAAGAAGATTAGTTCGTATTAATTTATTATCCGGAACTATCACCTATCCAACACATAAATCTAAAAATATTTGTATAATAACAAGAAATACAACCAATTTACTAAATGATACTAAAATTTATAAAAAGATATTCAAAAAAAATGGATATGAAACAACTATTATTGAAAATGAAAAAGACAAAATAACTGATGAACTAATAACAACAGATATAGTATTATTTTTAGACAAAATTGTAGTTATTAAAGGAAATAAGAAAATAGTCAAAATTTTTATGCCAAATCACGAACTATTTAAAAGACATCAATATGACCTATTACGTAATATTGATTTAGTTTTATGTAAAACACAAATAGGATATGATTTTTTTACTACTATTAAAAATCAAACTAAATTTAACTATGATATTATAAATATAAACTTTGTGTCTTATATACCCAAAACACTTAGGATATCAAGAAAAGATATCAAAAAAGACCCTAATTTATTTATTATGTTTGGTGATAATACAGATTATGTTATCAAAAATTGGATAACAAATGATTGTTATCTTAAACTAAATCCTGACATTAAGTTGGTTATTACAAGCAAAAAAACATATTATCCATCAATACTAAAAATTTTGCCAAATACAGACCTTATAAAAGAAGATGACATTATAAAATTCAAAAATATTACTATATATTTTTCATCAATTCCCGAAGATATCTATAAAGATATACGACAAACTGCGTCAGTAACCATTTGTTCGAGTGTAAAAGAAGATAATATACACTATATTAATGAAGCAAGATATTTTAATTCATTTATTATAACAATAAATAATTCATTATTTAATAAAATTAAAGATAATAATTATGAAATACACACAATATATCCCGACACTAATAGTTTAACTGAAGCAATTAAATATGCCATAAATAATAAAAATAAAAAAATAAAATCCCGCAAATATTTTGTAGAAGACTTAATGTCTATGAAAACAGTATTTGAAACTGACGTTCTAGACTGGTTGAAATAATTTTTTATTATCATATATCATAATGATGATGCAAGAAGATATAATTGATAATGAACTTGACAAAATACATCGTAAAAATGAAAATGATAGACTAACATATTTACGAAGAAAAAATAATATATTTAGAAAAATAATTAATTTCTTTTGTTGTAAAAATAAAGTTTATGAAATATTATAGTATATGTTTTGTTGTTTTTCCCGTCCTAGATATAGACATTATAGTTTTGAATGTGATTTTTGTTTGAAATATCATATTGTAATACAAAATGAAAATGATATATACATAGAAAAATACAAAAAAGGCACACTTGTAAAAACAACATTATGTGATAATTATGATGAGAAATTAACAAGATGCTATGAATGTGTAAAAATATTGAAAATTGTAAATAATTGAAGGACATACTAATAACTTAAATAAACAGAATGCTCTATACTCTTGTTGTCCTCCTTACTCTCTACACAGTATATGTGCAGAATAATTCTGATAGAGAACAATTTTTGGTCTGGTGTAGTGCCTATTGGTTTCTTGTCATATTTATTTTTATGATAGCAAAAATACGTCTTTGGTTTTAGGTTGGTTTAATCAATTTGAAAATGTCATTAAGTGCTACTGCTCCATCATACATACTTTTGGTGTTGACCAATGATATATTATTTATACAATAAGTATCTTGGTTAAAACATGAAGCGTTATGAAACATAAAACTGGTGTCTTCTAATACTCTATTATTTCTTATTATTATTGGTTGATTAAAAACACTTGCTCCATCAAACATATGAGACATATTTTTTACAATTGATAAATTAAGACTTGTAATATTTTTATTAAATGACCTAGCATTATAGAACATAAAACTTGTGTCATTTAATTTAGGGGTGTAAAAATTAATATTTTGATTAAAATTATGGGCGTCTCCAAACATACACTTCATTGTTATAACATTATGCGTCATAAAATTAACAGCACTATTAAAATTAGTAGCACAATTAAACATATAACTCATATCACTCACATTTTTTGTATCAAAATTTGTTAAATTTTTATTAAAACTTGACGCTCCCGAAAACATTGCTTTCATTGTTATTACATTACTTGTATTAAAATTAGAAAGTTCTTGATTAAACGCATTATTATTATAAAACATAAACGACATATCAGTAACTGCCGATGTGTTAAAATGATTAATATTTTGATTAAATACAGAACCTCCAAACATATATTTCATAGTTGTTACTTTCGACGTATCAAAATATATAATATTACCATTAAATTTTGATTTATAAAACATATAGTTCATAGCAGTAGTCTTTGATGTATCCCATATTAGTTCATTTTGATTAAACTCACGAGCATTACAAAACATAAAACTCATATTTATTACTTTGGATGTATTCCAATTTGAAATATTTTGATTAAAAGAAGTAGCAAAATAAAACATACATGTCATATTTATTACGTTTCTAGTATCCCAATTAGATATATCACAATTAAAATTAGATGCCTCAAAAAAACAATAACCCATAATTGTTATATTTGATGTATTCCATTTAGATATATCACAATTTATATACATATTTTTCGCAAATAATTTACTAATATCAGTGACACTACTTGGCAAGTAATCGGGCACTTTTAATAAATTCATAAATCCGGCAAAATTTATTTTTTTTATATTACTAAATCCATAACTTTCTATCTCTATAACATTATGATTTTCTATTCCCTCAAATGTATCAAAATCACCATATACCATTATTCTGTATTTTCCATTATTCTCAAATGTATGTTTCATATTATCATCAGTAATAATGTCTATAACGCCATCTCCCCAATTAATTGTTATTTCAGTATAATTCTTAACATTGAGAGCAATTAGTTTATTATTATCTTTTATCTCACATATCATATCCATAGAATTACAAAAATCATACATAAAATTATATAAATATTTCTCATTAACAAGATTATTTAGTTCATTACTAAATAATTTTTTCATATTAATATTAGAAAATAAAATTTAAAATTAATATTATGACACTACACCCATTAATTTTTTAGTTTTTTAGCAATAATCTCATCCACAAAACCATTTTCCATATATTGGTCGGCATTCATCCAAGTTTCTTTTAATAGCAATTCTTCTAATTTTTTCGTCTCTACCTCATTATTTATATCAATCCCTCTACATTCTTGATAAATATTTACCAATTTCTTATGTAAGTCTTGACAATGTTCCGTATATGTGACAATTTTAGTAAAATTAGTATATCCACATCCAGACGAAAGTTCATGTATCATTGCACTCGCAAATCTTGTCATTTTTCGTTTATCAGCAATAATACACATTGTCGTTCCTGCTGATGCTACACGTCCAGTAATAATAGATGTAAATTTTAGATTATAATATGTATCTCTAAGCAATGATATATAATCAACAAAATCAAGAATGTCGTGAACACTCCCACCAGGTGAATTTACAATGTATGTAATCATTACATCCTTGTATTTTTCCATCCCCTTTGGCACTTTCTGTTCTTTGTCATATTTCACAAGTTTCTCTTTGCTATTATCAACAATTGTTGAAATTAGTTTTTTGAGTCTTGTTATAGTCTCTCCTGACACTTCTGTATTAAAATGAATTTCATTGTCTCCTGCTACAAAAATACTCTTCTCATATCTATCAGGATAATAATTATTTGCGCATTCAGATAACTTAATTCTCTTGCCTGGTTGTTCGTAGATACTCATTTGAATTATTATTATTTTGTTATTAATGTTTAACTAATAATAAAAAATTGAATTTATAAATCATAATAATAATAAAATATAATAATAATAAAATGAAGTCTAACAAACAAGAATTAGGGCAATTTTACACAACCAATCAGGAATATATTTTACAGGGAATGAAAATTCCAGATAACATAAAAACTATTATTGAACCATTTACTGGAAATGGCGATTTATTAACTTTTATAGAAAAAGAAAAATATATAATTGAATGTTATGATATAGATCCAAAAAAGAAATATATTATAAAAAAAAATACCATAAAAAATCCCCCAAATTATAAAGACAAATATCTAATAACAAATCCACCATATTTAGCAAGAAATAAATCAAAAGATAAAACATTATTTGACATATATGATGTAAATGATTTGTATAAATGTGTTATTAAAGAAATTCTAACAAATGTTTGTATAGGTGGCATATTGATAATACCTCTTAATTTTTGGTCTTCAATAAGACTTGCTGACATAGAATTAAGAAAATCATTTCTGGAAGTTTATGATATTATATTGCTAAATATTTTTGAGGAACAAGTTTTTGACGATACAACATATACAATATGTTCTTTTCAGTTTGAATTAAAAAAGACTAATCTAAATAAACTGAATATTATGATATATCCTGCCAAAATAAAAATTGAGACTGAATTAAACAAAACTAATAATTTTATGATTGGGGGTGATATTTATAATTTACCCTTGAAAAATATATATAAAATTACAAGATTAACAAAAAAAAAAGACAAAGAAAGCACAAATATTTTAGTAAAATGTATAGATGATAATATGAATAATCAAATAGGATTATCTTTTGTTGATGATAAAGATGTATATATAGATAACACACCAAATCAAACAGCAAGAACTTATGCCACACTAATAATTGAACCAAAAATAGAAAAAGATAAACAAAAACAACTAATAAATAAATTTAATAGTTATCTTACCAAACATAGAACAAAATATAACTCATTATTTTTGACTAATTATAGAGAAAGTAAAGATATAGCAAGAAAAAGAATATCATTTGATTTGGTATATTCTATATCTGGATATATTCTAGAAAATTTTGATGATATTTAATTTTTGGATAATAATAATTTGTTTTGTATCATATAATAATAAAATGGAAAACAAATATAATTACCTTAAATTAAAATCATTGATGGGTTCTGGTGATAGCAATAAACTATTAAAATATGGTAATATTGTCACAGACTTACAAAATAAATCCCAAGAATATAGAATAGTTATGAAAATATATTGTTTTGTTCTGTATGTTTATTTCAAGATATTAGAAAAATATATTGAAATTACCATTATTAAATGTGATAAAGATTATTATAAGACTGTAAAAACAACACTTCAATATTATAAAATGATTGTTGCCAAAAATATTAATTTATTGAATATTAATTTTAATGAACTTGACAATAAAAAAACAATGTTTATTAAACAAGAGATAATTTCAGATTTTAGTTCTTGTTTTTCTATTTGTAAAATAGTGATTGATAAATTTAAAATAGAATTTATAGTTATTGAAAACATAAATCAAATTGTTAGGAGATTAACACTTGATTACATGTATATATTACTGATGATGGATAAAGATAATAAAAATCTTACATCTCTAAAATCAACGCTACTTAGTAGTAACACCACCAAGATTTACAAAGAAATATATGCTAATTTATTTGACACTTTTATTGATATGAAAATGGATTTTAACACAATGAATAAGAATAAAATATATTTAGATAATAGTGGAGAATTAATGGAAATTATCTATAATATATTCAAAATATTACCAAAAAATAATTAATTTTCTATTCTGTTTTATTTCGTTGTAATGTATTTGGTGGATGTTCTGGGGGACTATAAATTGAGTATAATTGTAAATTCTCATCACCTGTATTTATAATATTATGCCAAGTATTTTTGGGAATAATAATTACTGAACCATCTTTAAGTCTTGTAGTCTGTATTATTTCTTTCTTGTTATTTGTAATTATTGCTTTTCCTTTTCCTTTTTCTATTCTAATAAACTGATCTATTTTTGAATGTTTTTCTAATCCTATTTCTGTTTGTGGTTTTATTGACATAACAACAAGTTGCATATTTAGTGTTGTTGATATTACTTTTCTATAATTTTTATTTTTTAGAGTTTCTTTTTCTATGTTTATGCTAAATGCCATTATTATAATAAAATAATATATTATTTATGATATTATAAAAAAATATCTATTGATTTTGCTACTTTTTCTATTTCAATTTTTGTATTTTCTTTATCAATTTTAAAAATACTTGAATTTTCACTAAACCATAACCATTCTATTTTTTCTTTATTTTGTTCTAATAGTTTGATTGCTCCTGAATTGTGTGATAATCCAGTCCAATAAACTTTGTCAAGATTTTTTTCTAATAAATGTATAGCATTTGAATTAAATGATAATTCTCTCCAACAAATTTTGTCTGGGTTTTGTTCTAATAATTTGATTGCTTTTGTATTGTATGACAATTCTCTCCAATTAATTTTACTTACATTTTGTTCTAATAATTCAATTGCTTCTGTATTTCGAGACATATAATGCCATCTAATTTTTTGGGGGTTTTGTTCTAATAATTTTATTGCTTTGGTATTTAGTCCTAAAAGTTCCCAGTCTATGTATTGACTATATTTTTCTAATAATTCTATTGCTCCAGGATTTACTGACAAAAATTTCCAATCAATTTTGTCAAGATTTTTTTCTACTAAATATTTTAATTGTTGAATATTATGATTTATTGACAAAAATTTATAATTTATTCTTTCTGGATATTTTGCTAATAATTCAATTGCTCCAGAATTTGCTGATAATGTTTTCCAACATATAATGTCAATATTATGACTAAGAATATTATCTATAATATTGGGATTTTCTGATAATATATTCCAATTAAATATTTTATGTAAATTTCGTTCGAGTATATATCTTGCTTTAGGTTGTCCTCCTAAAATATTCCAATTTATTTTATCTTTATCAATCCAATCTAAAAATTTATAATGATTTTCAACCATATATGAAGCAATAAGTTTGACAATATCAAAGGGCATCATTTTTTATCTATTTAGTTTATTATGTGTAAATATTATCATTTTCAATTTTTATGTAAAAAAATTGAATTTACTATTGTGTATTATTTGATTATGATTAATTATAAAAATGAATGAGAAAAAACTATATGACTTTAATAGTGATGATGAATATAATAAAAAAACAAAAGAATTATATTTGACTAAAAACAGTCTATTAGATGAAGAAAAACAAGTTATCAAAGATTATCAATGTGAAATTAATTTACTCATACAAGATACAAGTATTCCCCAGAATATCAAAGATGAAAATATTAAAGAAATCAAGTCAATAATGAGTCATAAAAAAACTTATTATGGTGAATTAATGGCAAATATTGAAGAACAAATAAAAAATTACAAAAAAGATTATGAAATTTATGTTAATGAAAAAAAGGGTTATACTTGGGATACTGATAATAATGAAACAATAAAAAAATGGAAAGTGGAATGTGATAGAAATCATTTTATATACTCAAATATTCTGGATGTATTAATGAAAAAATCAAAACAAATAAAATTAGTAATGATTATATTGACAGCAATACAATCATTAATAGCAATATCAAATTTAGGAATAAGCAATGATGTATCACAAACTATTATTTGGTTAATAAAAATATTAACATCAGTTATCTCAACAGTGTCATTTATTTTGACACAATATTTGACATTACAAAAATATGATGATGATATTAAAAACATAACAGATTATCTAATTAATCTAAAATTATTTTTGAAAGAGATAACAATAATTTCTAATATAAAAAATGAATTGAGACCAAATGGGGATAAATATATAACAGACAATGAAAAAACATATTTAGACATACAAAGCAAATCTCCAACAATATCTCCTAAAATATATCAAGAAAATTTACAATCTTATGACAGATTTATTAAAGCAAATAAAAATAAAACATATCTTGTTTAATTTATCACATAACAAATAATAATTAAAATAACTAAATGTCAGATATATTAATAGATGAGACAGCATTAGATAATACAAAACATATATTCTCAAAGAGAAAACTATCTAAGTGGGTTGATGATGATTCTGTAACTAAATGTTATAATTGCAATACTTTGTTTGGTTTCTTTGTTAGAAAACATCATTGTAGATTATGTGGCAGAGTATATTGTCATTCTTGTAGTAATTATTATGTAAAAATAACACCAGATATTATCCAAAAATTACCAGATAAAAATATTGATATTAAAAAAATAATTTGGAATAATCACGATGAAGTTAGAACATGCAGTAGTTGTCATACACAAACAAATAATTTAATGAAAATAAGAAAGATAATAAAAGTTTTCGAATTATGTAAATTTGATTTGCGTGATTTATTAATTTTATCATATTTTTCAAGTAATTGGAAACAAGCAAGTGTATTTATAATGTCAAAATTTAGAGATATTCAATATAAACTTTCAATAGAGAAAATAAACAAAAAAGAATTTGACTTATTATGGAACAATTATAAATATATGAAAGGACATAATTTGTGGATTGCTAAATTAGTTTCTCATAATTTAACTCAAACCCAGGAAGAATTATTAAAAAAAATACTCAACCAAAAAAAAGTAAATTCGTGTGAGATTTTATTATGCTCCGATATTTGCGATAATAATATCAATAGCATTATGGATTTTATTATACATAATAATAACAATGCTTTTATGTCAGAATATGTTATATCTCAATTATCACAATATTCAAATACACAATTAAAATATTATGTTCCATTATTTGTAAATAAAATAGACACCAATTGGTTTATGGTTGATTTTTTGATATCCAGAGGCAAAAATGATTTTGCTTTTATGGTATATATTTATTGGTCTATTGTTTCTTATAACAAAAAAATAACTGCTTTATTTTTGGCACAAATTTCTAAAAACACAACACCAGAATTTATGGGTAAATTTAATAAAATGTTGAGTATGAAAACAATAGATATTAATATGATATCAAAATTGAAAAATGTAATTTTGCCAATTATGCCCGAAATAGAATTTAAATCAATAGACCCATTTGTAAAAATAATGGATAGTAATTCAAGACCAAAAATATTTAAATTTCTCAAAGATGATGGTTCATACAAAGAAATTATGTTTAAAAATGATGATGTAAGAAAAGATAATATTATTATAAACATAATTCATATAGTTCAAGACATATTGAAAAGTCATAATATTGACATTGATATAGTAAATTATAATGTTGTCCCTACTGGTGATAATACAGGATATATTGAGATTATCAATAATGCTACAACTATTTATGATATTGTTGAAGTTCAAAAAATAACGATACAAAATTATATCTTTAATAATAACAAAGAAGAATCAATAAAAAAAGTTAGAGAAAGATTTACAAAAAGTACTGCTTTATACAGTATGCTATGTTTTTTGCTTAGTGTTGGTGATAGACATCTTGAAAACATAATGGTTACATCAGAGGGATTATTATGTCATATTGACTATAATTATATTCTGGGCAATGATCCAAAATATGTAACTAAAAACAAGAACTTGAGAATTAATACTGAAATTATTAATGCTATGGGTGATGATTATGAAACATTTAAGAAATTATGTGTTGATATTTACAAAATATTGCGTTCTCACGTTAATCTATTTGCTAATTTATTGTCTGTTCTTACTGAAACTGACAAAACTATAACACTGGAAAGTATTAAAAATATTTTGGAAACTAGATTTGAAATTGGAGAAGATGAAAATGATATTGTGTCTCATATGAGTAATCTTGTTACATCTAATAATAATATTGATTATGTTTTCATAGATTTTCTACACAAATCCAAATCAACGTTATTATATAAAAATGTATCAAATGCTACTGAAAAATTATTTAGTTTATTTCATTGAAAAAATTGAATTTGCTTATATATTGATATGAATAGATATTAATATATAAAAAAATGTCTTTCGCATTCTTTTGTCTTATGATTGCTATTTTTAGTGTTATATATATTATATTTAACAAAATAATGGAAACATTTTATCATAATTCTTGTTATTATAATCATATTACTATAAATCTTGAACGCTCGCCCAAAACTTTTTATGAACATATCAAATATATTGATAGACGTATTCAAGATATTGAATGTAGCGATTTTACTATAATTGATATTGGATGTTTTAGATGTATGTATCCATCCAATGATTTTGTTATTGATAATACACAAGTTATTTTACACAAGAATTTCAATAATCAACTTGTAGAAATTGAACTGAAATGTTTCTATAAGAATGAATTATTCGAACATTGTAATGTTATAAAGAAAAATTAAAATAACTAAACACAAAATATTATTTATGATTATTATGATAGAAATAATAACATTATGCGGTGTATCTGTTTCAATGGTAGTTTCTGGGGTCAATCTTTTTTTGAATTGGTATAGAGCAAAAGATTTGCCCCTAAAAAAACACTCAAAAAGTGTTTTTATAGATAGGTCAATTAGTTGCTTTGTAAAATTAGTAGAATATTTGAAAACACATAATATTACTCACGAGCATAGTGAATTAATTTCAATAAAAAATGACAAAATCAGTCTAACTTGCTTTATTCCTGTTAGAACAATAACGATAGATGATGTTGATATTATTCCTGTAAAAGTTAATACAAAACTTAGTATTGCTGGTTATGTATTGACAAGTGATACACAAGAAAATTTAGACACATTATGTGGCAAAATATTTTCATAATTAATTTCGTTGATAACTGGTTCATACTTTTTTTTTATATCAATTAAACTTTTGAATTCTGTATTATTTGCTAGATATTTATTACATAACGTTAAAGCTTCATATTGTTTAGAATTAGAGGGCAATTCGTGTGATACACTATATTTATGAACCACTCCTGCACTAATCTCAAGATAACCAAAAAGAAAATCAGCACCCCACATCCATTTATTTTCTATTGTATGTAAATTACAAAACAATTTAAAATCATCTGGTGTTAATAATAAACAATATACTTCAAGGAAATTATTTATTGTTATAATATTTTTATCATAAGTATTCATAAAAGAATGAGTACTATTAATTACTTTTGGTGATATTATGCTAATTTTATATTCATCTTTCATTTTTATCATTTCTTTGATATCAATATTATCTATTTTAACATCATCTAAAATAAATAATACATAATCACATAACATAATAATATCATTATGAGGACAAGTCAAAAATAATTCTGTTAATACACCTTTTTTATCATAAAAATATATATTTTCTAAGCAATCTAATTTTCTTAGATTTTGTTTAATTTCATCACACTCGCTATAAAAATTTATAATGATATTAATTTTATGTCCGATATTTTTGTATATATATTCCAAATTATGTATTAATATTTCATATTTTATTTTTATATTATTCTCACCAAAAGCTGGCAAATAATACATAAAGTTCATTTATTATTAATTCCTATAAAAATTGAAATACTAAAAGCATTAAATTATCTTATTTATTATAATCAAAAAATGGAGATTTACAAGACTTATAATGAATATATGTTATTATTTAACAATAAAAAAATTGGTTCTTGTGCTTTTTGTTTTCCTTTGACTGAACCACAAACTATATTTATTTCAAGACTTGAAATAGATATTCAATATCGCAACAGAAAATTAGCTACAAAATTATTAGTGTCTGTTCTGAAAGATTATTATAACAAGGGTTATAGATTTGTTGAATTAGTTGATGCTACAGACAGATATAGACAAAAAAAGAATATTTATAAATTACTAGGATTGTATTATAAATATTATGATAATGATATGAGAGGAAATTTGCGTCATATTTTATTTGGCAGGCGATTAATCAAACTGCCAATCATCTTTTGACAAAGTATTATCAGTATTATTAGAAAATAATCCAGTGAAATATTCTTTGACTTGATTAATGAAATCAAAGAAAGGATTATTATTTAGATTATCAACATTATGTATATGCTCCATAGAACAATCAATGTGGGTTGGATTTGTGTATGAATTGTCAAAGTCATAATGAGTGTGTTGAAGATCCATTTATTTTATATTTAAAAAAAAAATTTCAATATTAATTCATATCCTTTCAATAATCTAATATTTTTATTTGTTTCATTATTCAATAAATAAAAAATAGTTTTTCTTATAGGTGTTATATTCAATAAATCATCAATAGTAATAATAACTCCATATTCTTTATCATCATAAATAATATTATTTTTGACATCTCTAAAACTATTTTTTTTATTTATTGATTTATCATCAAAAATTTTTAATTTGAGTAATATATGTAAGCGATATATTTTGTTGATAAGTGATACAATATTATTATTGTTTATTAACATAACTAATTTTTTGAATAATTTGATTGAATAAATAACGTCATTTGCTGAGTATTCAAGTTGTGTTTCTGTAAGATTATTAACATACCAATTTTTATTATAATTTATTTTCTTACATAATTTAACTAAACTTTCAAATTTATTAGTATCTATTATTTTTGCTGAATAAAGAGCATCGTATATATTACACTTTTTATTATTTGTGAGACCAAGTTTATTAGTTAGATTTTGATAAAGATTACATAAAAATAATGTATCAACAGAATAATTAATAAAATCGATAAACTTATCATTGTCTTTAATAAGACTTTCATAAATATGAGGATAGTCTAAACTATCAGACCCGTGAAATATTTTAATTATTTTGGAACAAAAAATATATTTTATTATTTTTTCTTTTTGTATTGACTTTAATAAATCTAAAATATAAACATCTTTGTCAAAAATAATTTGTGCTAAACCAATATATCTTTTATTTATATGATTATTATATTCAAAATCAATAGCACAAAATACTGGTTCAGTTTTTGATTTCTCATACATTGTCTCACATAATTTCACAAATTCATCCTCCTGATTTTTTGACTTTATAATGACATACATATATACTAAAATTTTATATTTTTAGATGCTAACCAACAAATAATATTATTATTTTATTATGTTTCTAAATTGTCTCTTCTTCCTGACATTTTGTGTATCGCCAATAACAATATTTGTTTATGATTATATGACTGATTATAAGCACAATAATTTATGTGTTCTTGGTTATTCATCTTTATTTATACTTTATTCTGCAACCAATATTTTTTATAATAATAGACAGAATTGTTTAATTGACAGACATAGATATTATAGAAGTTATAAACAATCACCAATGCCCCCCAAAACAAAATTAACATCTCGACTATAATTTTATATTTAATTAATATATATGATATTTTATATATTAATTATATTATTCTTAGTTATTTGTTTTTTTAAGAATGATAAAGAAGAATATTTTAATAATAAAAAACCGTATTTATGGGTGTATTGGGAACTAAAAAATGGAGCAACAAAACCTCCTGATTATATTGAATTATGTTTTGAAACAATCAAAAAACATGGTATAAAAAATTTTAATGTTGTATTTTTAGATGAAAAATCAGTGTTTAATTATTTGCCATCATTAAGAAAAGATATTAATGAATTACCAATCGCACTCAAAACAGATTATATTCGAGTGCTATTATTAGAAAAATACGGGGGTTTGTGGATGGATGCTGACATAATAATGTTAAAAGATTTTAGTGATATTTCTAAAATGCTACAAAATAATACATTTGATTTTATTGGGTTTGGTTGTTCTGGTGTGAAATGTAATAATGGTTATGGTCGCCCCTCTAATTGGTTATTAGGTTCTGTTAAAAATGGCAAATTAATATCAAAATGCCATGAATTATTAGACAAAAAATTAAATGATTATTTCAGTATGCCTAATAAAAAAGAATTTAATTATTTTGAATTGGGAAAACTGATAATATGGGACGCTTATGATATAATTATGAAAGAAAATCCAAAATATAAATATTATCACGTAAATTCTAACTTGGACGGTTCAAGAGATAAAAATAATTTATGGGTTGCTCCTGATATTATTTTTGAAAAAGAAATAGAATATGAAAATATAAATAATTTATTAGTTGTTGTATTGGCAAATAGTATATATTGCAGTAGTGATAAGAAATATAATTGGTTTTGTGGATTGTCAAAAGATAAAATATTAAATGGAAAATACATGGTTTCTAAAATGTTTCGCAAAGCATTAAGATAATATTAGGTTAATAATTCATAAAGATATATAAATATACTTTATAATGACTTTAAATACGTGTTCGATTTGTATAAATGATGAAAATGACACCGAACTAATTAATACTCCTTGTTCTCATTTGTTTCATTTAGAATGCTTAAAAAATTTAACAAGACCAAAATGCCCCTTGTGTAATAAAGATATTAAGTTATTTATGATTGAAAATGGAGTATCAAAAAAAATAATAGCAGAAAGAATTAGTGCTGATAATTTGAGAATTAATTATGACACTCTAAAAGTTGAAAATTATTGGAAAAAACACGATGTAATGATGTTATTTTTAATGAGTAGTTTAGCAAAACAAATTAACAAAGATAAATGGTTAGAAGTGTATAGTAATATTATTTACGATATTATTGGCAATGTTGGAAGAAGTTTTTTGACTTATTCTAATGCTAATTATGATGCTGATTGCCAGGGACTATTTTTAGTTCATATAGATGTATCAACATTTTTACAAATTATACTTGACAATTATAGTTCAGGAATAATACAATGGCGAGATATGAGTGAATTTAAAATGTATCCTAAATTTGTGTCTAAAGCAAATATGCTATACAAACAAGTTAAAAAAGATTATGAAAATTCTTTTGGTGTTATGATTGCTTTTGAAGATGATAGCACTAACAAACTTTATATGACAACAAAAGTATTAACTGTTGAAAAGGGCAAAAAAATGTTAACAAATATTTCTCTAATTAGAAGTGTTTGTGAATGTGATAATATTAGAGTAGCACAAGGAGAGAAAATACAAGTAGAGAAAGATTGGATAAATAAATTAAATTATGAAGAAGTATATGATGATGAACCAACAATAATGGAAAGAACATATAATTACAAATATTTTTCAGATTTTATTACCGAAAATATTGTTTTTAAAGACAAAGACTTAAAATACATTAGTATTGATATAATTTATCCAGACAATCCAGAAATTATGTCTTATAAAATTAAACGAAATACTACCTTTGCTACTATATACACAAATACTGACACTAAAAAGAAAGAAACATTAAAATACATTAGCACAAAAATAGCTAAATATTGTAAAGAGAATAAATATGAAAAATATTCTGTAATGATAGATGAAGTAATGGAAAATCATCTAAATGAAGAAATAAAAATAAGAAAACAATATGTTGTTGAAATGAAAGAAAAATATATAGTTGTTGGAAAAGTTAAATCTTTTTATCTTGCTGAAATGATAAATGTTGATGAAAATGGCAAGAAAGTATTAAGTGATGATACTATTATCGTTTTCTAATTTATATTTCTTTTCTAGACTATCATAATCACATTCACAAATAAGCATAGCATATTTTTCTTTTATTTTGTCATCACAACTCAAAAATTTAATAGTATCGCCATAATTACATACATAAGTTCTAATTATAGTCATAATACTTTTTGCCTTACTATACTTAATATCTAATATATCATCTGATAAAATCCATATAACTTTATGCTGTTTATTTTTTTCTCTTTCTTTTATGAGTTCATTTTTATTAATATTGACATTATTTATTATAATTTTTTTAATAATAAATTCATTGTAAGTATTTATTATGAAATCACACCATTTGTCAAATAAATGATTTTTAATTACTTTCTCATACCCGGCATATTTTATTTTTTCATTTTTTTGATAATTGTCTAATATATCTTTTATTTGTTCTATTATGGTATCTTGATTTTTGATTACAATACATTCTTTGTCTTGAATAAAATTTTTTTCTAAACCCTTAACATCATCAATCAACATTAATCCACCACAACCTGGGATAATAATGCTTCTCTCATTAAGATATCCATCACTGCTACTATCAATATGGACGTTGATATTAATTTTAGAATTTGAAAAAACAAGTCTATTAATTTCGTGTTCGACACTTCCTCTGTAAGATTTGGGAGCAATCTCTTTTAAAAATTCTGGACCATAAAGATGAAAATTAATAGACTCGTCATTTTCTAAATCTATACACATTTTTTTTCTATTAATCAATGTATTATGTTTTTCGTATAAATTAGTACATACAAAAGATACATCACATTCATAATCTTTATTTTTCTCATAATAATGTGTCATTGGTGAAAATCCAGGCAATAAATATTTACATATTTTAACTCCATGTTTTTTATATCTGTCTAATGTAGAAATACAAGAAGAAAAAGAAATATCAAAATATTTCATTATTTCAAGGTCATTATTTTCCCAACAAGGGGGGTCATCCCAATTGTAAATCATAAAAACACGTTTAGAATTTTTTTTTCTTACTATTTCCATTTCTTGTAATGTAATATTGCTCCAATTCCACCATAGAACAATATCCGGATTTTTTTCTTTTAAAAATGTATTTAGATAATCTATATAATCATTTCTACTAAGTTTTATTTGTAAAAATGGGAATAATACTGTGTCAATATTCTTAGCAATAAAAGTATCTCGCGCGGTGTTTATACAATTGGGTGTTTCTATATACCATTCACGATCATACCAACATACAATAACAATTTTCAACATATTATATCATCATAAAAAATTATAATATATAAAATTATAGATGAGTGAAGTAGCGATAAACATAAATAAAATATTATTACGCTCAATAATGAATAATAAAATATTGTTGCTTTCTATCATACCATTATTTTTTGGATATTATTTACAAGATAATATTTTCATTCGTATGCTTTCTAAGGTAACATCGAATATCCCAGAATTTATTAAAGACATTAATTTATCTAAATTATTTATATTATTATTGCCATATTTACTTGCGGTTGTGTTATTTTATATTTCAAATATTATTTCAGCAAGTACAATGCCTAAAATAGAATTAGAAGCAGTTACTAATTTGTTAGATAAAATTATACAATCTATACAAACAACCAAAAAACAAATTAATGTAAATGATTTAGTATTACATATTAAAAAAATAGCAGGCACTAAGAATGTTTATAGAATTATTGTGACATATATTATTCCAACATTTGTTCTATCAATGGCACTAATTTATAATTTTCTTAAAAATAATACAAAATATGGATTATTGGTTATATTTATGTTGGTATTTTTGATGTTAATGACTATAAAAGTAGAATATGATAATTTAGGTGATGCTTACAAAGCAGAAGAGTCTGTAAATGATTTATATGACGAAATACATGAAATAATGACTAATTTAGATACTGTTGTTACATCGAATACAAAAGAGAAAGAAATGAAGAATATTAAACTCGCTAGAAATACTACCCATAGTTTATTCGTTCACGGCGAGGTTACCAATAATACATCAACATATGGATTACAATTATTAAGCATTGGTATTGTTCTTTCTATGAATTATATGGCATATAGACTTTATACACAAAATAAAATAGACACCCCAGTATTTGTATCTATTGCTTTAACTTCTACATTATTGATGGATTATTATAATTATTGTATTCACGCTGTTGGTGAATTAATAATGAACTTAGGAAGACACGTTGAAGCAGTTAGTTATTTTAGTGATTTTAAAATAAAAAAGAATAATGACGTTAATAAGCACAAAAAATTAGTTATAAACGATGCTTACATCAAATTTGAAAATATTAATCTTACTTATGGTGATAAAGTAATATTCAAAAATTTTAATTTAGCAATAGAAGGAAATAAAAAAACGGGTATTCGTGGTAATATGGGATGTGGTAAATCTACTTTATTGAAAATGTTAGCAGGGATTATTGATTTTAAAGGCAAAATTTATATTGACAAGCAAGATATATCTAAACATAATTGCACTGAAAAATTAGCATATATTAGTCAGCATCCCAAATTATTTGACAATACTGTATTATATAATCTAAATTATGGTTCTAATCTAAGTCAACGCGAAATTGAAAAAAAAATAGATGAAATGAAATTAACAACTTTTTTTAATTCTTTGCCAAATAAATTAGAGACAAAAGTCGGCAAAGAAGGTGCTAATCTTTCAGGAGGTCAAAAACAATATGTTGCTTTAATGAGAGCATTGATACAAAATAAACAAATATTATTATTAGATGAACCAACATCATCTCTTGACACTTCATCTAAAACTATATTTATGGATGTTATTCGCAGTATAACGAATAAGACAATAATAATATCAACTCACGACCAAGAATTAGTGCCAATATTTGACACTGTTATAAAACTTGAAGAAGAAAAAAAAAAGAATGTTTCAACCTAACCAAAAATAAAATATTTATATATTTTATAGAATGAAGAACAAATTATTGGTTAATTTGGATATATTATTTTTATTAGACAAAACAATAGTGAATAACCCATATTCAAGTGAGAATACAGATAATTTTGTATTCGAACATTTATTTAGTGATATTGATTATTCGGCAAAAAAATATCTTGACAAATTATTGTTTCTTTATGATATTCATTCAGGTAAATTAACACTTGATGACTTTTTTATTATTAACAAATGTATAAAACATAATGAAATATTTGCTAAAAGTTTTTTTACTTCTCTTGCTATTGAAATAATTAATATTTATCGCAATATAATAGACCAAAAATTATTCGTGGTAAAATACACAACAAGTGATTTTGTTATTAGAGCAATTATTTATCTCATATTCAAAACAATTATATATAATTTTACTAATATACATGTATTAAATCATAAAAATCATATTGTTGAATTGTTTGACACTATGTATGTAAAATTTAATGAGATAATGATCGAAACAAATGATATCAAAAAAATCAAAAAATATTTTACAAAGAATTTATTTGATTTTATGCGTAAAAAAAAGAGCATTAATGACATTCAAACTATAACCCATCAAAATTCACAGGTTGTTTCTTCTTATATTATTACATACAAACTCAAAAAACATAAGAATAATAAGGTTTTTGGGTAATAAAAATTGAATTTATTAATATATTGAATAATGAATATATTAATAAATAAATCATACAATATGTACCGACGTTCTAGCAGTCTTATTTCAATTCCTAAGGGCAAAATTTATTGTGTGCTATCACCAGAAGCAATAATGCTACACAATATTTTACCCGAAGCAGTTGTGAGAGCAATGTATTTTCATAACATTCCCCCAAAGAATTTGTCCATCTCATCACTTTTCAATCGAAATGTTCCAATTCATCAGCACATCCAAAACATTTCAAAACATTTGAATTTTGACGACCAACAACAGCAAACTCTGAAAAACCAAATCAATAAAACAGTCAATGTTTTGTCCCAAGATCCAGACTACACTGAACTTCATCCTGGATTTTTGAAAGTAATCCCAAATTTGAAATATCACGGTGTCTCAAATTTCATTCTTAGTAATCCCTTTGCTGAATCCAAAACCTTGAAAAACATATATAGTTCATTTGTGTCTCAAGGTTTTGTTTGTGATTTGATTACAGACAATGATGAGTTTGAAATTGACACAATTGTTGAAAAATTTAGCGTAACACCAAATGACATCATTATGAAAGTCTGCAACGCCCCAGAAGATATCAAAAAACTAAAAGACAAAAAAATCACTACAATTGGTTATACTGAAAGTTCTGAAAACAAACGCATACTATATGAAAGTGGAGCGCATTATGTTATTGGCAATTATTATTTGTTGCCCAACATTCTTATTACTGAGAAAAACAATTTGTATAAACAATAATTTAATTTATGTTATAATTATAAGATAATTATAAATATAATGAACATAACATACACTCAAACTGATAAATATATTTTAGAATTATTTAATTCAAATATTGTTACTGAATTTATCGATACACCAAATACAGACAATATTATATGTTATGATAACTTTTATAATATGACTAATACAAAACATAATTTCATAACAATTGATAAACACGTTAATTGCTTACAAAATTTCACAATATTAAAAACATCAACTAATATAAATTGGCAAGATTTATGTAATCCATTTAATGTTGAAAAGGTTGTATTTTCAGGTGGAGGTTCAAGAGGTATTATTTATATTGGTTCTATATTGGGTCTATACAAATTACACACTTTATTTTATCTCAATACTTTTATTGGAACAAGTGCTGGTGCTTTAACATCATTAATTTTAAGTTGTATAACACCATCAAAAGAAATATTTAATATTGCAAAAAATAATAGTATTAATGACAATATCAAGACTGATATATTCATAGATGCTATAAAATTTTTTGTAAATAGATTATGGAAAAGAAATTTATCATCATTTTATGCGACACCGTCATATAGTTTTTTTGGTTTATTAGGGTCTCTATCATCATTATTAAAAGATAATAGTTTATATGATAATGAAAAATCAGGATTTAATATTTGGATTGCTTTTATATGTAAAAATATTTGTAAGATAATGGGAAATAAATTAGATGAAAAAATAATAATAAAAAAAGATGGCAATATTATAGACAATCTTACACCAGAACTAATTGACACTGAAAATTTTCATACTAATTATGTTTTAGAAAGATTTTTCACATTTCAAGAATATCACGATTTGACAAATAAAACATTAATAATAACTGGCACTAATACTAAAAATACTAATACACAATATTATACTCATACTGATAATAATTATAAAGATTTAAATGTTATTGTTGCTACAATTGCTTCAATGAGTATTCCGTGGGTATTCAAAGCACCTATTATTAATAATTATTATCATTTTGATGGAGGATTATATGACAATTATCCAATAACATTAATGGATATTAAAGATAATGATAAAATAATTAAATATGACAATACTATTTTTGGTTTTTTGATTGACAATAAAGATAAAATAATTAATATTTGTGATGTTATTACAGAATTATGGATAATTTATAATGGTTTTAGTAAAATAACACAAATTGATAATTTACAAAACTCAAATGAATTTGTAAAATTATCTGAATTATTTTTTGAAATCAAAACAGAATTAAGTAATTTATTGTTCGCTCCAAAAGAAATTTTAAGACAATATTTAGATGGTGAAAGTAATTATAATATTAATAATTTATTTATTAATGAAACACAACATAAGATTATCATAAATAATTTGTTGGTTAAATTAACAGAATACAATACAAAAAATATAGATGATATGTTTGAATGTTCAATAAATCACGGAAATACATGTAGTGAGTTATATAAATTTCTCACAAATAATAATATTAATAATGAAAATAAAAATTTTCTAATAAATAATATTTTAATATTTTATGATTTGAAATACAAACTAATTAATAATAAACATAATATGAATATTAATAATATACTTGAAAAAATAAAAATTATATTAGATAAATTTTCTGAAATTTATTCTCAAGAACTTGCAAAATTAACAGAACCAAACAAAAATATTAATAATATTATATCAATGCTTAGAAATTTTATTATTAGCATAATTGGAAATGATATAAATATAGCAAAAACACAAACACACACATATTCTTATCAAAATTTGATAAATTATTTTTATAATACATCAATGAATGATATATTGTGTAAATATTTCAATATTGTGAATAATAAATTATGTAATGATAATTTTAATGTAATGAGAACAATAGTTTTAGATACATATGATAGTTCAATATTAGATTTCAATATGAATGATGAAATCAAAATAAAATTGATTTGTCAGGGTTATACAAAAACAATACAACATTTTTCAAATATTTTACATCTTATGAAAATAACTGGAAAAACAAAGAATGAAAAATACATAAAGTCATATGAAACACTATACAAAGACTTATTTGTGTAAAAATATTTGCCCCCCATTTGTTTTTAATTTATAATGCTATTATATGGATGATTGTATATTATATTTAATAACTTGTGATATTGATGACATACATACTGAAACTAATATTTTGGTATCATATATTACAAATCAATATATGGAATTATGGGATGACATAAAATTGGGTGATTTTGTTGAGAATACAATTACACGCAATAAATTTATTGTCATAAAATCACCCACGCTTAAAATAGCACAAAATAATCTAACACTCAAACAATTATATGAAAACAAATATATAATATCATCATTTTATTCAATCACGCAATATAAATTAAATTATTTTGATAATATTCGTATAAATAGAGCGTATTCAGAAAATAAATATTATAATGTTGAAAATTATTACAAACAACCAATATATTTGGATATTGACAAACTTCAACTTATTAATAATTTATCATCAAATAATCTCTATCATTATACAATAACAAAATTTTCACAATTATTTAATAATAAATTTACTATTGATTATTTGTATATAATTTTAGCATATAAAAATGTTGAGTATATGTTTATTAGCAAATACTCAAATGAATATCATCATTATTCTATGATAAATGAGAAAATAAAATTTATCAGACAATTCAAAACTTATAATAATATGTATTTTTTGGAAAATAATATTGATGATAATGATGATAATAATGACATAATGACTATTGCTGATACAGAAAAAATACAAACTAAAAATATAATTTATATCATTGGAACAAAAATTGTTTATTGATTTTTTGTCTATAAATAATAAAAATAAATACAATACAACCCATCAATACAATAAAAAATAAATATTTGTATATATTTTTAGCATTACTTATTTCATTATTTTTCTCATCTTTTGTTTCTTTTTTTATGAGGTCTTTAATCATAATGGTATCAGTTTCATCATTGTCAATAATTTCAGTATGTGTTTTAGTATGTATTTCTTCATTTTTATGCTGTTTGGCAGATATTAAGTTTAATGCGTCTTCGTGATTTTCGTGAAAATTGGTTAATATTAAGTTTGATATTTCATCATTATGTTTATCAATTACTTCACTATTATATTTGCCGGTATTTGCTCCTGTTATGTTAGTCCAATCATATTCATTAACACTTTCCTCCCACATATTAATAATAATCATAAAAAAAATTGAAATTCTAACATTATAAATTCTAAGTTTTATATTATCCAAAAAAATGTTGTCTCACTATCAATTGGTTGGAATTTTTCACGATGTTTTTGGTCATCCATTGAGAACTGAACCATATCTTGATTGCTTTGACAAAGACCCTAATATTGTTCCATTTAGAATGTCTCTTATTAAAGAAGAACTTGATGAATACAAACAAGCACAAAAAGAAAATAATATTATTGAACAAGCTGATGCTTTATGCGATGCTGTTTATGTTATACACGGTGCCGGTCATTGTTTGGGTATTAAACTGGATAATCAAAATATCCAAAATATTATGATATATGATTTTGAAGAAGAAATAAAGAATTTTGAATTGTGCTACCAAAATGAAATATTTTTGGGAATGGCAATTTCATTAAATAAATTACTAAATATGGTTCATTCATTGGCAAAACAAAATGGATTTCATAAATTTGATGAAATGTTTAGAGAAGTTCATAGGTCAAATATGTCAAAAGTATGTACCAATATGGAAGATGTTAATATGTCAATTGCTTTCTATAAAAAGGAAAATAGATATAAAAATCCGTCATATAAGATTAAAAATGATTATTATGTCATATATGATGCTGAAACCTCAAAAATCCTAAAAAATCATAAATGGGAAACACCTAATCTAAAACAATTTTTTTTATAACTATAATATATTATGAGCAAACATAAGTCTTGTGTAAAATCCTATTCATCACACGAAACTGTAAAACCACCTAATCCCCTTTCTGAGTATCTGGCACAAGAAAACAACAGATTTGCCGAATTGTATATATATTTTGATGGATTATGTATTGATGACGTTAAATATCTCAAACCCCACGACCTTATTAGTATAGTCCCTTATGACCGATATAGACATAGACTATTAATGACTATTTTTGTGAGACGCTATTTGTTTAGAGAATGCGACGTGACTAGTGATGAAGAAAGTCATACAACTTGCTAGGAATAGTAAAAAAATTGAAAAAAACGAAGTATTTGTAATTCTCATTTATTGCTTATTAATTCTGTTTTTTAATTAAAATGGCGCATTCAAATATGTGTTCCCCGGTAAAAAAAGAATCCACGCTAGTGTTCCCAGTTGGTATGAACTTGGTGATGTTGAAGTCAAATCAAATCCAGAAGAAGTTAGAAGAACTTCTCCTGAATACGAAACTTGGAGAGGATGAAACGCGCTTTCTCACAACGCTCTTGCTGGCGATGTATAAGGGAGCATTGAAGGCATCATTTGAGTTAATTTCTCCCGGAGTTTATCACTTACACCTTCATTATGTAAGCAATGAAGATGATGTTCTTGAGTCTTCTGCAAACGATTATTGCGGTGCGTTCACAAAAGCGCTTGAAGAACCGATACTTGAAACCTTTATAAAGAAGGATGGAGTTCAGAAAGGGAAGAGCAAATATGACATAGCGAAGGAGCGGTATGATGCGGCTACTAAAAAGTGCGCACAAGAAAAGGAAGATTTGAAATATCTTTATCGTTTAGCGAAGGCAAATCTTAATATGAACGATGCGATTGGTATTCATGAGCTTACGCGTGGAGCGCTTCCGCTGCTCATTATGATCGGTGACGAACCTGTTTTTAAGGTCATTCGTGGTATGTCGAAAGCAAGTCCTGCTGGTTCGGCAGAGTTCCTGACGGGTGGTATAAATGCGGAGTTGATCACACATTTCATCGCAATGGTCACTAGCACAAAAGAATCAGTGCGTTTCAAGAGTTCAGAATTTCTCGTGAAGACTTTTAACACTGCGCATGGTGAAAAATTCACCCCTCTTTTGGAAGAATCAAACACGAGGGAGGAATCAATTGCGCTGGCAAAGCAGATGTCCCCGCGTCTTAGAAATGCCATGGAAGAGTTCATTATGATACTCAGTGCGAAGGAAAATGGACAATTTCTCAGGTTGAGCTTATCTGAACTATTCAGTGAATTCATCGCAATTGGCAGTAAGCGTGTGCTTAAACTCGAAAACTTGAAAGAGTTTCTACAGGCATCCTCCGCCGCACATCATGTTTCTCAATCAACCAAGGACATTGATTTTGCAAACTTGCAACAGGCTATGCGGGAAGATCGTGAATTCTATGAGGATTTGCTCAAAGTAATGGATGAAAAGAAATGGACTGCCGTATTTCTAGAGAATCTACTACACCCTCATTTCACTCTGCCAAAGACCCCAAGCGCAACACTCTTTCGCATTTTTGGCGCAACTGATAGTAACAATCGCCCTGTTTCTATAATGGAGGTAATCGACACAATCACTCCTCGTTTGGGTGGCAAGGGTATTAACTATCTTCCACAGTTTCCAGATAGTGTGGTAAAGACCTTGAAACTCACGCGAAATCACGGTGTTATACGCATCAATAGCGTAGAAGCCTTCTTTGCCTTCTTTGAGGCAATTTCCAATACAACCGCTGTAGAATGTGAGGGGGTAATGTTTTCCATTTTTGAGAAACACAAAGACCTGCCAAATCGCCCTGCTTCTGGGATTGAGCATTTGTACGAGGCAATCAATCCCATTTACTATTCTCTCAAATGCCATGGGACAGTAAAGGTAAAGGGAGGAGGCCCTGACGGGTATGAGCAGAGCAAGATTAACAGGCCAGTTGATAAAAAATGCCCCCATGTTGAAACTCTTCTGAATCTATTCCCACCACAACTCAAACCAAGTGCGGATGAACCACAAAATGCGATTAAGGTGCCACCAAGACCGGATAAAATCGATCAATTGGCAAAGAATCTAAAGGGACTTATATCCCAGTTGGTGAGATTCTTGTGCCAGCAAACCAATTGCTCTGAACCAAAAACCGATTGTTCCGAATCAAAAGCCGATTGTTCTGCACCAAAAGCAAAATTTTCTGTTCCAATATGGAGCGTAATATATTCAATAATTGCTCCACTCATTATTGATATGTTGAAATCGTCCTCAAAGATTAAGGGTGCGGAGTTCCTGTCTTATTTGACAGAAACTGAGAAAGTTATCCATAAATTTGACCTAAAGTTTCCCGGATTAAAATCAGGACCCCCTCTATCAGAGGCTCTCATTGCGTATGCTCGCAAGGAACTTACCGAACAGTTAGGACCGCTTAACCTATTCAAGGATGATAAAGCGCAAACAGAATTTATCGTTGAAAAGTTGAAAGAACTGAACCAATCGCCGCCTAAAGAAAAGGGACCAACGCGATACGTTCCTCCGACACCAAGCGAAGCGCTAATTAAAGAGACTGTTCAGAAATATGTCGATGTTCTAGATTCATTCGCAGCGGCTTCTAAGTCTGGTAATGTTCAGATCATTACCACGGCATTTCTTGGAATATTGGAAAAAAAATTTCCAAAATTTAGTAGTGTCATCCTGGAAATATGCGCAGGTTTGAATCAGGAACTCTTCAATCGCCCGACACTGCTCACCCTGGAAGTTAAAAACTTCCTTAAAAGTATTCATGATCCTGCTCTTGCTCCTGCCGGAGATGAGGATACTAATGTTTTCGCATCGGCGGTTCCACCAACTGTTGTGTCTGCCGCATCTGCAACATCGATTGATTAGTTCTCTAGTCAGGTTGATGCTTTATTTATTTCTCACTATTTTATAACATATTTATTATAACTTATGATGCCCTATCTTATACATCCAAGTGCCTATGCTATCCATTCTACAATTTATTGCCAAAAAATAATTCAACATCCAAATATTTTCAAAAATAACAAATAAATAAAATACACTTCACAATGTCATTAGATTTGAACAATTTTATATTCTCCCTATTGCTTATGATAAGTGTCCAAGAGATAATAGAAAATATAGTTAATATTGAAATTATAAATGCTATAATATAAATAATTATATATATTGATATTATAAACTAAATATGACAACTTATGATGCCTTATCCCACGCGTCTATAAAAAATAGTCTTACCGAACAACAAAACATAGACAAATGGAAAGATAGTTCAATTTTATCAAAATATGCTTCAATATCCCCTACTGACGTTAAAAACAAACTTAACATAGTATTATCTAACACAACCATAAAACGAGCGTGTTGTTTGGGTTCGCAAAGACCTAATAGTACGCCAGTTGATTATTATACAGTTCCTGTAAAAATTCCTGTTCCTAAAAATTTTGATACCGATGACGGATTAACTGATATGAATGAAAAATATAAATTTATAACAAAATCTGTTAGAGTTCCTAGTTCTTTGTGTAATAATGTTGCCAATATTGACGGATTTAGCAAATACGACACTCAAATGAATGTTAGTGATGCTCAAGCGTTAAATAAACCGTGTGATGATTTTTACCAATTATATTGTGCTAACAGTCTGTCAAATTATATTAATGAAAGCAAGATGCTAAATAGACCTCCAAGTGCTGATGAGTTTGTTACTAAATATAGCAAAGATTGTGCGTGTTATGGGATGAATAGAATTCCAAACGCACAATTTGATGTTTCTCCTCGTTGCTTAGGTCTTACTAATTGTAATCTAAACAATGCTACCACTGAACAAGTCTATTTAGATCCAGGTTCAAGAGGTCCCCGTTGTTCAGTTAATTCGGTAACGTGTCAGCAAATTATTGATTTTAATAACTCAGAGATATCTAGCAATAGTAAAGTAATAGTAGCTCCTGAAATTTCAAATGATTGTAGTATGAACTTTGGTAAAGATTTAAGAATCTCAGATAATTCGGGTAGATCAGGTGGATCAGGTGGATCAGGTGGATCAGGTGGATCAGGTGGATCGGGTGGATCGAGTGGATCAGGTGGATCGAGTGGATCAGGTGGATCGGGTGGATCGGGTGGATCGCCAAATCCACCACCAAATAATGAAGAAAAAAAAGATGAAAAAGAAAAAACAGAAACTAATTGGATGTTGATTGGTGGTATTTGTGGGATAGTAGTATTTTTAATAATAATATCTATTGTTCTTTATTTGGTGCTTAGAAAAAAACCAAACCCATATTAATCTTTATATTGGCAATAAATAAAAAAATTATAGATAATAATTATAATGAACTATATAAAAACAATATTGATTTTAATATTATTACTGATAATATTATCTCTTTATGTCAAACTTAACAATAGCACACCTTATAAGATACTAATTTGTGAGAATTATATTGTGTCATTTGGATTTTTCTTTATTTTGTGCTATATGCTTTATTTTCTTATTTCTATAAATATTGACAAGAATGAGAATTTTGACAATACTGATATTTTTGATAATTTTATTGAACGACCCCAACTAATATCACAAGAAGCAATGCAAGAGGCAACGCAGGAAGAAACACACAAAAAAATCAATTGTGATGAAGTTATGAAAAATCTAGAAATATTAGGCAATAAAAATATAATTACATTGCCATCTGAATATAAGGATCATTGTGAAAATGTTATAACACAAAAATATAAAGTTGTATTTGAAAACAAGAAAGTAAAAAATAAACAATATATTTTGAGAACACTTATAAATAAAAGTTATTATTATCTTGTTATGACCATTAATAAGAAAAATGATTTGCCCGAACATAAAGGAACAAAAGAAAAACCAGAAGCGTGTAATATTGGGGAAGATTATATTCTGCCAATGTTAGTTAGTGAAACTGTATTATTCAAAAACTACAAACCAGAAAATTATCATTTTTACATTATAAAAAGAAAAAATACGTATGTGTTGAGTGCTGATATTAATAATATTACATATTATATAAGTGGAGCGCCAACATTATCCCCTTATGTTCAAGTGCCCACAAAACCCGTTCCCCAATTTATTGGCAAAGAAGTAAAATTACTAAATATTCCAAATCATAATTCATTAAAATTTTTATGCGGAATGAGAAATACAGACGCAAATAACCCTTTCATTAATTTTCATATTGAATCAAATATGAAACCTGTTGTAAATCCTGATTTGACTAATACAATAATGACTAATTTACTTCAAGACAAAAATCCAGAAATTTTCAAAAATAATCTTGATATATTTATTAAAGATAATAAAGACAGAAAATTTAGTTTTGCTGTGTCATTAGATTTAGATGATCCATTAAAACTTGATAGAATTCCATTATGTATTATGCCAATTGCTTATGATGAATGTACGAGAAATAACGAAAAATGTAATAAAACAATACATGAAAATGGAATTAATTATGCTGGAACATCTAAAATTAGTTTTGAAATTATAAGTGTTATAGTATAAATAATTATATCTATTGATATTATAATGGGTCAGCAAGCGTCTGCAGATAATAGAACAGTAAATATTAATGCTACTTCAAGTGTGTCAAAAGATTTTGTTGATATATTAAACAGAAATATGAATTCAGTTACCGCAAATACTATCATAAGTGCAGAACAAAATTGTATTAGCACAAACGCAATTTTACAAAAAATAGATTTTAGTAAATGTAAATTGAAAGATAGTAAAATAAATATTAGTGGAAGTGATAACGCAAAAATACTAGTAGATTTTAACTGTATTCAAGTTCCAAAAACATCAACACATATAGGACAAGCATTATTGTCTGAAATGATGGCAGAATTACAAAAATCATTTTCAGTCAAATCATTAAATGATATGAATACAAAAGCAAAAGCAGAAGCGAGTGCGTCAGGACTATTCGCACCAGGTTCTAATGCTAGTAATAGTGTAGATAATATTTACAAATTAAGTACTGTTAGTGATAATTATACAGAGATACAAAATGTTATAGCAAATGAAATAAATACAACTTTAAATGTCGAAAGTATCCAAAATTGTATAAATTCTAATGCCGTTCAACAATTATTTGATATGAGTAGTTGCGAATTAACTGATGGTTCAGAAGTTAATTATGACAGATCGCGTTCATCTGAGATTAATGGTATTTTAGATTGTGTTAATTCATCTGAGACAGTAAATTCAACAGTTCAAAATATTATTAATCAACTTGGCATAAAAGTAGAGTCAAAAACTGCGGTTGATTCTGAAAGTAAGATGGTTAATGATTTAACCGCTGCTGCTAAATCTATTGGAATAGATCCAACATGTGGTTCTTGTCCTCTTCCAGGTTGTGGTAATCAAATGTGGTGCTGTTCGTGGTCTTGTTGTATATGTATTGTTTTATTAATTATTCTTGGTTTATGTTGGTGGTTCTTTTTCAAAAATAATGGCGGTGGCACTTTAAATTATGGTATGATGGGACTGCCAATGAATTCTCCTCCAATGAGTCCACCAGGTATGTCAAATAGTCAAATGAGTATGGGTTCTCTAATGACTAATTCGCAGAATCCTCTATTAGGTCAGTTGGGGCAAATGGCATCACAGTTCGCTCGGGGTCAGGGTATGGGTCAGGGTATGGGTCAGGGTATGGGTCAGGGTATGGGTCAGGGTATGGGTCGGGGTATGACTTCGAGTTCAAGTTTGGGTCAGGGTATGGGTCGGGGTATGACTTCGAGTTCAAGTTTGGGTCAGAGTATTGCGTCAAGTCTAGGTATGGGTCAGGGTATGGGTCAGGGTATGGGTCAGGGTATGGGTCAGGGTATGGGTCGGGGTATGACTTCGAGTTCAAGTTTGGGTCAGAGTATTGTTTCAAGTCCAAATCCAAGTATGGGTCATAATAGTGGTTTCTACTAATATACATTTTCTAACACAATAATATTCACATAAAGTAATTTTATTCTCTCAATAATTTTATAATTTTTACTAAGATAATTATAATCTCTTTCAAAACTTTTGTTATTACAAGATATTATAATAACAGTAGCAATATTATTTTTCATAATATTATTACAAATATTTTGTCCCATACCAGATTTGCCAGTATTAGCAATTAGACAAGTATTATTTTTATTATAATCAAGATTCAATTTATCATAATCAACAAAATATATATTTTCATTAGTATCCAAATTAAATTGAGTATCATCAACTATACTTTGAAAATCTGAATAACATAATAAATTCTTGTATGTTAATATTTGTGAAAATACATACATCTCGCCTCCTAGTAAAATCAAATTATTATAATTATTGCCAAACTTAATAATAATATCATAAATTCTCTCACAAATATTGTCATCAGTTTGGTGAAAAGTATTATGTTGCCTAAAAATTATTTTATCTTTTATCATAATAAGAAATTTATTATTTTTGATAACATTATTATTTATTTCTAAATATGCTACATTAAATGTATCAAATAATTTTGTATAATCAAAACTATTTAATGATGTTATAACAAGACAACAATTATAATAATTCGCTTGTATTTCAAAATAAGTGTCTTTGTGTATTTTGTATTGTTCTAAAAATTGAATAATATTCGCTATATTATTATTTATAATTGATTTAATATTATCTCGTTCTGTCCATCTAAATGAAATCTTGTTGCGACACTGTTTATATATCTCTTGGTCTTGACTGTTCTGTATCATATCAAATGGATAAATTAGGATTACGAAAAATGTCTTTTCCTTTTGATTGGGTGAGAACAAATAATTTGGATAATATTACAGAACTCATTCAAAATAAATTTCAATTTTTCTTTGATGATTTACAAATAATTGACAATGATGGTGATTTTCCAATAATTAATGATTTTTGGGATTATACACAAGAGATAAATAGTAAAAAAATAAAAAATAAATATTTTGTGTTTTTACACGATAATAATCATATACAAGAATTCATCATAAAATATACCAGAAGAATAGATAGATTTTATGAAATATTAAGTGATGACAAAATTAAGAAAATATTTGTGAGATTATCAAAGAAAGATGAGACTGATGAAATCAATAAATTAGAAAAAGTATTACAAATATTTAGCAATAATCATAAAATTATTAATTATATTTATGACAAAAAAATTAAATCTTGGCAAAAAGATGACTTAAACTGGCAACAAATTTTTACTTAACAATAAAATAAAAATTATTAATATAACAATGAATGACAAATCCACAACCATAATCACTGCTGATTATATGTATCTTGTTTTTGTCGGTTCAGAAGATTTGATAATTAAAATTATTAATAAACTAAATCAAAATCAAGCACACAAGAATACTTTATTTATTTCACATAATATTGACATTCCGTGTGTTAATTTATTAGATAATGATACATTAAAAAATATTTTCAAAAATAATTATTTATCATTTGATGAAGGCATCGAAACAGCTCAATGTTTAGTTTATGCTGAGTATCCAAAACAAAATCTTATGTGTATGTTTTCCATAACAAAAACAGAAACAAATAATATTATTAGTTTTCCAGTATTGTCAATAGATGATGAAGAAAATCCTGACAAAATAATTGGCAATTGGTTAAAGAAATACAATATTGACAAAGTTATTAATTCTATAACAATAAAACCAATTGATATTGTAGGAGGAGAACACGATATACTGGTTTTTGTTGCTTACATAAATAATTAAGTTTAGGAAACTTAGTTATTTATAGAAGAAATTAAAATATTTGTCTTTAGTTTTTGTTGCTTACATAAATAATTAAGTTGCAAAAAAATGAAAAAAATAAATATTTTGATTCTTCTCATTAAAACACATAAATTCTATTCGACGAAAGAGATGGGACGAAAAGCGAAGCGTTGTAGAAACCTTATCAACGAACTGACAGGTCTTTTTGTTGAAAAGAATTACTGTGTATTCTTTTCAACTTGTTTAATACAAAGCAACCAAACATTTCAGTGCCAAAGCGTCCACCAGGATTAAAAAATGAGAGAGAACATTCCACATTCTCTCGGCAGAATCACTACTTGTCGGATTGTGACTGCGAGGAACGTCGAAGAATTAAACCGTGTCGCTCGTGTCTTTATGAACAACGGGCACTTAAAAAGAGCAGAAGACGAATGAGATGTCCGAATCTACCTTTGTATGAGCACGCAAATCAGATCTTAACTGATATGTTAATAGACGCAGGAGCGCCAGCAGAATTTACAATCAACGATGTGAAAGTAAGGGTGTCGGTTTCTGATAGCGTAAAAACCGCACAACTCACGCTTGATAACATAACTCTTGAAATAGCAAGAGATAGATACTGGCCAAATGTAAGCACACGCTATGCCAGAAATCGAAAAGTGCTCCTACATATTTATGGCAAGATATGTGGTTAGTTATAATAGTCAGCAGTGATTTTATTTTTTATAAATATTCCTTTATGACAAACATTTTAGTTATTAGAAACAAAAATATGAATTTACTATATAATGGCATATGTAGCACCTCATATGAGAGAACAAAAAGAACCAACCACAACATACAAACCAGACAAATTTGAGATTGGATTAACTAGTAAAGCACTTGGTTCGTTTAGAGATGCTAAACCGGTCAATTCAATAATTATAAAAAAATATGTTAAATCGTGTCAAGCATATTTGTCATTATCTGATTATGATTTGACAGTAACTGAAATGTTGAAATTTCCTAATATAGAAAAAAATAAAAGTGGTACATTAGAAGATAATTTTTTAGATGATTTAATAAATAATTTTAAATTAAAAGAGCGTTATACAGATACACCAATTTATTGTGGCGAAGTTGAATTATATAGTATTGTTAAAGCAAATCAAACTGTAAAAACACCCGAAGATGAAAAGAAAAAATTTAATTACAATTGTAAAATCGATCGTGAAACATTTAGTGTAGAACCAGAAATGAAATTAAGGATGTATTTTCAACAAATAGCACAAACTGAATTAAAAAAAATCAATTCAGTTTTTTGGTGGAAAACAAAAAAATTTATAATAACACCGCAACAACCTTTCTCACCTGAAATAGAACAACAATGGGATACAATACAAAAAACATCCTCTGAAAATCCAGAAAAAAAACATATTGTAAAATCATTTTTAGGGTTTATTAAATTTCAGTATTATTCCAAAATATTAACAATAAATGAGTTATTTGATGATGATTTTGATGTAAAAAAACTTGAAGATATTAAAACTAACATAAAAATATTTTATAAAAGAAATTTTGATTATGATATTACAAATGATTATATGCTTTATATCACTCTTAATAATTCAAATGATAATACAAATCAATTAGTTTTTGATTTTTATACATATGATGCAACATTAGGATATTTATATGTTTCATTTATTGATAGACAGACTAATCCACGCATAGAAATTATTATAGATAGAATCAAAAATAAAAATTTTTATTATTATGGTAAAAAATATAAGTCAGAAAAAGAGTGTATTCGTTCAAATGATCATTTTACTGAACCCTTCAATAAACCAAGAATGTATGGTTTTATTTATGAACATAATAATTATAACTATATATTCGGTATTAGCAATAAAACAAATAAAATAAAAATTATAAATGAATACAATTATCCAAATAAATATCACACATATTGTGCTATTTTTCTTTTAATAAAAATTGATAATAAGTATTATGAAATATCAATAAAATCAATTACAGCACAAATTATTAGGAATTATGAAACAACCGGTAATGCTAAATATAGGAAATTTTATGAAAATTATAAGAAATGTCTAATAACTTTATTAAGCAAATCTCCTATCATTCAACATAATAATAAAAATTATTTGTGGGATAAATTACCAGCATATATTGAGTTATATGTTAAACCAATTGATATTACAACATATACTTTACCAATAAATATTTATTATATTGATACTATAGAAAATTATACAAATATAATTTTAAAAGAAATAAAAAAAGCGACTATTTCATTAGAAGTTATGTTATGCCTCTTGTGGGGAAAACAACTAATTGAAATACATACACATTATCATAATACTCAATCGATTAAAGAAACACAAATAATGTATTTATTAAATAAACTACCATATGAATCTCTTAAGAAACCCCAACAATATTTTTTACAACTAACTCAAGGACTTTTGAGAACTACTACCGGATATTATATTTTAGGATATATTGAATATTCCACTAATTTTATACAAATCATTAAAAATACATGTGAATTTGATACTATATTGAAAGAGATTATAAATAATACACCTATTCCAAAAATACAATCTATGATATTTAATTTATCACAACAGTATAAAATACCAATATTTGAGATCGACATTTCTTTACTATCCAAAAAATCAATTTTAGAACAATTTATTAATTATATTAATAATGAATTTAAAGAATATCTTATATGGTATCTTCCACAAATAACAATTAGAGAAACACATAAAGATGAATTACTATTTTTTATAAATAATATTACTCTTTATGAAAACAATAAAAAACATATTTCACAATTAACAACTTTTTATGACCTTTATCAAGAAGATAATTTTTGTCATAATATTCGTCATTTAACAGACGCATTAAAAGATGAACTAAAATCATTTACAACTGATTCTACTTATGATTATGGATGTCATTATCCAAATATTTTTAAATATGCGATTTTTCATTTACATAAAAATAAAAGAACTTTTACACCAGAAAAAGAAGATGATCTAATACAAAATTATCATAATATTAATTCAATACGCTATATATTATTGTCTGATATTTTATCTAGAGATTTTTCAATAATAGATATTAGTGTAGTACGTATAATTAAATTAAAAATAACTGATTTTATAGATTTTGATATAAAAAAAATACAAAAAACTATTCTTTTAGATAAAATTAAGAAATGCGGGACACCTCAATATTATTTGGACAATATATTAAATATCATTAAAAATAATGGATTTATACTTGTATAATTTATTAATATTGTATTTTATATTTAATTTTATTACATAATACTTCATATGCCATATTATCTATTATATTTAATTGTATCATTTTGTTTGTTAATTCAAATGATTTTAATATATATTTTCTAAATTTTTTAATATATTTCTGTATAATTTTATTAAAATCAGTATCAATAAACAATATATTATCACTTTTATTATATAAAATAATATAACCAATCGGCGAAATTTGCATATATTTTTTAGGATAAGCAATTTTTACACATAAAAATTTTCTACATAATTGTTTTATAAAATTAATAAAATTACTATTATCAAATAACAGGTGTATTTTTATTATTAAACAACCATTTGTTTTCAAATATTTAGAAATTATAAAAGAGACGTAATTATCAATAATATTTATTTTTTTAATTATTTCTTTAAAAATAATTTTAATAGTAATAAATATTTTGTCAAATGTAATATTTTCTTTTGGATAAGTATTATAATAGTCTATTTTTATATCAGATTCATCATATTGTATATTTTCACCAATATAAAATGTTGTTAAGTCAGTATTAAACCCATATTTATTTAAAATGTAATTTATTATTTTTTTAGATTCTATTTTTAGTGGATTCTTATTTTCATAATACACATATAATGATATTAGTAATTTATTATCATATTCTTTAATTTTATCTTCATAATTAATTTTATCTTCATTTTTTTTACCTCCTGTAATTTTTTTTGTGTTAGTTATGGTACACTTAATTAATTTATGTTTGAATATATCTAAAATTTTATCATCATTAAAATATTCTCTTACAGTATCTTTTGATTTGTCCTTTATAAAATCTAAATCTACTATTTTATTGATTATATCCTCCATAATATATACTACTATAATATATGGCAAAATATTATAATTATGACAATTACAAATCTTATATTAAAAACCGTTTTCGAAATTCACAAACAGACTACAAAAATAAATTCATAAATGACACAAAAAATGATGAAAAATTTTTATTATCTTATGAATCAATGAATGTTTTTCCAATTTATCCCAGACCAATTATAATGAAATTAAAAACAAAAGATTTTGATATAAATTTAGAGAAAAATAATAATTTACAATCAATTGATTTAAAATTAAATGATATATTGATTGACAAAATAAAAGAATTCAAAAGTTATAATTCTTTATTTGGTAAAAATAAAAATTTAGACAGTAAAGTAAGAAGATTTTTTGATTATGAAATAAAAGACAAGATTGCAGAAATATTACAAGACAAAGTATCAAACGCTTGGGTAAAAATGTATGAAATATTATCGTCATACACTTTGTTTAGTGATAATGATACATTAAAAACTTTTCATCTTTGCGAGCATCCTGGTGCTTTTGTTTTGGCTACACAAGAATGGATAAAACAAAATACAAAAAAAGAACATTCATTTGTATTTCAATCTTTGAAACCAAATAATAATCCACAAATATTTAAACCTGATGATAGAATACCAAAAGAATTTTTAGATTATGGCAATGACATTAAAGGTGATGGTGATTTAACTAAGAGACAAAATATAGAATATTACAGAAAGAAATATAAAGATGTCTATTATGATTTAATAACAAGTGATTGTGGTTTAAATTTTTCAGATGATTTTACACAACAAGAAGATGGATTATATAAAATATTTTTGGGTGCTTTAATTTGTGCTATTGGATTGGCAAAACAGGGAACAAATTATATTTACAAAATGTTTTCTTTTAATGAAACAAAAACAATTGAACTAATGTATATCACGTGTATGTTCTTCGAAAATGTTGATGTTGTTAGATTAATGACAGATAAATCAGGTTCTGGCGAGATTTATATTATATGTACTAATTTTAATTATTCTAATAAAAATTTTAATGAGGTTTTTAATTTGTTATTAGATTATTTAGAAGATAATAAAGATTTTATAATAAAAAAATTTGACAAAGAATTTATAAAAAACATTCAAAATTATCATAAATTATTAACAATGAGAAGAATAACAAATTATAATATGTTGATTTTCAGGCAAATCAATGCTGATTATTCAAATTGTGTTAGTTATGTAAAAAGATTGACAGACTATTATGCCGACTATTTTATTGAGTATATTGGATTAAAGAGATGAAATATATTCTTTTGTTTGATGAGAACAGTCTGTATGTACTTGTGTATCATTTTTTTTAATAAATTCTTTAAAAAAATTATCAAATTCTTTAGAAAATTCTAATAATTCTCCTGTTTGATATTTTTTACTAAATTCTAAGCAAAAATCAACTAATGGTTTAATGCGAGAATCACACTCTTTCTTAAAATATGTATTTTTGATAGGAAATTCACCAAGTCTTAAAAGTTTGTCATATATATGATCCATCATACTTTTGCTCGCACTTCCTGGCATACTATATTGTTTATATCTTTCAACAGTAGCAATATTATCATACAAGTCATCTTTATTTTCTGCTCTTTTTGTTTCTTTTGTGTAAAGTGGTTGTTTTTTCTTCAAATTATATTCGTATGTTCTCTCCAATCCAATTATTCCGACAGCTTCTAAGCGATCAGCATAACGTGGATAAAAATACCATTCAGGAATATCACAAGGCATTGTATCACCATGAGTTGAAGATGATACTAGATAAATCATCAATAAAATAGTAGCAATCTCATTGTCAGTCAAATTATCTATATCACGTTTATTATTTAAAATCTTTCGTGCGTTCTCAAATTTATGATTATCTGGAAAATATTTATGATCGTCAATATCATGTAAAAGTGCTGCTAATTTGACAAGTAATTTTTGTCTATCATTTATATTAGAATTATGTTCTAATGCTTTTGACACATTGCAACACACAATTAGTCCGTGATGAAGACCATGTGATTCATCTATTTTTTTGTTATCTTCACGTGTTTCATTAACTTCTTTAATAATCTTATCTAATTCTTTTAAGTATTTTTTGTCTAATGATTTATATCCACCAACCATTTTTTTATAATGTTTAATTTTTTTGGTATTTTTATTTTCTTTTTTGTATTTCTTATATTTTTTTATAACATTCAAACCCATCTTATTATAATAACACAAATTTATTTTTCTAATATTTCATCAGTATATCTACTAATCAATGTATATAAATATTTCATAGTATTGTCAAGATTTAGTTCTTTTCTTTTTCTCTTAATATTGTCTATTGCTTTTTTATATTTTTCTGGATTCTTTTCTAAATCATTATAAATTTCTAAAATATCATCTTTAATTTTAGACATTGCTATATCATCTAAATTTTCTCCATATTCTGGATCATCATATATTAAATGAGAATAATCATTTTCATCAAATAAATAATCAAACCATTGTTTCCAATAACTATTTTCACCCCATACACTATTATAAAATGATATACGAATAATATATCTATCCATAAAAAATAAATATTTTAGTCTTACCGACCACGGACGATTTCCAGGCAAATCAAATAAATATTTATAATTTTTAAATTCAGGCATTTCTATAAAGATAGATTTATCATTAACATCTTTTGGCACAATAATTTTTATTGGATTTTCTGTTATCTCACTCAAATTCTTTCTAAAAAAACAATATGGTCTTCCAATAAAAAATATTTCATTGTTAATTTTATCAGGTTCATAATTAATACATTTATCTATAACCTCGTCAAAATTATATTCTTTGTTTCCAATAGTAGCATTTAATATATCAAAATTAGGAAAAATCAGTCCTTTAAATCCATCTGGCAAAATCCAATTAAAAACAGGAATATCTTCACGCCAGAAAAAACCATCTGCCAAATTAATAAATAAATATGTGTCTTCAATTTTATATTTTGTAAAAAATAATGAAAATATAAAATCAATATATTTCAACCTATTATTTATGTATTTCACTTTTGTGTCTCTATGTTTTTTTTCATAAATTTTATTATCTTTTATTATAATCAATACTAATAAAGGATACTTTTTCAAGATTGCTTTATGTTCAGGCAATAAATTATATTTTTTGTTGTTAAATGACAAAATTTGTTTATCAATAAATTCATTCATTATTATATCAAATATAAACAAAATAAATTTACTATATTATTTTTCTAATATTTCATCAGTATATCTACTAATCAATGTATATAAATATTTCATAGTATTGTCAAGATTTAGTTCTTTTCTTTTTCTTTTAATATTATCTATTGCTTTTTTATATTTTTCTGGATGCTTCTCTAAATCATTATAAATTTCTAAAATATCATTTTTAATTTTAGACATCATTTTATCGTCTAAATTTTCTCCATATTCTGGATCATCGTATATTAAATGAGAATAATCATTTTCATCAAATAAATAATCAAACCATTGTTTCCAATAACTATTTTCATTCCAATTCTTATTATGAAATGATATACGAATAATGTATCTATCCATAAAAAATAAATATTTTAGTCTTATAGACCACGGACGATATCCAGGTAAATCAAACAAATACTTATAATTTTTATATTCAGGCATTTCTATGTAAATAGATTCATCATTTGTATTTTTTGATATTAAAACTTTTAATGGAGTTTCTGATATTATACCCATCTTTTTTCTAAAAAAAGCAGTTGGTCTTCCAATAAAAAATATTTCATTGTTAATTTTATCAGGTTCATAATTAATACATTTACTAATAGCCTCATCAAAATCATATTCTTTTTTTCCAATAGGAGCAGTTAATATATCAAAATTAGGAAAAATTAGTCCTTTAATTCCATCTGGTAAAGCCCAATTAAAAACAGGAATATTCTCACGCCAGAAAAAACCATCTGATGTATTAATAAATAAATGTGTGTCTTTGATTTTATATTTACTTAAAAAAAAAGTAAATATAATATCGACATATTTTTCTCTATCATACATAATAGTCCGTATTTTTGTATCTCTATATTTTTTTTCATAAACTTTATTATCTTTAATTATAACAAATATTAAAAAAGGATATTTATTTAAGATGTTCATATGTTCTGGCAGTAAATTATATTTATTTTTGTTAAATGACGCTATCTGTTTATAAATAAATTCATCCATTATTATAATATATATTTATACTATATGAAATATAAATATAAACAAAACCAATATAAAATAAATTTACTATATACAGATGAATCGCCTATACCTGACTCTCCAGAACGGCGATTATTTGCCAAGATTGCTGCAAATAATAAAAATTATTCAGCATTAGAAGATGTAACACACGTTACTTCTGGTATAATACATTCCAAACTTGTGTATTATCAGCATATTTATCACGGTTTTCTTTTATCATATATTTGGATAAAAAATGTTATTGATAATATGGATGATTGTTTATTAATTTCAAACAGATTATATTTTATTGAAGGATTAATAGTTTATGCCAACATAAAAAAAATAAGTATTATTCCAACATGTATTACTGAGAAATACGAAGAAGATTATAATTATAAATTAGCACAATTTAAGGAAAAATTTAATAAAAAAATAATTATCGAACAAAATGTAATAAAAAATATGTATAAAAATATTATTATTTATATTAGTGAAATTATTTACGATTCAAAAAATTTGAATACTAATACATACTATTATAATATATACTGGGTAGCAAATGCCTTGAAACACTTGAAAAAAAATGGCAATCTAATTTTTAGACTATCAAATAATATGACAGATTATATATTACAATTAATATATATTATTAGTTCATATTTCAAAAAAGTACATTATGATACATATTTATATAAAACAGATGAACCGTGGTTAAAATATATGATTGTGTTTGAAAATTATCATAATAATGATAATAATATTTTGGATGATATTTTAAATCAAGTAAAAAAAAATAAAATGATAATAAATATAATTGATGTTAAATATGATCACAAATATAATAAATTTATAAAAAAATTAATGCGTATATTTGATGTAAATAACTCAAAATTCTTTAAATTATTTAATAAACGCAAATCAATTATTAAATACATATCACAAAATACAATTGATAAAATGTACAAAGAAAATTATATGTTAACACTTGATAAATGTCTTACAATGTGTGAAAATAATGACATAAAAGTAGCAACGGAAAATAAAATGAAAAGTTATAAATATAAAATTGAAATAGCAAGTAATATTTTAAAGATAGCAGAAATGATATATTATGATGCTACGAAAATACCTAATTATAAACATAATCAAGAATATTTGAGTATTATTGCAGAATATTATACACTAAAAATATACACTAAATTAAGGAAAAGAAAAGTTTTAAAAAAAATAAAACAGAATTTTAATATTAATGAATATATTACGGATTATATAGAAAAAATAACAAAATATGATATATCAATCGAGTTTGCTAAAACTTTTGAATTATTCAGTATATTTAATCTGATCCCCACGAATTCAAAAAAAATAAATATATTACATTTACACAATACTTATGATGAGAATTGCACAAAAGCAATAAAACATTATTTTAAACAAACAAATAATAAAATAAAGATTAATTCAAAAATATATTTAGATACTGATAATTTGAGTGAGATTATTAATAAAAATAAAAATATTAATTATTGTTATTTTGATTGTAATAAAAAATTCCCTATATATTTATTGTCATACATTATTACTAGTCTAAAAATATTAAAATTAGGATGTAATTGTGTATTTAAAACTTATATATCAAATGTTAATTTTCAACTATCATATTTTAATTTATTGGCATTATTTTTTGAACATATTTATATAGCAAAATCAAATCTGGATGCGTTTATTAATGATGAGATATATATTATTGCCAAGAATAAGAAAAACCATATTGATACAAAAACATATAATAAGATTTTGAATAATATAGCGTCAAATAATGTAAAACTTGATATTGAACCAAATAATATCATATATAGGTCATTGATTATGGTTATTGACGCTTATATAAATAATATGAATATGATTTTATATTATTATGATAACACTAACGTATTGGATACGCATTTATCACATATGGAACAATACAAATATGATTTTATGCGTGATTGGTTTCATATAACTAAAATGAGTATCTAATTATTCAGCAAATAATAATTTACATATCCAGACTTATAATTATCAGTAATATTTCCATACTCATAATTTGCTCTCATTCCATAATATTCTAAATCTAATAAAATATTATTATGAAAATAAAACTGTAATGTATCGTATCTAGTATTATTGTAAATCATATCATAAGAACAATAACCATTTATAAAAGTAGTATCATTTAATAAAGACCACATAATTAATTCTTGTGTCATATTACTCATAATTATTCGTGAGATTGGAGACATAATAATCCCGTGAATAAAGCATTTAGTAAATGATAAATTATAATAATGGTTATTATGAATAGTAGCGGTTATGTTTGCTCTTTCATTGGATACATTATCTTGGACATTAACATTAAACAATGAGATGATAACTAATAATATGTATAATAGCATTTTTTATAAATAATATTTGTATATTTCTAACACTCTAAATTTCAATATTTTAGACCAAAACAACAATAAAATAAATCAGAAACATCTTGTATTGTTTTTGGAAAATAAGGGGGAATGCTTATAAGTTTATCATTACGAGCAAAATTAATTTTTTTTAATTGAAATGAACCATATGTAATAACCTGAAAAAGATAATCATAAGTATTATTACTCATATAGTCTAGTGTAGGACAATCACCATATATTTTTATTTCGTATAGTTTTACAGCATCATATGTATGTTTTAATTCTTTGTTGATATTATCATCACCCCAATCTATTTTATTGATATATCCATCAAATAATGGAATAGTAATTGTTTTGTGTGTTTCGTGTATATGATATAAAAGTATCATTGGTGCTTCATATAAATTATACAATATTTTGAGCAATTCTTTTTCATTAAATAAGTCATATAGTTCCTGTAAATCATACATTTTGAGTTTATTATAGTAGAATAAGATAGTAATAATTTTATTTTTCAATTTTTTGTGAATAAAAATTTAATAACAAAAACAGCAAGTGTGTATAATATAGTTTATAAACAAGAAGTAAGTTAATATCAATAAATATATTTTTCACTATTTTTATTATATGTATAAAACAATATTATTTGTGTTATTTTTAGTTGGTTTGGTGTTTGTTGTTATATCAGTGACAAAACATAGAAATCAATGTAAGACAAAAGTTGTTTATAAATATTTGCCCCAAACACAAATGGACACACAAGATTACGAAAGTGATATATTTCATAGTATGTTCAAAGAGACTAATCCGTGGATAAAAAGTATAGACAATATGGGGATCAAGAAGAAGGAAGACATCAATAAGTTCTTTATAAGTCAATATCAGTAGATTTATATTTTTGTTATTTTTATTTTTTCTTTATTCTTTTTTTGTTCTGCTAGATATTCTTCATAACTTACTTTTTGTTTTTCTTCATCCCATTTTTCATTATAATTGTGTTTATGATAGTTCTTGTATTGGGAACACCCGATTGAAAATTTAACATTTTTTAAATCGGGTGCTTTATACCAAGCAATTTTATCTGTTATGTCTTTGCGATTACCTCTGTTTATTACAACAAGAGAACAATAATTTTCAGTTAATTCCGCAAAAACACGCTCAAAACTTGCTCTATCGGGAAGACAAGAACAGTAATTTTCAAATATTTTTTTTCTATTTAAATACGAATCACTTGCTAAAATAAAAACATAATCCATATTGTTTCGCATAAGAGGACTTAGACCCAATGGATCCTGACTTGACATTATCAAACTAATATTATAATGTCGCCCATTTAACATTAATTCTGTAAGATATGGATCATTTTTCCAATTTTTAACATCAGCAAGACAATCATCCATAACAATAACTACACGTGAATCAATAAATTTTCCTTCTTTTTTTTTTTCTTCTTTTAATTTAATTATTTCTCTTTGTCTTAATAATAATTTTTTAATAATTGTGGTTTCAAATTTATACCAAATAAAGCAATCTGGAACAATACCTGAAAAAAATGGAGAAAATTTTTCACTCATACTTATTATGTAACAAACCGGATAATCCTTCATTGATTGCAATAATGCTTTGATGATTGTGCTCTTTCCTCCTCCGCGTTTGGAGATCACCTGTACTGCGGGGTTTGGACACATTTTATCTAAAATCAATTCTTTAAATCCCAATCCACTAAATGTCACATCATCCATTTTATAATACATATACAAAAAATGAAAACTCTAATATATTAAACCATAACTATATACTAAACAAAAACAAATGAACCAAACCACAAAATATCTCACTTACATTTACGAGCGCTACCTAACCCTAAAAAACTCAAATAAAACATCTTATGACAATAATGATTTATGGAAAATATTTGAGTATTATACATGTATCAAATTGTCGCAAGATTACAAAACACAATTTTATGAATATGATGACATAGAACCAACATTCAAAGAACAAAACAAAATGTCTCGTAATGACACCGGAATAGATTTGTGTAATTTAGATAAAACAATCGTTCAATGTAAATTAAGAAAAGATACACTATCTTGGTCTGATTGTGCTACATTTTTTGCTAGTGATAATATATATGATGATGACACAAAAAAGAAAATTATCAGATGGGACAATCTAATCATAGCAAGAAATACTGACTGTTTATTATCACAAAATCTGTTAGAAAGAAGCAAACTATTTATAGACAAACAATATAAAAAAGAAGAAATAATCAAATTCTGTGAAAATCTATTGCTACATCCTCCACAATATCAAATTCCAGAAACTAAATTTTGTTTAAGAGATTATCAAAAAGAATGTATAGAATTAATAACAAATAATAAGAAAAATATTATTATCTCCATACCAACCGGAACTGGTAAAAATTCAGTGATAATTTATTCACTACAAGATGATAAAAAATATTTGATTTTAGTTCCAAGAATTATTTTAATGGAACAACTTAAAGAAGAAATAATTAAGCACAAACCAAAATACAAATCTAAAATCCAACTTATTAGTAGTGCTAATAATAATACATTTGACAAATCAAAAAATATAACAATTTGTGTTTTCAATAGTATCAAGCAAATTGAACCATACGATATTTTTGAAAAAATATTTATTGATGAAGCGCATCATATCAATAAACCTGAAATTTATCAAATAGAAGATGAAACACAAGAAACAGAAGAAATACAAGAAACAATTGAAGACGATAAAAAATATATACAAACAATAGAAACATTAACAAAATACAATAATAATGTATATTTATCTGCAACAATTGATAAGATCCCTAATTTTGAATATTACCATAAAGATATTAGAGAAATGATAAATTTAAAATATTTGTGCGATTATACCGTTCATATCCCCATCTTTTCAGATGACCCAAATAATACTGACATTTGTAAGCATCTAATAAAAAATTATAAAAATATTATAATTTATTGTAGCACACAAAAAGATGGTAAAGCATTTAATCAATTATTAAATCAACTTCAAAATAATTGTTCTAATTATATTGACAGCAACACCCCTAAAAAAGAAAGAAATGATATTATTGATAAATATAAAAAAGGACTTTTTCCATTTTTAGTTAATGTAAAAATATTAGTAGAAGGATTTGACGCTCCTATAACAAAAGGTGTGTGTTTCATCAATATGCCAAAAAATGGAACAACTCTAATACAAATTATTGGACGCGCTCTAAGACTACACGAAGCAAAAACAATAGCAAATATTATTTTGCCATATTCAACAAAAGATAATGAGACAAATATTCGTTGTTTTCTTAGAACAATTGCTAAAAATGACAGTCGCATTAGAAAATCATATGAATCTAAAATAACTGATGGATATATTTCAATCGACAAAACTATAACAAATAATGAAAATGTTGAATTAAGATATGAACTAATTTACAATAGTATGGGTATTATAATAAATAATAGGGATAATTGGATGAATAATTTTGAGAAAGTAAAAAAATATATTGAAGAAAATAAAAAAAGACCATCAAGTGAAAGTAAAGAGACTAATATAAAAACATTAGGAATATGGTTAAGTTGTCAAATACAGAATTTTAAGAATAAACGTTATAATTTTACCAATGAAAATATATATAATATATTTGATGCGTTCATTAAAGAGCACAGACAGACAATATTTATCACTAATAATGAAAAATGGATGTTATACTTAGCACAATGTAAAGAATTTATCATCAAAGAGAAAAAAAGACCAAATGAAGATAGTAAAAACCCTCAAGAAAAGAAAATAGGAAAATGGTTTACAGACCAAAAATTGAGATATAAAAAACAAGACCAAGCGTTAAAACATCCTGAAATAAGAAAAATATATGAAAATTTTATGGAAGACTCACAATTTAAATTTTGTTTTGAGACTAATGAAGAATTATGGAATAGAAATCTATTATTATTGATAAATTATTTTGATACAAATGATGAAGTCCCCAGTTATAAAGATGATAAAATACTTTACAAATGGTTATCTCATCAAAAAGATGATTATAATAATGGAACATTAGCAAGAACAAATGAATATTATACTAAATGGGAAAATTTAATTAATCACAAAAAATATAGCAAATTTTTTGTTAAAGGATATAGACGAAAATCATAATTATTTATTGTCATAAAAATTGAATAATAATCATATAAAAATGAAATGTATTATAATATAAAAATGACTGACGAGAATAATAAAACAGAATATCAAAAAAAATCTTGTGGTGAATTAATTACTCTTTGTAAAGAAAAAAAAATTAAAGGATATAGTGGAAAAAATAAAAATGAGATTATAAATCTTCTTACAAAAAACCAACCGATCATCCAAGAATCTGCTATAAAATATAAAGTATTATCATTATTTTCAGGTATGGGTGGTTTAGATAGTGGTTTTGCTGAGCAAGTTGTCGTTCATAAAAATAGTATTATAGAAGATTATAAAGAAACTGATGCTTCAACAACTGATTTCATAAATTTAAAAAGACTACCATTTGAGATAGTATTTCAAAATGATATTCTACCAGAAGCAAAAAAAATTATTGAACTAAATAAATGGGATCATAATTTTCACCTTAAAGATATTCGTGATTTATTAAAAGAAAAATTCACATTTCCTGATGCAGATGTTATTATTGGCGGTTTTCCTTGTCAAGATTTCAGTCACGCAGGCAAGCGATTAGGTTTTGAATCTAATCGTGGAACATTATATCAAGCGTATGTTGAACTTGTGAAAAAAATTAAACCATTTGTATTTGTTGCTGAGAATGTTAATGGTTTATTGACTATGCCAGGAGAACCAATTAAGAAAATTATAAAAGATTTTTCCGATGTTGGTTATGAGGTAAAATATCAACTTATTAAATGTGAAGAATTTGGAATACCACAAACAAGATGGCGTGTTATAATTATGGGCGTTCGTTCAGATAAACATAACAAATTACAAGAAAATTGGAATTTAATTAATGAGAATAAAAAAAAATGCACAATTGGATATTATTTTAAACATTTACAAGAACCGGATATTACAGATGACCCAGCACAAAAAATTTATTCAAAAGCAGCAAAACTTACCAAAGGACAGGGACAAAAAGAGGTTGGATTAGATGAATTTGCTCCCACAATGAGAGCAGAACACCATGGGAATATTGAATTTCGTAGAACAACAAATGGCAAAAATAATGAATCTGAATTACCTGAACGAAGACTGAGCATCCGTGAAGCTGCTCTTATTCAAACATTTCCCCCAACTTGTATTTTAATAGATCCAACCAAACCAACCAGCAAAGCATATAAACCGATTGGTAATGCTGTGCCTCCCCTTCTTGGTTATATAATTGGAAGAAAAGTATTAAATATTCTTAATACCATAAAAAATTAATAATATATTATTTATAAATCCAGCATTACACCTCCAATATCTCATTCACAATATCCTTCGCACTATTACTTTTAACAATCTCAACATCTTTCTTCTTTGCTATTTCATTCATAAAATATTTCATTTGTCCCTTATTCATATCAATACCACTCATATCAACCATTCTTATTTCTGGTTCTTTTTCTACTTTTTCTTCTACTTTCTCACTTTTATCTTTCTCACTTTTATCTTTTTCACTTGTTTGGATCTCATCAAAATCATTTGTTTCTTCACTCTTTTTTGTGCTTTCATCAATTTCACTAATATTTATATACGGTTTTTCTTCTGTATGTTTTTTCTCATATTTTTGAGTATTATAATTCAACAATATTTCTTTCATTGGCAAAGCATTTCTTATTGCTTCTTTTATGCCTTTCTCAATAATAGAATATATTGTTAATTTATTTTGGTTTAATATTTGCTCTTCGAATTTGTGATAAAATAGATTACTACAAGTGAAAAACATATATGAAGAACTAATATAACAATTATGGATGAAATCTGGTATGACAATATTTTCGTGATACCGAGAGTCTAATAAATTTTGTCTATCACTGTCAGTGTTATAAGTAAGCAATATTATGTTTGAACGAATAACTGCTTTGACTAAGTCATCAAATATGTCAGCATTTTTACTTGTTGCTTTTATTCTGTCTGTCTCAGTTTTCATTAAATGTGAATTTAACTTAGGAATGTCTCTTAACAATGACTCAAAATAATAGAAAATATTATGTGGCGTAATTTTTGGGTTTTTTCTTGCTTGAATAATAAATTTTTCTTCAGTTTTTTGTGCTTGTTTATACAATGAATTGAAACCTTCATATATCGGCGGAATTAATATGGAAATAAGAAAACTCTCATAGAAATCTTTAACTGAAACAATATGTTGTTCATAACAATTATTTTCTTTGAGAATTTTCTCAAGTCTTTCATTTGGGGTGATATCCATTATATGTATAGTTGGTTATTATTATTTTTGTATTTTAGCGTTAGTTATAAAAATTGAAAATAAAACATTATGACAAATATTGTAATTATAATTAAAGAATGAGTAAGAATATATCCAAAATAGATATAAGTTGGTATAAAATTCCTGAAATTAAAATAAAAGTATTTATAACTCTTATTAAACCGCTTTATGACATAATTGAAGGTAAAAAAATTCAAAAATCAGAACCTGATATATTCGCACAAGAATTATGGATGGCGCTTTATAATATGACTAATGAAGAATGGGAAAAAGAACATAAAAAAATACAGATTGAGCGAGTCTGGACAATGGCATTAGGTATTTTTCATCAAAATATTATGGGTTCATTTGATAATTGGGAAAATTATAAAAAAGGTCATAAATCTGGTTGCGATATTGGTAAAATTGATGGTTCTTGTATTGCTGAAATCAAAAATAATATCAATACAATGAATAGTAGTTCAAAAGAAAGTGTACTTAAAAAATTAAAAAAACAGAAAGAATTAAATAAAAGAACACTTCTTGTTATTGTTAATGGAGATATAAAAAATTATGTTAAGGATGGCATTGAATTTATTAGTGGCAGAATGTTTTATAATGAACTTTCAGGCAGGTCAAATTTTATGGATGATTTATTATTAACACTTACAGAATGCTTCATACATTATAAAACTTATAATGCTCTTACTGATTCTCTAAAAAAGACTTGATTTGTTTTCCTATTGCGAATGCTAAATTTACTGGTATAGCATTTCCTATTTGTTTATATTGATTACCAATACTACCAATAAATATATAAGAATCTGGAAATGTTTGAATTCTTGCGTACTCTCTAATATTTAGAGGTCTTGTTTCACTAGGATGACATCTTTCTGTTTGCTTCTGACAGGGTGAAGTTGTTAGTGTAAGACATTGCTCATCCATTGTTAATCGTCTAGCAATACCACGTTTTCCACCTCCTGATGCTAACATTTTTTCACCCATATACTCTAATTGTGTTTCTTTTGGTAAATTTATCCAGCATCCACCAGGAGGTATTAATTCCATAATTTTCTTTTTGTATGATGAATATTCGCATCCTTTGCTTTCTGGTACATTATATAATACATCTTTTAGCAAGACTATTTTTTTACTTTTTTCAGGATAAGTAAATTGTTTCTTAATATTTTTATGTACGCCAATAATTATAATTCTTTCTCTTTTTTGTGGCACTTCATAATCTTTGGCATTTAATACTTTATGATAAATTTTATATTTGCCATTATTTTCAAATAATGTAAGAATGTTTTTTAATGTCTCACCATTATTGTGAGATACTAATCCTTTTACATTTTCTACAAGAAACATTTTAGGTTCGCAGTCATTGATAAGTTTATTAAAGTGTATAATAAGTTTTCCACGAACATCATCTAACCCCTTCATTAATCCAGCAACTGAGAAAGCTTGACAAGGAACGCCACCACATAACAAATCCACCTTATTTTTATATGCTATTAAATCTAAATCAGTCATACTTCCTTGAACTATATTTGCCCCTGGATGATTTTTTTGTAGGGTTTCACAAAATGGTTTTATTAGTTCATTTATCAATAACGGTTCAAATCCTGCTTTAATCAATCCAGATGATAAACCACCTGCTCCTGCGCATACCTCAATAAATTTTGGCATTTTATAATATATTATATGTTGTTGTTTATAAACTAAATAAAATTCAATTTTTAACAAATAATAGAAACAATATTTGTTAATTACCCAATAAAATTAATTTTGCCATCCTCCACTCAATCCTTTGGCTTGTTTTTTGGTCATACACAAACAACCAGAACCACCATCTGTTTCGTTTCTACATCCATAATTAGAACTTAGATATTTATTTTTTCCGTTTTTATCACATATTGACGAATCAATCTCTCCATTAAATCCAGTTGGATATTGGGGACCACAACAAGACAACGAACATTTATTATACAACAATCTAGGGTCTTCGTCATAAGCAGATACATTTAATTCCCCATCAGGTCGTAATGCTGGACCCATAGCATCAGGTGACCATGCGGGGGGGGTCCATTTGGGAGCAATGATTCCAGCAGTATCCATAAACTGACTAGAAGACATTATAGACCCAGTTGTAGAATCATAAATTGGTATGTCTTTATTATTTTCCATACTGTATGAAGTATATAACAAGTTCTGTTCATTATTGCCATCTACCGAAAAGTTATCATTCTTTGAACCAAAAACAAGAGGGACAATTAGAACCAACAAAACAAGACCCACAACGAACGCAATAATAATCTGAATATTAACTTCCATAATGTTATTATATATAAAGATTTTATTTATTTTTTCTGAAACTTAAAAATACATTGTCTATATACCATTTATTATTAACTTCATCTTTTTTGCGCGGATAATAATCAATATGTAAATCAAATTTATTTAATACATTATTTATACTCTCAATAAAACTTGTATCTTGTGAAATTTCTTTATAAAATTTATTATTAGTAAAATTAACCCCATATTTTTCGATTGCTTTATTGTTTGCTTGTCTTGATATTTTGTTATATTGTTTATACAATCCATCTTCATTTATTTTTATGTCTTCTTTACCTTGTTCTTTCTTTCTAATATTATACAAACCTTCCGCACAAATAACTAATGAACCAATAACATTTCCACTATTATGATTATCAATAAAATGTAAAATATCTCCAATACTAGGAAACTCATATAATATTCCTTCTTCTGCTCTTCCACCAGGTTTTGGGGTTGGTGGATGCGTATGAAAAATATATTCATATTCATCCATATCTTCCATAAGTGGCATATATATTTCATCATCGCCAGCATCAACCCGCAATGTATTACCAGCTACAATAATTTTTGCTAATTCATATTTGTGAAAATCTAATAGTCCGGCGTGCTCTGAATATCTTTTTATTTCATCACTGCCATATTTTTTGTCTTTTCCTCCGTGTTCCATTAGAGCATCTAAAATTAATAACTGATTTTTTGTTATTTCAACATAAATAGTATCTTCTTTTAATTTTCTACTTAAAACCATCTCTAATTTATTTTTTTCTAATTTCTCGTGAAAAATAAATTGTTTGAAACTATGAGTTGGTTCAATATTATGAAAATCAATGTAATGAACTAAACCATCCTCCCACATATAATTCTTATAATAATAACTTTTGGTGGTAATATTTTTTTTCTTACAAATAAGACAATCTTTGCTTGCTTTTTCATATTTCTTTTTTTTGTCAAGAAATTCATTAATAATTTTTAATTTATCAACGAAACTATTTTTGTTCCCCCAAATGTGTATATTATGAACGGGAAATTCAAAGTCATTATCATTAATATCTTTAATAATATGTTTTTTTGATTTTCTCCAAATACATTCTGTTTTATATTCTTTTTTGTTGTGTATTATTGTATTGGCACTCATAATATTGGTTATTATAATTTATGAGCATTATTTGCTAAAATTTTTATATCATTCAAGATTATTCAATAATATTTTATCAATAAGAAAATAATTTGAAATATTGTGTCTTACTCCTGATTTGCTACTAACTTGTTTGTCAAATAATTTTTCAATCATAATACAATTTTTATGTAAATCATCAGTTGAAATAACACAATAATCTTTTTTAGAAAAATCACTATTAATATTTTGTCTTATTTTTTGTATATCTTTTGCTAATCTTTTATCAAAACTTGGAATAATATCACCCCACATCCAAATACTTTTTACATTATCATAAGATCCAAGAGAAGTATAATAATATCTTAATAATAAAGTATTATTATCATAAAAACTACCAATATGTTTTATATTTTCATCTTCATAAATTTCATAATTCATAAATCTTGGTTTATATGACATTAATTTTTTATGTAGTTCCATAAATTATTCTAATATTATAAGATAAATAAAAACTCATAATAATTATAATACAAATGACTACAAACAGTGATGAATGGACTGTAGCAAGTTCTAAGAAAAGAATATTCAAACAAATTGTTGAACCAGTAGCAAACACTATTATACAAAATTATAAGAAAACATTGTGTAAAAATATGGGAATGTATGGTTCTTGTGTATATGGAAGTAAATGTAAATACGCCCACACGTTAAAAGACCAAAATATAGAACCAATAAGAAAACAAGTTTTGGATTATATCAATAATAACGAAGATTTGACACACATTAATCTTGTGGAAGACAAAAAATTATATTTTGAATTGTTGACACTAACAAAATTATGTTATTTGTGTAATGATAATAAATGTTCTGGGGGATACAATTGTAAAAATGGTTCTTATGACAAATCAATTATTATTTGTATTGTTGATTTAAATAGGGGCAATTGTGATAATAATGAATGTAGCAAAATACATTTAACAAAAAGAGGTCTTATTCCTTTTGATATTGTTTTTAATAGAAGTGTTAAAATAAATTTTATCCCAAAAAGAGAAATTATTGATGATGTATATTTTAGTGATAGTGGTGATGATAATATGGGGGTAGGTGTAAGTAGGAGAGATAAGGAGATAGGAGAAGAAAGAAGTAAATTATGTAGTTCTATTTTTAGGTTTTAGGATGTTATTTGTAAATAATACTCTAATTTATTATATTATGATTCTAAATTTATAATGATTATGAATAAAAATTAATAAATAAAATAAAAATTTACTATATATAATTTAATGGCACTTGATGAAAAAGAATTATTGAATGATGCGATACAAACTTTTAGAACTATCAATAAAAGTCGAAAAGTATATGCTGTGTCAGATATTCACGGTGATCTTCAAGCATTTATTGTGGCATTGCGTGATTGTGCTCAGGTAATAAGAAAAAAAGGAAAAAAAATTGGTTTTTGTTTTGACAAAGTTGATAAAGACCTTGATATCGATAATCCAAAGTCATTTATGAATGTGAAACTAACTGAAGATAATTTTGATGGAGATAAAAAACTAGATCGAAAAGATACAGAGGAATATAAATGGGATCTTAATTATGAGTGGTGCGGGGGTGATTCGATTGTGGTTATTATTGGAGATTTAATTGATATGTATAAATATCCAAATGATGCTCCATATGATGAAAATGAACCTCCAGATGATTGTAAAAAAAAATATTATGAATGTGAACAATTAGAATTAAAATTAATAATGTTTATCAATGCTATGAACAAAGAAGCAACAAAGATAGGGGGGGAAATAATAAAAATAATAGGGAATCACGAATATTACAATTTTACTGATAATGATGACTTTATTTGCAAATCAATAACACCATATCAACGCATTAATGATTCATATTTTAACAATACAACTAGACAAGAATTTTTTAATTTTAAGAACAAGGGATTCCAACTCTACAAAATAGGATTATTATATTCTTTAATAGTTATAAACGACACAATTTTTGTACACGGGCAACTCTCAAATTTAACTGCATCTCAACACCACGAAATAAACATAATTTTAAACACAATTGAAGATTATACAGAAAAAGACTTTGACAAATATCATTTTACTTTACGCCTTTTTGGTGCGGATTTACCAAAAGACGTAAATGCAGACGGGGATGCTTATCATCAACAATATCCTGATGACTATCCTATTAAAGCAGATGGTTCAGATCCAGACTATATTAAAACTCCTGAATCATTCTGTGAAGATGTTCAACGGTTAATCAATAAATTTAATACTGATATACAAACTGATAACAACAAAGCATCACGCGTTGTCATTGGACATTGTATTCAGCAATATAACCTAGATAAAGATTCTATTAAAAATGTATTTACTTTAAATCAAAACACCAAATACAAAAACAGAGAAATTTTTAGTTCCCCTATAATACCTATAAATTATGCGTCCAACATTAACCATCTACAATCTGGTTTTGCTATGGAATGCCAAAATGATAAAACAGACTATTATAAAATATATAAAATCGATGTTGGTGTTTCACCAGGAAATTGGGATAATAACTATATCGATAATACATTATTAAATGATTCATCTGAAATAAAAACTAGTTCTGAAATAAAAACTAGTAAAGTTCAAGCATATTTTGGTCAAAATGTCCCACAAATACTAATGATATGTGATGACAAGATAGTCGCACTAAAATCCACTATATCTAATGCTTTTATTAACCATACTTGTAAATACCCAGAAGAAATTACTAAAATATTAAAATCTCTCAAATCTGAAAAAGACGCTGATGTATCTCCCCCAAAAAATTTAACTGAATATAATTATTTTATTAAATATAATGAAGATAAAATTTTGGAAAATAAAATTAATAATATAATTGATATAATTAATTGTAAGGATAAACGTAAATATGAGATAGAACAAATCAAATACGTAAAGATTGATTGTTCAAACCGTGATACAGATTTAATTACAACATATATAAACTCAGACAATATTCCCTATATATATACGTGTACGCTAACTGACACGAAATATATGAATAAATGTATATCATTTGACAAAATGTATGATCCAGATGCGGAATGGTTAAATAAGGAAAAAATATATAATATTATGAAAATGACCGATCGATTGATGATATATAAACATAATGATGATGGTACATTATGTAATATTGACGACGATAATGTTAAATATACAAAAGAGCAATGGGATTATGATTGTAGTCAATTTACCACATCACTCACAGAATTTATAGATTGTTATACATATAATTATGAAACAATAACATACAATGATAATGAATATAATAACACGAAAAGTAAGCAATATGTTATCGACGCAATAACAAAACAAAATCATCAAGTACCTAATTATGAAAGTATATTTTCATCGTTAAACTCCCTATAATAACCCACTATAAAAATTGAAAATTTTAATATATTGAAATTTACATTATTTATATATAATATATATATAGAAATAATGTCTCGTCAAGGTTTTGGTGATCGAAACACTCAAAGTCGCCGGCGCGCCCAATCACCGGAAGGACACGCTCTTATGGGCATAAAAAAGAAAGTTGCAACCGCACGCAAAGCGGGGAAAGAGGATGAAGCAAACGCGCTTATCCAATCAGCAGAAACTAAAGAGGGGCCGGACTATTTGAACAAGTTGAAATATACTTTAACAAAAGTTTATCTACCCACAGATCCAACTAATGCGGTTGCTATTGCCACAGAAGAAGCTAAAAGTCGTTTGGAAGAACGTCTAGAAGGCATTCGCAACGCAGGATTAGAACCTAAAGTCGTGCCCTCATCCGCCGCCCAAGTCGCACTAGACGCATTCGAGAAGTTGTCTGAAGAAGAGAAGAAACATCAACAAGAACTAGCGAAAGGTATCCTTGAACAGAAAAAAGCTCAAAAAATGGCAGACGCACAAGCAGCTAACCGTGTCCTTGCCAGTGCGGCAACTCCTCTGACAGTTAAGTTTGTTCCTCGCACTATCCGAGAAGCCCAAGTTGCCCACGAGAATGTGTCCCCTATTGACAAAAAAATTCCGTCACGCGTAGAGTATATTCAAACTGAGAGTGAGAAACACCTTGGAAAACCTGAGTTTGATCTTATTCTTAAGCAGTTAGGCTCAACGTGGGATGCCATGTATGGTTCACATCAGGTGGCACATCCCATCCGCCCCCCAGCACATCCCCGATGGGCACATGGTCGCGAAACCACATTTTCCGAATACTCTCTGTGCCCCGGAATTAAAAAAGGGGAAGGTTGTAAGTATGTAAAGGGACAAGGAAACTCGCAAACATACGAAACCCACATGGCGAAATACCATCATCCATAACAACGTGAATAAATATCGCCACAACTGTTATTATCTAACAAAATTTCTCTATTATTATTTCCATCCACATTATTTTTTGTCCCTCCACAAAACATAATCCCCAAAAAAAATTGATTTTGTGCTTATCTTACCTATTATTATTTACAAACCATAATTAACTATGACTAGAAAATCTGACCTAGCAACCAAATACGCTCCTAAAAAAATAAAAGAAATAATTGGTTCATCCAGACAAATAAAAGACATTGAAAAATGGTTAGTAAATTTTAGGATTAATGCGAGAAAAAATCTTGAGAAATTTAAAGAGAAAAAAACTTTGAGAAAAAACAAAAAGAAAGAAATAATTATATCTGATGAGAATGATGAAGATGAAAATATTACATCATATGAAATAAATATATATAATAGTCATAACAATAATAAACCAGAAGATTGCCCTTGTATGATTGTTCTGGGTGATAATGGCACTGGTAAGACCACTATTATAAGAACAATACTTGAGACCAAAAATTATTACATAAAAATGGTTAATTTTTCTGACATTATAACAGACAAACCAGAGAATTATGTTGATACATTATTTTCGTATGATGATATTAGCGATGACAATACTATACAAACAAGAAATAAAGTTATAGTAATTGACGATATACAAAATGCTTGTTCCCAATTTGATAAAAGAATATTGTCATCACTGATAGAACATAATCATCTGTATTGGGTTTGTCCGGTTATATTTATTGGCAGTAATAAACATAAAAAGATTATAACAACATTGAAAAAAGAGTGTTATAATATTAATATTTACCAACCATCAACAGAAAATATGTGTGTGTTATTAGAAACCATTTGTTTGGGAGAAAAAATAAAATTTGAGGATGAGACAGTTCCAAAAAGAATAATAGAATATTGCGAAAATGATTACAAAAAACTTATTATTCTTTTGGAAGAATTATACAGAATATATAAGAGAACACCCATAAAATTAAATGAACTTAACAAACATATTGAACTAATGGGGGTGAAAGATATTGAACGCACATTATATGAAAATACGATGGAACTGATAACGAATTACAAAAATATTGATACAACAATAAAAATATTTGAAACAGAAAAATCGACGTTGCCATTAATGATACAACAAAATCATTTAAATATAATATCAAGATATAGCACCAATAAAAAGAATATCATAAAAACAGCATTACAAATAACTGAAAATTTAAGTTATGGAGATGTTATAGAAAACTATGTATATTCAGAACAAAATTGGAACTTACAACATACTTGTGGTTTTTATTATTGTGTGTATCCATCTTATATTTTCAATGAGAATGTAAATAAAAAACAAGTAAAATATAATAAATTTAAATTGAACTATCCTAAGGATTTTAATAAGACATCAACAAGATGTATAAATTATAAAAATATAAAGATTATAAATGATTATTTCAATAATATGAGTATTTATGATTATATAACATTGATACATATAATAAAAGAATTATTGGTTCAAGACAGAATAACAGAATGTAAATCTTTATTACAGAAATATAATTTGTCTGATGTGATATTAACTTATGTAATCAAAATAGATAAAATTATAGACACAATCCCGTTCGATATAATAGAAAAAAAATTAAAATATATAAGCAATGAAAATATGATTATCAAGGAGAAGAAACGCAAAAATAAAAAATTATTATAAAATTTTTTTATATAAATTGATAATATATTTATGACATACGGAGATCGCCAGAATTCTACTGAAAATAAATCTACTAATGACGACTATGAGTATTTTCTTACCAGCGAACTACCCCTAGACCACGCTCGCAAGATGTTAGAGATGAAGGGTATGTCTCAAAAGGAAATTGACGTTGTAATTGACAAACTCAAGGACACTCGTGACCATCTCCGCAAGGTTGTTCGTAAATTTATCAACAAAATCCAACTGAGTTATTCTCATTTGGATCTACCCGAATTACTCAAGAAGGGAATGAAGCACGCTGAAAAATACGGTTTCAAGGATTTAGAAAAAACCTTGTTTCGTAAGATGCTTCTCAAGGGTGATACCGGAAACAAATACACTTTTGATGAAGAACTCAATGAATCTACTATGTCTCGCTTTTTAGGTTTCAACAACTTTGCAGGACAGATGATTAAGATTGAACCCAAAGACCAATCTCGTCTCAATGAACTTCATGTGCTCTTCGACCAAAGCAAGCATTTACACTCTGATGTGAAAACCCAAACACTCTTATATCAAGACTGTGCGATTGAAGCAACCAGCGGAAAATATGAGCGAGCTAAACATATTTTCAGCAATCATATTCATCCCATCATTGTTGCTATGTTTTTGAACAATATTGAATACTTTAATCGCCGTATGTTGTTTGCCAACATTGCTCGTATTGTTTTATCTCGTAGTCAAGCATACCTGAAGAACTTTAATTTTCACAGTCACGCCAATATTGCTCCTGGCGAATTAGATGCTGAAATGGAACTTGCTTTTGATATTGCTCACGACCCTAACGCACTCTCACATCTTAAAGATGAGAACCCACTTGATAACATTATCAAGCGCTATAGATGCCAAATTGAATTATTTCAAACCGTTATGAAACTTCGTGCTGGTAACTATTACTCTTCCTCATATGATGCTAATGATGGTGTAATGGGACTTAAACGCCTTCTAGACGCATATGAATGGAACTATTTTGACTCACCTGATTATTTTGCAGTTCAAGATGAGGGCACACTTCTTCGCAAACTTCTTGCTATCTTCTCTCTCCGCCCTACTTTTACTCGTCTTGATGACCTCAATAGCACCATTATGAATACCACTATGGGATTTTCCAATCTTAGCACTCTTGCCAAGACTGTCTTTGTGACCATTCCTATTGTAAATGTAAGAATGCCTATTACTCAACAAGGCGTTCTCCCACCCCCTCCTCTCAATCTTCGTAATGCTCTTCGCCAAACTTATACTATCATTGAACACAAATTTCCAGTGCTCAAACAAAAGGAAGTCATCTTCTCGCGAAATGTTGTCTTCTTTTATGCTAACCGACGCACACCAGTTGCTACTCTCAACACTGTGTCTCAATACCAGACCCGCCTCCGCTATATGCCAATGACCTTCACCACTCTAAACTCTATTAATACCACCCGTATCAACTATGCCGCAAACATTCCAATTGGCACTGACCTGTTCACACTCCGATCAATTGTTTGTGTCAATTACAACCCAGACCCTGCTCTTGCTCCTCTTATGGGATGCTCGGCAATTGTTGTATCCAAAACTGCTGTTGATAATAGAGGACAATATATTAATTGGTTCTACGATCCTCTTGGTGCGGCTGCTTTTGTTCCTCCTGGCAATAACCCTTCTAATCCATTTGAGAAGGTTGATGAATTTACTATTCCAGGAAGTGGCAGATGGTCTCTCCAACAAGAATTCGAAGAACGTGGTGTTATCTTTATGTATGAGAAATAAATATTTACAAATTTTATGTTAGTGATTAGAAAAATAATAAATAATTATTATTTTTTGATAAATAAATTTCTAATATAAATCAGCACGAACAGACCATACGAGAAAGATTAATTTATAATTGCGTATATCAATAACGCATATCCAATTATTAATGTGTCTCTTATTAATAATAATATTCGGTATGATATATTTCTTATCACTATTTTTTGCTTTAATACTTTCTGACACATAAATTTCATATTTTTTCTCTTGAGTCGGAGCAACACACCCTAGGTCTTCAGTACCTTCAGTATCTATAAATTTAAATAATTTTTTATTTCTTTCTTTGAGTAAATCTCGAATATATTTATCTTTATCATTTTTTTCAGTATTGTTATCAAAAATTATATCTGTTTTAGGCACATCATCGATAATATATGGAACTCTACTAAATTCATTTTCATCATTTTCATATAAATTCTCATCAAGACACCATACAAGAAAAATAAGTCTAGATTCACGACTATCAATATAACATTGCCAATTATTTTTTTGTCTCTCTTCCGGTTTTAAATCAATAATAAATGGTTGATTGAAATTGTATTTATTTATACTGTCTGATATATGTTTTTTATAAGAATTATCTGTGTCGGGTCTCGTGATTTGTTTACATTCAACCTTATCAGAAATAATATATTTATATAATTTCTGATTATATATTTTTACAATATCACGTATTAAACCTTGTTTATAATTTTTATGATATAAATTATTATTTGCATCCCTAGAATTTTTAGCACAATGTTTTAATTCTTCTTCATACTTATCTAAATCATCTATTATAATAGGAATTCTCCCATATTTATACAAGTCTGAACTACTCATATCAAATATTTCAATATCATCATCTGAAATATCCCATTTTTCAGGTTTTAGCATTGATTCATCAAGGCGCCGTGTGGGATATATCAAATCAGGATTTTCTGTATCGGCAAAAAATTTTTCATATGCTTCAACCGTTTTGATCGATGTTCTATATGGACCCGTTTTATGATGGTCATCAATTATTTTTTTCCAATAACCAGTCATTCTCCCGGACAAACCTTGAATTTGAACATTTGTATCTGGATTTTCTGAAAAATATTCGTGAACAGCACCAATTTTTATTTTCCAATGATTATATATTTCCGTAGCTCGCCTCATTAAATTTTTTAGTATTATAACAGTATGCTGTTTGATATCACGAAATATTTCATCAAACATAGGATTCTCAATTCTGTCAATTGAATTATGTTTTTTACACTCAATATTATATTTAGCACACATTTTTTCTACATTCTTTATATCAGTCTCACTTAACAATCTAATAAAATGAACCCTATAATCGTTTTTATAATTCTCTAAAATATCTTCTTTTATCCATTTTTCTGCTGCTTTTTCAGTTTTAATAGGATACCATTCTTGTATTATTCCTCTTGTTAAAAAATCACCGTGACTAATATATGTATCAGGTATGGTCATATTTATTACTTTATGTTGATTCCCCCATTTGTATAATTCTTTTAACTCATTCTTATTTGTTGCACTTACCATTACCAGACGAATATTGTGTGTTTTTAGGTAATCTATATCCTTAATACCACATTTAATTAACATTTTATCCATTTTTTGCCCCTCTTTTGTTCCAGTATCAATCTCATCTATTATGATAAGCGCATTATTAATATTTTTAAGTTTTTTAACTAAATTATCTAATTTTCCGTGATGATGTACATTCTCTACAAAACAAGTTGGCGCTTTTTTCTTAAACTCCGATTCCCAACTAATATTGCTCATTCCAGTTATTACAAATACATTGTTACGATGTATTACATAATTATCATCTGGATGGGTTGTCTCATTTTTGAGTATTTCAATCATTAAACCATCCATACCAACCTTTGTTCTTTTAACAATACTGATCACAACCCTTTTATTATTGTAAAATTCATCAGTAACTTTTTTTGCGTCTGCTATCTGATTAGGAAAAATATACTCACTTGATACACATTTATTTCCTTTCAAAAATTCTTCACGATTTTTTGCTTTTGCTGATTCATAATCACTTCTCACTGCTTGGCGTGATAATTCTTTTATTTCGCTCTTATTATCCATTTATTTTCATGTATTTATTATCATTAATATTTCAAATCTTAATAATTCAATTTTTATTTATAAAAATGTATAAATAAAATTATAATTTAGTTACATTCATTAATCCACAATTCAGCAATAATATTTTTCATCATATTTACACCACCTTCAAAATATTCCCTTTTGCTTTGTTTAAAAATTTCTTTAAATCTTATAATTATATTTTCCTCAAAATTACTAGCTTTTTCAACTTTAATTATCAAATGAATAACATAACCAGAAACATATTCTTTTAATCTGTCATTTGGATTATACTGTTCTGTTTTTCCAATTTTATATATATCTGTACCAATATTTTCTTTTGTTTGAATTAAATAAAAATATTGATTTATTCCTTTTGAAACCTCATATTTAGATTCTTCTTTTTTATTGAATTTACTTTTTATAATTCCAGGTGTTTTTTTTTCACTTGAATTTGTATCGTCAGATTTTGTATCAATCAATTTCGTATTACTTGTTTTTATGTTACTCAATCTATTATCAGATGTTTTATTTTCAGGTAATTTATTTTCAGGTAATTTATTTTCAGGTAATTTATTTTCAGGTAATTTATTTTCAGGTAATTTATTTTCAGGTAATTTATTATCAGATGTTTTATTTTCAGATAATTTATTATCGGGTAATTTATTATCAGATATTTTATTTTCAGATAATTTATTATCAGATGTTTTATTTTCAGATAATTTATTATCAGATGTTTTATTTTCAGATAATTTATTATCAGGTAATTTATTGTCAGGTAATTTATTGTTAGGTAATTTATTATCAGGTAATTTATTGTCAGGTAATTTATTATCAGGTAATTTATTATCAGGTAATTTATTATCAGGTAATTTATTATCTGATGTTTTATTCTTAGTATCTTCAGTTATTTCATTATCTCCACAATAACTAATCAGATCATCATCAATTATTTGCTTCTTGTCCTGAGGTTTTAATTTTGGATCATTTACTTTTTCTAAACCTGCTTTTTTTGCTTTATCAAATAAATCTTTATATTTTTTTTCAGTTCTTTTATTTGTAAAAGGCATTTGATTATGCCATATTATTGTTCTAATAAGTTTTATCAAATTATTATCTTGAGAAAATGTAATATATTTATTAAATGTAATGCCAAGTTCTTTACCAATTTTTTTTGATTTAAAATTGACACGATGTAATACGTGATTTTTATATCCATCTTGTGATTTACTTAAATTATCAATAATACCATAAAGACGCCCATCTTTATAAATTTCAGTTGATGCTTTTGGTAATTCCTCATTTTCTGTTTGAAGTGAAAATAATACAAATGTTGTATCAATTTCAATACACCACTTGTTTTGTGAATTTATGTGATAATGCGTTGTATATCCTTCTGATAGTAATTTATTTATATCATCACATTTTTCAAGTTTATCTTTTTTGATTTTTTCATCATATACACATTCATAATAAATTTTATTATCATTTGAACATATTAATTTTATCATATTACTTTTATTTTTTGTAATCTTCAAATAATATAATTTATATGATTTTGTAAAAGGACGACAGTTTCTATCATCAAAAAATGACATATATGGTTTGACAATTTGGGTAATTGTATCTTTACCAGCCACTTTACTTTCAATGTAAATATTAATATTATTACTTCTAATAATATTAGCATATGTCTTTGATATATGTTTGTAAATATCTTCATTTAAATTCTTATAATTTGTATCTTTATAGATTTTATCTTGAATTGATGTAAGAATTATTGATGAACCTTGATGATAACAATGATTATCTTTGTATTGCGTTTCATTTATCTCTTCAAAATCTTTATATTGATATGATTTATTAACATCACTTGTATTACACATATCCTCAAAATCAAATCTTAGTCGATAATATTTATTTTTCACTTTTGAATATACTTCTAAAAAATCTGCACAAGCAATTGCTCCAGATTTTAAACCCATACCATATTCCGAAATTTCATCATCATCATCCTGACCAGTTCTTAAATGTCCCATATTAAATGGATTTTTAATATCCTCTTCTAATATATTTTCAAACCCATATTCATATGAGTCCGCAATTTGTATTTTATGTAATTTTTCTTCATCACCCTGTTTACTTATTGTTGTTATTTTTATATTTTCACATTTTTTTATAACATTATCGATAAACTCTGATAATATTCTAAAAAGAGTATAGTTATTATTTCGCTGTTGCGCAACAATTGTTTTAAAATGTGGTGGTGCTATATTAGGCATTCTTTATGCTCATTATTATTCATATATTTAACTATTAAAAATTCAATTTTTATATAAATAAAATAATATCACATAAATCAAAATTCCATAATGTTTTCGTCCCTACTCATTTTTTTTATTTGACTCGCAACACTAATAAACTTATTAATAATTTCTGTTTGTTTTATTGATATCTCTATTTCACGATTATTTGTTGTTGTTATTTTTAATACATCCCAATAAAACCAACCTTTACTCTTGGGATCGAGAGAACTTATATTTTCAAGCATTATTTCAACACAAATTATCCCGTTTTTAATATGAATAATTTTTTTATTAGACAAAATAACACTATCGTCAATATATGGATAACCATAATTAATATGTAACCATACTGGATTTTCATTTGTATTATTACCAAACATTCCTTTATATTTTACCATAATTGTGTAAGGGTCAATCGTGTCTTGTGAGTTAGTAACATTTGGAATATATTTTTTAAGTTCTCTAATTAGTTCATATGATTTTACAGTTTTTTTATTTTCTTCAATTGCTTCAAGAATTGCAGAACTCAATCCTGCTCCAATTGCGGAAGAACTAGTTGTAATACCACCAAAAACAGCAAGTCCAGCAATCATACCACCACCGCCGGTAGCCACCGAACCACCTGCTAAAGATGCCAAACCAGAACCAATTAAACCAGCACCAACCCCGGTTCCAATACCAGGAATTATTTGACACATAATACCAGTAGCAATTGCACCACTGGCGATTGCACTTCCAATAATAATGGGTGTTTTGGTATTAGATAACATTCTTTTTATTAGTAATCAAATTATGTATAATATGTTTGTAATATCAATTTTTATAAATAATAAATCAAGGTTTGTGCGTAATTCTAATAAAATAATTAAAAAATCCAGCAAATTTACTTTGTTTAAATTTATCGTAATATTCATCTTGTCTAACATAATCATATGCTCCCTCAATTCCATTACTGTCTAATATTTTAGCAATAAAATGCTGACAATTGTTTGTTACTAAATCATAGTCAAAAAATTCCTCAGTTGAATCATATGTATCGATTGTATTACATAAAAGTGAATATAAGCAGAAATTAGGTTTATTATTTGTATTAATTATTCTAGTGTTCTCATAATAATCATTTCTTATCCCATTCTTAACTACTATTTCTTTGCCATCTTTTTCTATCAATAAATCACCATCGGTTGTTTCAACAATAATGTATGAATGATGTATTTCTTTTAATTCTTTTTTATATTCACCAAAAGTAACAAAATTAATAAAGTTTTCTAGATAGTTAGTATCATCAAATATTTTAGAATTTCCAATATGTATTTTATTAATTGGAGTAAATATATATCGTTTTTTGTGTGGCATATGCCAAATACTCTCATCTTTTACTTTATTAAATAGGTGTTTGTATAGTAGTTTTGATAATATTAACTCATATTTGGTATAGATGATAGTATATGCTGGATATTCCATTTCTTTTTTTTCTTTTCCATCTTCATATATTTTGCTATTCTGATAATTTTTTAATTTTATTTGTGCTAATGTTGAACTCATCTTTTGTTATTTATTATATTATGCCTCAAACAATATGTTATTTCAATTTTTATATTCAATAAAAAATGAAAACTATATCATATTGAAAATTATAACATAATATAATTAAATCTTCTTCAAATGGATAATCCTTACATAAACATACCATTGGTTCTACCTCCACTTATGCCAACCTGTACAGGGTGGTCTGCTTGTGGGCGACCAAGAGGATGTGGTCGAGTTTATGGTTGTCATTCTCAACTACCCCGACCACAACCGCAACCGCAAGCAATGACCAGAGACAAATAATTATTTTGTCTCTAATTTTTTATAACTATTTCACCATTTATTACATCAATAATAAAAAATTTTGATTGTTTTATTCCTCAGGTTTAAAAATATCGTATTTGGCGAGAAAGTCGCAATTATTATTTGCGAATATCACTTTTTTCCTGATTGCGTCTATCTCTGGCACTTGTTCTGGGAAAACAAACTTTACAAATTGAAGTGTCGCATTCAACTTGACAAAATCATCTTCATCAATCAATGAAATTGACCCTTCTGCGTTGAGTGATTCACATATCGGCACTAATTCATTGATTAATCTTATTGCTTCAGCGACTGTCTCAGAAAATGTATCTTCCAGTTCTGCCATTTTTATTTATAATTAATAATAAATCTAAACATATTGAATTTTCATTTTTTACACAAAAAATTGAAATTTAAAGATATAAAATATAAATAATATACTCATCAATAATATGTCTAAAATGATTGCGAAAAAAACAACTAGTTCTAATACTTCCAATAATATTACTATTACAACTGATGATGTTTTTAAAGTAGCAGATTTATTTTTCAAGAGTAATAATTATAAATATAGACATCTTTATAATAGTTATGAAAAATTTATTGATGATACCATACCAAGATTTTTAACTAACTCAGACCATGTATTTACTGAGATTGTGACAGATACTGCGTGTATTAGACATAAATTTGAATTTAAGAACATAAGAATTGAACCTCCTAAATTATCAAATGGGGTTGAACCAATGTTTCCAACAGAAGCGAGACATTTGTCATTGTCATATAATTTGATAGTTTATGCTGATGTATCACAAATAAAAGAAGTATTGACTTTTAATTTGCCAGAAGGTGAAAACTCAACAAAGACAATAATTGGAAAAACAGAAGTTAGCAAACCAGTTATGATTATTCCAGTTATGGTGAGGTCAAAATATTGTAATACGAATCAATTTCCAGAAGAAACAAAGAATGAATGTAGATATGATCCAGGTGGTTATTTCATTGTGAAAGGTTCTGAGAAAGTTGTTATTTGCCAGGATAGAATAGTTTATAATACCCCAATGGTTTCAACAAAAAAAGTGTCAAATATAGTTTATCATATTGTGGAAGTAAAAAGCAAACCAATAGACAGTTTTGGAATAGTTCAACAAATGTTAATAAAGATAAAGAAAGATAATATTATGATTATTAAGATGTCATTTTTACACGAAATCAATGTAATAGCAATATTCAAAGCATTGGGAATAATATCTGATAAAGAATTGATTAATATTTGTACGTATGATATTAATGATACACAATTAGTTGAACTTGTGCGAACATCTGTTGATAATTGCTATAATGAAGCAACAGGAGAAAAGATTGTGTCATACACACAAGCACTAGACTATTTAATTAGCAAAATTAAAGTTATCAAGAAATATAATGAATCAAATATAAAAATAAGAATGGAAGAAAAAAAGATGCACCTAAATTCATTACTACAAAAAAGTTTCTTACCACATATCAAGGGTTCATTAAAACAAAAAGCATATTTCTTGGGATATACAGTTAATAAACTTTTGAAAGTATTTATTGGGAGAAAAGATTTAGATAATCGAGATTCATATTGTATGAAAAGAGTTGATAATATCAATGAACTATTTGAAGAAATTATGAAAGCACAATACACAAATATTATGACAGAATGTGATAAGAAATTCACAATAAAATTAAATGATACAACAAACTCTGATGACTTATTTAACATAATTCACGAATTTAAACCATCAACATTTGACCAAGGATTTAAATCTAGTTTAATGTTAGGAAACTGGCCAAAGAAAAAGGGTGTCTCACAAATGCTACAAAGATATTCTCATCTTTTGACAATTTTACATTTTTCGAGAGTTGATTCACAAAGTGGTTCTCAATCTGCAAGTAAATTAACAAAACCACGGCAACAAGATATATCAGCAATACCATTTTTGTGTCCGGTATCAACACCAGAAGGAGCAAAAATTGGTTTGATTAAGCATTTATCAATGATTAGTTCCCTGACAATTGGAGATATTGGCAATACAGAGATAGTGAGAGAATATATTATAACTCATCCGGATGTTATAGTTCTATACAATGTAAATATATTTCAACTTAAAAAATACACAAAAATATTCTTAAACGGCGAATGGTTAGGAGTTATAGATAATCAAATAGGAGATAATAATAAGAGTAAAATGATAGAATTTTATGAAGTAGCAAGACAAAAAAAATTAAATTGTATCTTTAATAATGAAATGACAAGTATCACATTTGATAATAAAAATAATGAGGTACGATTTCACACAGACTCAGGAAGATTATATAGACCAGTATTTAAAGTAAAACAAAATGAAATTGTATTAGATAAAAAAATGGTGGATATTATTAGTCTTGATAATCTTGACAAAGATAAAATAACATCTTGGGAAGAATACCATATTCACAAGAATACACCAATCGAATTTATTGACGCCGAAGAACAACCATTTGTGATGATTGCTGAGACAAGAGACAAATTAGAACTTGAACGACAAAAAATGGTAAATTCATTGTCTTTTAAGATGAAAAATAATGTGATAACAAATAGATATAATGAGAATACATTTTGTCATTATGATTATGTTGAAATACATCCATCATTATTATTGAGTGATATTGCTACAAATATTCCATTTTGTAGTAAAAACCAAGCTCCGAGAAATATTTTTCAATACGCTCAGGGAAAACAAGGAATGAACATTTATATTACTACATATAGAACCAGAACTGATATTAGTTATATCTTGTATAATCCAGAAGTGCCAGTTGTGAATTCAAGAACATCAAAATATTCATATACTGATGTTTTGCCCCCAGGTTCAAATGCGGTTGTAGCAATTGCTTGCTACGGTGGATTTAATCAGGAGGATAGTTTAGTGTTTAATGCCACTTCATTAAAACGTGGTTTGTATATGTCAACATCACTGAAAAAATACGCTTCAACAATAACCAAAAATAATGAAACATCAAATGATGAAAAATTTATGAAACCACCACCAGATAAAACAATTGGTATCAAAGCAGGTGTTTATGATAAGATGAATGAGAATGGATATGTGCCGGAAGAAACTGTTCTAACAAATGGTGATATGATATTTGGCAAAGTTACACCAATTAACGACCCTAAAAATCCAGATAAAAAATTTAGGGATAGTTCAGAACCATACAAAGCTATTATAGATGGTGTTGTTGATAGAATATTTGTAGGAATAAAGAATGAAGAAGGATATGAAACAAGAAAAGCACTTATTCGTTCTGAGAGAATACCTCATATTGGTGATAAATTCTGCAGCCGCCACGGACAAAAAGGAACAATGGGTATTGGAATGGATGCTATTGATTTGCCATTTAATAAATATGGAGTTCGACCAGATATTATTATGAACCCAAATGCCGTACCATCAAGAATGACAATCGGACAATTATGGGAATGTATCTTTGGAAAAGTTGGAGCGCTTATCGGAACAAATGTAGATGGAACATCATTTGAAACATTTGATATGAATAGTATTAAAGACAAACTAGAAAAATTAGGATACAATAGAGAAGGACAAGAATATTTATATAATGGAATGACAGGAGAGAAAATACAACACGACATATTTATTGGACCAACATTTTATCAAAGATTAAAACATATGGTTCAGGACAAAATACATGCTCGTGCTGAGGGAGCATCATCTGTATTAACCAGACAAGCACCAGAAGGAAGATCCAGAGATGGCGGTTTAAGATTGGGCGAAATGGAACGTGATGCTATTATCGCACACGGAATGGCATTATTTCTTAAAGAAAGATTTTTTGATTGCGCAGATAAATTCAGAGTTCACGTATGTGGCGATTGCGGTCTATTCGCAGTGCGTGAAAAATCACGAATAAAAATATCTAAACCAACTGAAAGTGATACATACATTTGCCCTTCTTGTGAAAGCGATAGTTCTATCGTTCAATGTAATGTACCATATAGCACAAAATTATTGATGCAGGAATTGACAACTTGTGTTATTATTCCAAGAATTGTTGTTTGAAGAACAATAATTATTGGAAGAATTATTTTATGAATATAACAACTATAAAAATTGAATATTATAATTGTTTATAAGTATTTATAATAATATGCTAAAACAAAATGGACGCTACATTTACACTTGACAAAATTGGTCTTCCTTTTATTAACAAGACTGATAAAGATGACATAACAAATTATTTTACAGAACAACCCAACTTACTTGAAATAATCAGTAAATTTATACCAAATGAAGCAACTGGATTGACATATGCTGTTACTTGTTTAATACATGATGGCATTGAAAATCCAGAATTCCATCTACAAGTAACTATACCTTATGGAAAAGCATCTAACATAATTTTGCCAATAATTACAAAACCAGGAGAGAATCCAGACTTTTATGTTAATTGGGGCGACACTATACATCCAGAATATGGTTCAGCAATACACTCATACCCAATATGTGCTGTCACAAAAACATACAATATTAGATTTTTTGGTTTGAATATTATTGGATTTGGCAAACAAACGTCAATTATTGATGATTTTCAAAAATATCTCACATCAGTAAAATCATTTGGAAATTTGGGGCATACATTTACAAGTCTTTCTTATGCTTTTGCGTGGTGTGTAAATGATATAACCCTACCTGAATATTTGCCAGATAGTGTCACTGACTTGAGTTATATGTTTTATTGCTGCTATAATTTCAATCAGTCACTTAATCGATGGAACACATCTAAAATTACAAATATGGAAGGAATGTTTTATTGGTGTTTGAATTTCAATAAAAGTCTCAATAATTGGGATACATCAAATGTGTCTAATATGTCTATGATGTTTTATAGATGTATGTGTTTTAGACAATCACTAAGAAATTGGGATATCTCAAATGTTGCTAATTTTCGAAAAATATTTCTTGCTTGTATTAATTTTGATGATAGTTGCGCGAAAAATTATTGGATTATACCAACTTCTGCTATTATGGACTACACAAGTTTTTGCTATAAAGGATGAACAAAAAAATGAAAATAACAATATATTGATAAGTATTATTAAATAATAATAAACAAGTAAGATGCCAAAAACTCAATCTAGTCAATCTGGTCAATCTTCTCAAACTGGCCAATCTTCTCAAACTGGCCAATCCAGTAAGCAAGGAGGGCACACACGCATTAAGCATCCAAATCCTAATAATATGGGAAAAAATAATGGCAAACGCTAACTAATTTTTTATTTAGAAAAATATAAGCAAATAAAAATTAATATACTATATAAAAATGGAGTTTCTTGCTGGTTTTGTTCAAGGTATAACAAGAGTTACAATTTCATATCCATTTGACACTGTAAAAACATATATGCAACAAAATCTACATACTGACAAATATACTAATACTATACAAAGCATAAAATATTTATTAAAAACAGACCCAAAAGTTTTTTATAGAGGTTCAACTATGAGTTATTTAATAATACCATTTGATAGGTCAATACAATATTATTTAATGGAAAAAAATAAAGACAAATATAATCCTTTTTTATTTAGTATGTGTGTTGGAGCAATAAGTACGAGTTATAATTTGCCCCTATTATACATAACAACAAATGCTGTATTAACACAAAAAAATAATTATACAACAATCTATAATTTTGTAAAAAATATAAATATTAAAAAATTATATAGTGGTTTTAATGTTGAAATACCTAAAATGATATTGGCAACTGGAAGTTATATGGGAACATATATGTATTTAAGAGAAAATTATAACAAAGAAAACTCACTTGTTAAAGCTTCACTAATTGGAATGACATCAAGTTTCATTTGTTGGTCTATAATTTTTCCACTTGATACAATAAGAACATCAATACAAGTTGAAAATAAAACAATTATTGCCACAATTAAATATAAATATACTAATTATGGTTTAAGAAGTTTTTATAAAGGCATAACCCCCGTATTAATAAGAACAATACCATCATCATCACTAGGAATGTTTGCGTATGAATTAACAAGAAAATTAATTAACTAGATTATTTGTGAGAACATCACACATAATTTCACAAGTATTTTTTCTATCTTTAATTTTCTTAATCGGTATTCCCGCATAAATCGTCCATTTATCAGTAGATTTATTTGCTAATGATGAAGCACCAATAACAGAACCAGTATCAATTAATACATTTGGAAAAATAACAGAATTACAACCAATCATACAATGTTCTTGAATAGTAATAAATCCTCTATTAACATTAGTAAGATTTTTAGGCACAGTTGGATTTGACATATAATTGCCAGAATAATCATCA